ATCGGCGTCACCAGTCTGACATGGCCAAGAAGATGGTCAGTGCTTTTCGTTCGATCAATCGTTACGCCGCGTGGCCTGGAGCATGGTGATCAAAGAAGTCCAAGAATTCTGCCAACGATACGATGCTGTAGTGGGTCCCTCCGGTCGCATGCATCGTAGATCGCGACTGGTCACGCTATCAGACTGGGAAAAAGATTTCAATAAGATCCGAGACCTGCCGCACCAAGATGTGCCTTGCGTGGAGATACACATGCCCGAAGATCGTTTCCGGGCCTTGATGGAACATGACCACTGGCTGGAACGCGAATTCCGTCAAGGTGATCAATACATTGATAGTAATGCGGTGCGCATAGTGCGTGAGTACGAGCGTGAGTGCCGCATCAGGAACGAACATCCTGGCGTACAATCGGCCTGGGAACAGTATCAGATCATGTTGAGGATGGTGGACACAGGACTATGACCAAAGTATTTTACGAAAAGGTAGGCAGGCGATATCGCCCAGTGTTGGAATATAACGCCGAAGTCATGGATGCGTTCCCACAGGGCGATCACTTGGTATCAGTGCGTCGAGGCCGGACCAGCCGGAGATATAATATCAATCCCACACTGGCACCCATGATCGCCGCCGGTCTCTATGCTGAAGATGCCATGGTGCAGGCCATGAGCCAGGCCGCGGAACTCAGACCCACCCGGCAGCCCATCACAGTCGAGCAACAGCAGGCCTGGCAGGCCCTGGCCCGGGCGTTTGGTGAAGAACTTACCTACTTGCAAGGTTCGTCAGCACATGATATCGTGACGGCTGGGGTGGAGGCCATGCAGGCCGAGGCCCAAAGGTTGATGGGGAATCCCTCGGTTCGCCAAGCCTATGAACAGTTCCTGCTGGTGTGTGAACTCTCTAGGAAGCAGGATGTTTGAACCCCGGGGCAGATTCGTCGTGGTGCGCAATGAATATCATCCCCCCGCGGTGATCCTAGGCGACTGGCAGTTCTGGGCCGACCATGAGGCCGAACTGGATCGTTGGTGTGAGGGCATGGGTGCCCGGCGCACAGGAATGACCGTGGAGATGCCCGAAAATGTAGTGCCATTATTTGTGCTGAGGTGGTCGTGACACAAGTGAGATTGCCAGGTTGGTCCGATCCAGTGCACCGGGCCGCTGACTGGTTGCGTGAGCATCACAACATACCCGATTATCAAAGCCTTGAAAAAGAATTTGCTGAATATTTTAATTGTCGTATAATAAGAAATGACGAATGGAATCATATCGATAATCGAGCAGTATTCGTGGAGTTTGACGAAACCGAGGCAGCCGTGTTTTTGTTGAGGTGGTCATGAAAGACATAAATTGCTGGTGCTGGGAGTGCCGGAAAGATATACCTGTATCAGAGTCCGAGGATTTCTCTAAGAGGTTTGGGGGATTTTTTATCACCGAAGGTATGAGCCGTATGTTCCTCTGCCCCCAGTGCGGAAACAAGAGATGCCCCCGGGCAACCAGTCATAGAGAACCTTGCTCGGGGTCAAACGAACCTCATCAACAAGGCAGCCGATATGGTGTGTATCCCAACCCCAATCGCAGGCTGTTTGATTTTACGGAAGGAAAGGATCCCAATGATGGATGATCCAGTGTGGGAGATCGATCCTGAAGATCGCATGATGATCTTGGTATGGGCCAGCGAAGAAGATTATCGGGCGAAAACCCAACCCTCAATGAGGATCTACCTGGGCGAGGCCATGGAAAGCGCCGGAAGGATTCCAGTGATGGAACATATTGAGGAGATTGAACGGAGCCCTTGGATCTATCGCTGGCATGCTGAGCTCAGTTATGACGCCCTGCGACAACCGGAGAGTTTATATGAATAACAAGGATCCTTTATGGCAAGTGGTCAAAGTCTTGGCCACTGACTACTCGGACTATGGTGGCACGGTGGTGCGATGGGCAGATCCCAATCAATCTTATCCCGACTGTAGCACTGGATGCCGCTGGTGGCGTCCGTTGTACGACGAACATCTGCGTGGTGCCGATAGCGACTGGGGTGTGTGCGCCAATCCCGACTCCTTGAGATCTGGCTTGCTGACATTTGAACACCAGGCCGGAGCAGATTGTTTTGAGTGCGAACCCGAAAGTTGCGGTGACTGGGAGTATCATTGCTGATGGATCCTGGTGATGATCTTGAAAATCGGTTTCCATGGGAATGTCGGACTGCTTATCCTTATGAACAAGTGGTTCCGTGGTGCCAAGAGCAGTTCGGTGCATTTGATGGACGATGGTACAGATATGGCGCAGACATAGCCTATGGTATCGTAGCCGGTGCTGAATTCTACGATTACTATCGCTTCCGTGATGAACAGGCGGCTGTGCTTTTCCAATTGAAGTGGTCATAAAGAGAGGACATACAATGATCGATTATTACTACGAGTTTGATCAAGAAAAAAGCAGTGGTGGTTACGGATTCTTCCGAGGATTCCATCCCGATCAAGCCAGTGAGTTCCAGAATTTGTTGCACTCCCATTGCTGGAGCCAGAGCCACAGGGTATGGTTGGAAAATGCCAATGGCGCGATCTTGGTAAAATCTGGATCACGAGAAGTGCATGAACGTGTTCCACCCTGGGAAGCTCCGGCCTTGGCCTGGATCAAACTACAGGCCCGCAACGTGGAACAATAAAAAACCGCCCGGAGGCGGTTTTTATTTGGGGATACAACTGGTTACTTGTTGCTCTGACGGAACTCTGGGTAAGCCATGAGTCCACATTCTTCCATGTCAGATCCTTCATGCTCTTCCTTGACGGAAACACGGATGCCGAAGATCGCCCGGATCACCCACCAAGTGATCAGGCTGGTCACAAATACCCAGGCAAAGATTATCACTGTACCATACAGCTGGATACCGATACTGGCTTCGGCATTGGTGATGGCCACGGCCAACAGACCCCAGATACCTGCAGTGCCATGCACCGAGATAGCACCAACTGGATCGTCAATACGGAACTTACGATCCAAGATCAACACAGATGCATAGCAGATCAATCCACCCACGGCACCTATCAGGGTACTGATCAAAGCCGATCCTGCGAGAGGTTCAGCAGTGATGGAAACCAGGCCAGCCAAGGCACCGTTGAGTGCCATGGTGAGATCTGATTTGCCTGTGAACAGTCGGCTGGCGATCAAGGCCGCCAGTAATCCACCCACAGCAGCCATGTTGGTATTGACAAAGATCTGGGCCACGGCATTGGCATCTTCAAATGTGCTGAGTTTCAGCTGTGAGCCACCATTGAATCCAAACCAACCAAACCACAACAGCCATGTGCCCAGGGCCACCAGTGTGAGATTGGATGCTGGCAAGGCCTGAGGACGACCATTGACATATTTGCCTTTTCTTGCGCCCAACAGCAGCACGCCTGCTAGAGCAGCAGCAGCACCGGCCATGTGTACCACTCCAGAACCAGCAAAGTCCAGGAATCCAACCGCATCCAAGGCACCTTTGCCCCACTTCCAGAATCCTTCCACGGGATAGATAAATCCTGTCATGACCACGGCAAACAACAGGAAACTCCAGAGTTTCATGCGTTCAGCCACGGCTCCCGACACGATGCTCATGGCCGTGGCCACGAACACTACCTGGAAGAAAAAGTCGCTCATCTTGGAATAGTAATTGTCCGCAGAGGCCGCAGCGTGTTCGCCCGTGACAAAGAAATCAAATCCCGGGATCCAGCTGCCCGCGGTACCACCATACATGATGTTGTAACCGCAGATCATGAACATCAAACAGGCCACGGAATACAAGGCGATGTTTTTGGTCAGGATCTCTGTAACATTTTTGGTACGCACCATTCCTGCTTCCAGCATGGTGAATCCTGCTCCCATGAGCATGACCATGGCACCCATGATCAAGAAATAAAACGTATCTATGCTGTATGCGAGTTCCATCAGATGGCCTCCTGATCTGTTTCACCGGTGCGTATACGGATCACACGTTCTACTCCAGTGACCCAGATCTTGCCGTCACCGATCTTGCCGGTATGAGCACCCTTTTCAATGGCTTCGATCACATGATCTACCTGTTCTTCGGAACAGGCGATCTCCAATTTGATCTTGGGGAGGAAGTCTACGATGTATTCAGCACCCCTGTACAACTCGGTGTGCCCTTTTTGCCGTCCAAAGCCCTTGACTTCAGTGACAGTGACCCCAGAGATTCCTATCTCCGTGAGATTCTCCCGCACTTCGTCGAGCTTGAACGGCTTGATAACAGCCGTTACAAGTTTCATGATTTACCTTTCTGCCGGTACTCCTGACCAGCGTTAAATGCCCAGATACTCCTGATCCGAGCATCTGTATATATGCTGATGCACAAGAAGTGTGCAAAAAAGAAAACCGCCCGGGGGCGGTTTTTATTTGGAAAAATCGTTGATCAGTGTTGGATCTGTTTCCACACACGCTCGCGGATCTGGGCGGTCAGTGCAGCAGGCAAGGGCACATAATCCAGCTCACGAGCAAGACCTTGACCGTTACGGAATGCCCAGTCAAAGAACTTCAGCACTTCTTGGCTCTGTGCTTTGTCCCGGGGGTTCTTGTACATGATGATGAAACTGGCCGATGAGATGGGCCAGGCAGCAGGGTTGCGCTGGTCCACGATCGAAAGTCCCATGCCTGGCACTGAGAACCAGTCAGCACCATCAGCAGCAGCGGCAAAGGTAGTGTCATCAGGTGAAACGAAACGTCCACTGCGATTCTGCAACTGCAGGAAGGTCATGTTGTTCTTTTTCACGTAGGCATATTCAACATAACCGATCGCACCCTTTACACGAGCCACGTTGGCAGCAACGCCTTCGTTGCCTTTGCCACCAACTGATGAAGCAGCAGGCCATTTCACGGCAGCACCACGACCCACTTGATCCAGCCATGGCTTGCTGACTGTGGCCAGATAGTCAGTGAAGTTGAAGGTAGTGCCCGATCCATCAGCGCGATGAACCACGGTGATGTTGAGATCTGGCAAACGCTTTCCGGGATTCAGTGCTGCCAATTTGGGATCGTTCCATTTGACGATGGTTCCCATGTAGACTTCGGCCAGCACAGCACCAGTGATACGGAGTTCACCGGGCTGGAAACCGTCGAGGTTGACCACGGGCACTGTGCCTCCGATGATGGCAGGAAACTGCACCTGACCGTTACGGTCAAGGTCTTCACCTTTTACCGGAGCGTCTGTGGCACCAAATGCCACGGTACCTGCGTTGATCTGGCGGATGCCACCAGATGATCCGATACTTTGATAGTTGAGACCCACACCAGTGGCCTTTTTATAGGCTTCGGCCCATTTGGCATAGATCGGATAAGGGAATGTAGCACCAGCACCGGTGATATCTGCAGCCAGAACTGGAAGTGTGATCGCTGCGAGCAGCGCGGCAAAAAACTTTTTGATCATGTGATGTCCTTTTTGAAATGTTGTGTTGCAATGATATTTAGGCCTTGTAACATGACTGTTGTGTTACAATCACATGAAATTTTTGTTACAGTCCAAAATGCTTGAAAACCATTGACCAGTAAATACTAGTCTGCTATAATGTTGTTTATGCACCGGTAGCTTAAATAGTGAAGCGCAGAACTCATAATTCTGGGAGTGTGGGTGCAAGTCCTACCCGGTGCACCACTTATCTAAAAATCGATCATGACTGATAAAAAAATGAAAATCGAGTTTGCTCCCGGGGCGTTTGATTCCTGGGATGGTACCCAGGAAGAACTGGATGAGTTCGTGGCCGAGATCCAACGGATGGCCGACACCGGTGAACTCCTGGAAGCCAGCGTTGACATCACTGATGACGAATCCTGGGATCAGCTGTCCCCGGAAGAGCAAGACATCATAGCCGGGTCTCTGTCAGCGAAACACAGCCGGCATTGACCGGCCGTACATGGCGTATCAAAAGTCCCGACTCTGGATATCTGGCCATGTTTGATAAAATGATACAAGATCACCAGGACAGATTCCAAGATCCCGAGAGTCGGGAAAACAATCTAGAGTATGATCTCCTGACCACTGACTGGATCTTGGCCAAAACACGGGATCGAGACGACTATGCCCAGAACCTTTATGCGGCATTGTGCAACAATGACTTCCAGCGCAACGATGTCATGCCCATCCTGAAATCAGAGACCTGGGGGTGCTCATGGCGTTCGGCCGGGGGCATCATCGCAGACATGCGTGGCCAGGGCGACTATATGGATTGGTACTGCTCGGGCATACGCGGAAATCCCGACGACGACCCTGCCAATACCATCACGGAAAAATATGTAGGAGAAGGCACAGTCACGGAAGAGATACGCCAAGACTTGCTGATCCTGGGATGGCTCGTGATCTAGGATACAAAAGTTTCCAAAACATCTAGGATCTAGAAAAATACATGTTAAAATACAGAATGAAAATAATTTTATCAGCGATTTTCTTGCTATCGATCATGTCCGCTGCTCATGCGCAGACATCCTTGCACATCTACGGTAAGAGCTGGCACAGCGGCAGTGAACGCTACCGAGAAACCAACACCGGCCTAGGCATTGAACATCGGATCAATCCCAAGTGGAGCCTGGCCCTGGGCACTTTCCAAAACAGCCTGGACCGCCAGAGCGTGATTGGTTTTGGCAAGTATCACTGGCGGCAATATGGCCACTGGCAGATCAATGTCAACCTAGGCTTGGTCACTGGCTATGACTCCATGGCCGTGGCTCCGGCGATGCTGCCCGAGGTATGCTGGCGGTGGATATGTACCATGTCCGTGCCGGCCGTGGGATCGGAAACTTCGGCTGCCGCGGCCTTTTATCTGAGGATACCTTTATGAAATGGTTTGATCAGTGGTTTAGAAAAAAGTGTATACAGGCTTGGGAACACAAAAATGAACTCGACGCGAGCATGAAGCTGTCGACCCGCGGCATTAGTTTAATGGAAGAAGACTCTGCGCCCTGGCAGGATGGTATCCGCATCAACATCAAAAAGGTCATCGGCGGATTTGTAGTAAGTTTCCGCACCTATGACCGGGTCCGGGACCGCTCAGATGAGCGGCACTACATCATCACCGATGATCAGGATTTCAACACCGAACTGGGCAAGACCATCACCATGGAAAGCATGCGCCAGTCGTGAACCAGGTACAAGATACCATCGAAGTCACGGACTACAATCCCGCACGTGCTGTTCGTGTGAAAAAGATGATCTGGAGCGATTCAGATCGGTCGTTCGTCACGCACTATTTTACCCGTGTGTGTTGTAGAACCATCAGTGAATGCGCAGATACAGTGCTGTGGCTGGAAGAGGAGTTTGGTGCCCCGCGGTATCAAGGCTCTTGGTGGCAGGATCCCGCTGACCCCAGGCGTATCTGGTTAGCAGATCAACTGGCCACTTATTGGCAACTACGTTGGGGCGATCGATAATCTAAAAATTTGACAGGACCGGCAAGATCCTGTATAAATACTGATGTGATGCCCGACTGGGATCACAAATCTAACTTTCTTGCTTAACTTAAAAGGAGAACGTATCAATGAAACTCAAACCCTTGCATGACCGTGTAGTAGTCCAGGTGTTGGACGCAGAAACCCGTACCGCTTCAGGTATTGTAATCCCCGATGCCGCACAAGAAAAGCCCACTCGTGGACGTGTGCTGGCCGTGGGCGGAGGACGTGCCTTGGAAAATGGCACTGTGATCGCTTTACAAGTCAATGTGGGCGACGAAGTGCTGTTTGGCAAATACGCCGGGCAGGTAGTAAAAGTGGACGGTGAAGAACTCACTGTGCTCAAAGAAGAAGACATCTTCGCAGTAGTCGAAGCCTAACCAACCCTCAAGGAGAAAACTAACATGGCAGCAAAATCTGTTAAATTCGGCACGGACAGCCGCGAAAAACTAGTCCAAGGCGTAAACACACTGGCCAACGCTGTAAAGGTCACACTGGGTCCCAAGGGACGCAACGTGGTGATCCAGAAATCCTTTGGTGCACCACACGTCACAAAAGACGGTGTCACAGTGGCCAAAGAAGTGGAATTAAAAGATCCCATTGAAAACATGGGCGCACAGATGGTGCGAGAAGTGGCATCTAAAACCGCAGACAAAGCCGGTGACGGTACCACCACTGCCACTGTGCTGGCACAGGCCATCGTGCGCGAAGGTGTCAAGTACGTGGCCGCGGGCATGGATCCCATGGACATCAAGCGTGGCATCGAGCGTGCTACCACTGAGATCGTCTTGGAACTTGGCAAGGCCAGCAAGCCTTGTAGCACCAACAAAGAAATCGCACAAGTAGCCGCTCTCTCGGCCAACTCAGATCACTCAATCGGTGACATCATCGCTGAGGCCATGGACAAGGTAGGAGCCCGGGGTGTGATCACTGTGGAAGATGGCAAAGGCCTGGAAAACGAACTGGAAGTTGTGGAGGGCATGCAGTTTGATCGCGGATACCTATCGCCCTACTTTATCAACAATCCCGAAAAGCAGATCGCTGAACTGGACGATGCTTATATCTTGTTGCATGACAAGAAAATTTCCGCGATCCGTGATCTCATCCCGGTGCTGGAGCAAGTGGCCAAGGCCGGTCGTCCTCTCTTGATCATCGCTGAAGATGTGGAAGGCGAAGCCCTGGCCACCTTGGTGGTGAACAACATGCGTGGCATACTTAAAACCGTGGCAGTGAAAGCACCAGGGTTTGGTGATCGCCGCAAGGCCATGTTAGAAGATATCGCTGTGCTCACGGGCGGCCAAGTCATTGCCGAAGAGCTGGGACTCACCCTGGAAAAGGTCACCCTGGCCGAACTGGGCCGCGCCAAGCGTGTGGAAGTCAACAAAGACGACACCATCGTGGTAGATGGTGCTGGTGAAAAATCTGCCATTGACGCACGTGTGAAATCTATCCAGGCGCAGGTAGAATCTGCTACTTCAGACTATGATCGTGAGAAGCTGCAGGAGCGTGTGGCCAAACTCGCGGGCGGTGTTGCGGTGATCCGCGTGGGTGCTGCCACTGAGATCGAAATGAAAGAAAAGAAAGACCGTATCGACGATGCCTTGCATGCCACACGTGCCGCGGTAGAAGAAGGTGTGGTAGTGGGTGGTGGCGTGGCTCTGTTGCGTGCCGCACGTGCTGCTAAAATCTCAGTGCCTGCGAACAATCCCGACTTCCAGGCCGGAGTGGACATCGTGTTGCGAGCTGCTGAAGAACCACTCCGCGCCATCGCATACAATGCTGGCGCCGAACCTTCAGTGGTAGTTAACAAGGTCTTGGAAGGCACAGGCAACTTTGGTTATAATGCTGCCACTGACACCTATGGTGACTTGGTAGAGCAAGGTGTTATTGACCCCACCAAGGTCACTCGCACTGCGCTCACAAATGCCGCTTCGGTATCTGGGTTGTTGCTCACAACAGAGTGCTCGATCAACGAGATCCCCGAAGACAAGCCTGCCGCAGGTGGAATGCCTCCGGGTGGAATGGGCATGATGTAAATCGGATAGCATCCGAATTCTAGAAAGGCACTGCGGTGCCTTTCTTTTTGTCTTGACAATCAACGAGTTATCTGTTAGAATTATAGTTCAACTTTTACCTGGGAATCATCATGTTAGAACTTTTTAAAAAATACGGTGCCGTGGACGGCGAAGCCACTCGTAGTGAATACTGGGGAGTGATCCTCGTGACCTGGGGTATTTCTCTGCTGTCTTGGCTGGTGTTGCTGATCTTTTCAATCATGGGCACCGTCGGTGCTGCCATTGGAATGTTACTGGTGTTTGCTGTTTTTCTTGGAAATGCCTGGTTGATTATAACCACCGCGGTACGTCGTTGCAGGAACGCAGGAATCAACGGGTGGTTTGTGCTGACTTTCCTGGTTCCTTATGTGAATTTCATTTCCATGATCGTTTTTGGTTGCTTGCGTTCCAAAAACGCCGGTTGACCAATAAATTCCGATCCTGCTATAATAGAGTTATCATAGTGATCAAGGAGCGACAATGAACGATTTACGTGGATTTTTACGCTGGCAATTCGCCGGCACTACCCGAAGCCTGAGTTTCTGGGGCCTGACGGTGATCGTGGGGGGTGTCATCGCTGCCGTGGGTGGCTGTCCCACTCCATGGCCTTTTTATATCACTGTCACGGGTACTACCTTGATCGTGATTGATGCTGCCAGGTCTTGGTATCGATTCAGCATGAGCATCTATCGCATGGAACAAGATCGTATCATGCGCGAACTCAAAAAGGACTGATCATGGCCACCAAAAAGCAAAAATCGGATCTCATGGCAGCACTGAAATTCACACCACGTGACATTTCTATCATGCTCAGCGGCTATGGCGGAGAGATCGCTATCGGTACTATTTCGGAAGCGGCCTATGATTTCTGGCAGGACCGTGAGGATCTAGATGAATTTGCCTATGACTGGGACGCAGAAATGGATGTGCCCGCAGACGCTCGAATACTTCGTAACCAGGGTCATGGCATGAGTGTGATGACATATGCCATNNCACGTGGTGTAGAACTAGGGAGTCACCTTGTCGGATCACTGTAACAGAACGGCGTTGAAAATCGAGAACTCTGGGAGTGCGATCTCGAACCCGATACTTTGATCAAACAGGGTGTGACCTTGTCGTGCTTTGAAGAAACCGATTTTGGTGATGCCAAATACGGATTCCTCGGGCAGAGCATAGAGAAAGGTGTGTTCTTTGATGGCAACATACGCATCACCCGACCATTTGACCCCAGCCTGCTGACCATCACTTATTCCGACTGCGATGGTTGGCGTATCGTGACCGGTGTTGAATACGACGGTGAAGAAGTGGAAGGCACCGACGGTTACAGCACCACGGGCAAAGGATCAGAATTCCGTGTGTTTGAAGTCTCTCGCGACGATGACGAAGAGCCGGAAAACGACTGCTCATCCGAGCTGGATATCCCTGTGCTGGAAGGTGAAGAGATCTGGGCCAGCGAAGTGATCGACACAGCCGCGGAAGTGGAACGGTGGGAAGGACACGATCTCACACCTTGGTGGTCAGGCACAGAAAAACCTGTTCGCGAAGGTCGCTATCAGGTGACACTGGGTACCTGGCCTTTTCCCAGCTGGGCCGAATACAGCCGTAAACAGGGCTGGCGAGATGGCGACGAAAAATTAGACAACGTAGTATCCTGGCGGGGACTGTTTCGACCCACTGAATGATGGATGATCAAAAACGAGCCCAACGCCGACTGATCATTGGGCTGATAGCACTGATGGTGTTTTTATATATCGCCCAGGATTTCATAGGCTGCGCTAACATGATGTCGGGGTCATCGGATTGGTGTGAACCCATGGTATCAAAACTCGGACTGTAACAGCCAAAAAGAACGTGGCATCTAGTCAATGCCTAGTCTGACCCGGACGATGAAGTGCGGTGACACGCACGGGTGGTACGGTTCCAACCCCAAACCGCGCTGGCAATGCGACAACGGACCTTGTCGGGAGCGGAGGCTTTCACTGCCCAAGATTGTCCTGCTGAGGGACTGAGAAGCCGATGGGCCAATCAGGCGGTAAACCAACCAGGATGCAGTGGAGCGACAAACACCGCCGGAGGTCGCAGAGCAAGGAAGGGTGCCACTGGCACCTTTTCTACTTTTTGTTATTGATTTTTTTAATAATCGTCATAGAAATAATTATTGCAAAAATCTATTAAAATAGTTGATTTCATAGATATATACTGTTACAATAATAACTCAGCAGTACCACTAACCCAAAGGAGAATCACATGAAAGTAGTTGGAACCAAAACAGAACAGCATCTCAAGGATGCTTTTGCAGGTGAATCAAAAGCAAACCGCCGTTATCTCTATTTCGCAAACATGGCTGACATCGCTGGTGCACAGGACGTTGCATCTGTGTTCCGTCACACAGCCGAAGGTGAAACAGGTCACGCACATGGTCACATGGAGTATCTGATCGCAGGTGGATCTGGTGATCCCGAAACTGGCTTGCCCGCAGGTAACGTAGCACAGGCTCTGGAAAGTGCTATCCACGGCGAAACTCATGAGTATACCGATATGTACCCCGGAATGGCTCGTGATGCTCGTGAAGAGGGATTTGACGAGATCGCTGACTGGTTTGACACCTTGGCCAAGGCCGAGCGTAGTCATGCTGGTAAATTCCAGCGCACTCTTGACGCTTACAAAGCCGAGCAGTAATAGAACACAAGGGGGCAATCGTTGCCCCCTTGCATCAAAGGATAATATAATGCTCACACACAAAGATCTACACTCATTAGAAGATTACAGCGTCATGCGCGACAGCTTCAAACAGGCTGCAGTGTCACATCGCCGGCAACGACAGGTAGAGATTGGTGATCACATGACTTTGCATTTCGAAGATCGATTCACGGTCAAGTATCAGATACAAGAGATGCTGTTGATCGAAAAAACCTTTAGTCGCGAAGGTATCCAAGACGAGCTGGACGCTTATACACCATTGATACCCACGGGTACCAACCTCAAAGCCACTCTGACCATCGAATACAGCGATCCCGTGGTTCGTGCAGAAAAACTACGAGCTTTGCACCAAGTGGAAGATCGTGTGTATGTCAATGTAGAAGGTCATGCACCTGTGTACGCCATCGCCAACGAAGACATGCCCCGCAGCAATGATGAAAAAACCGCTGCAGTGCATTTCTTGCGGTTTGAGTTGACTCCAGAAATGATCCTGGATTTACAACGCACGGATGTCGCATTTACCGTGGGCGTGGATCACCCTGCTTACAATGGAAAAACCCGGATAGATGCTGACACCAAACTGATGTTGATGCGAGATTTTGATGAAAATCTTGCCCTGGCATGATTGGTTAGATCAACACATACCTTATTATGAAGCCTATAGGTTCCGTGGGCAGTATGCCATGGATCCTCCCTGCGAAGTTCTATGCATGGGAGTACGGGATCGCCAGGCAGTGCCGCGGGGCAAGATATCCCCGGATCCTTGGTCGGAGATGGATCAGATCGTGGCCGGTTCTCCCGGTCGTGTGGAAAGCCTGTTCCTGGAACGAGACACCCGTGGAGAATGGTATTGGGCATTCTGGAATCCAGGATCAGCCTTGCTTGTGGTATTGAAATTGCAATAACCTTACTTTTTCTAGGGTTATTTGCCAAATGATTTGACTTGATATAAATAAACCCATACAATAGATACTATGATGACTCAACAACATTCACTCATATCGATGCACAAGACCCTAGGTTGCCAGCCCACATGGCTAGGATCCCTATCAGTCTATTTCCGTGCGATCGAGAATAGTGATACGGGAGGGTCCGAGTAGATCGAGTTGTAATCAGAATCATATCTACAAGGACCCTGGGATCGAAAGACTCAGGGTTTTTTGTTTTATAGTGCAAGCGGAAACGAGGTCCCATCAGCACTTGAAAAAATAAACGGGCGGCTTAGAGGATGAAAGCGGTGGCGGCAACACCCGAGTAAAATTCTAGTAAGGGCATCGACCTTTACAGAAAAGGATTTAGTTCCTTTTCTTATATGAACCACGCTTATGATTAAACTTGATTTTTCTTCCTATGGACCAACCTTGTTCATAGTATGAAGGATATTCTTCAAGGTCAATCATTGCAGTCTTGCCAATCAAAAAGTTAGTAATCCAAACTCTATTTCTATTTTTAGAAACATGAGTGAATCGGCGAGATTTCCACGATTCTTTCTGAGATTTCGACATAGCCGAACTCCATCTGGATTTATAGTTTGGATCGGTTTTTATTCTTTCCGAGTGTTTTAATCCAGCGAGTTGGGCAGCGAAAGAATTCTGACCAGGCTTGTGACCTTGTCCGGGCAATGTGTTTATATAAGAAAAGGAACCGTTTCCGCCCTCAACTATATTGTAGGTATTTGGAGATTTGACAAAATCTTCATTTACTAACTCTTTTTCCCTGGCAAACATATCTTGCTCGTTATCAAAAAATTCTAAAATCTCTTTGGAAAAGTTTTCTTTACCATATTTTTTAATAGCACGAGATAAATTTAGCCCAGATCCAAAATATCCATCATCGAGATTCTGAGTCTGATGGATACCTATGTAAATTTTTTGATTGACATTGTTGGTTATTTTGTAGATGTAATAGAACATGAAGTATTTATACATGTACAGCATACATGAATGATCCTGTCATATGGTTAGTGCATACTAACTTTCTGTTTTGGGAGCGGTTGACCAGAAATATCCATTATCATATAATAATGGAATAGTAAGTAAAACGCTCTTTAACAACACGAGATAGTATGCGGCCCAGATCCTGGGCACCATATTCAAGCACATGCCCTAGTTGGCAAGAGGACGCTCGAGAGGATATACTAGTCGTAAGCGTGTGCTTCAATATGGTTCATACACCCTGCACCGGTGATGGCACGGGCGGCCCAGTGGGACGCCTCCTTGTTCGATTCCGGGCGGTGCCGGTGTGTGACACCATATTGAATGGCATTACGGTGTTCCTGGACTCCGTGGCCGTGCAACCAGAACTTTGCACATCTGGCCTTTGTAGTGCTATTCAATATGGTCAGTAGCAGGTGAGTTGATCGAAACAGGACGACTAGTCATCGTCGATGTCGTGATAGGACACTGCGAAGCCAGTACTCAAGCCGTGACTGGCCAGAGTTATTGGCACCATATCCAAACGCATTGAGATTCGGAATGATCAACCGCGGCAATGCAGACAGCAGGAGATGAGCGGCCTGCCAGTGCGTTTGGATATGGTATAGGACATCGTGTAGACTTCACTGATGAGGGCGGGCTTTATAAACCTGTGATAGTCAGTGCTAGGGAAATTGCGCTACCTGAAGAGAAGCCGTTTACATGCTGGGTTCGAGTCCCAGACCATAACAGAGTTCCAGTGCTGATGCTGTACATCAGCCCACACCATTGTGGTAACAAATGGGGATCGGCGACGGGGCCATATCCGTGGCAAGTCGGGCAGGTACTGAAGTCTGCCTAACGGTTGAGATCGATGACCCAGACGGGGGCTGGTATGCCTTGATACAGCTCAGTGGCCCGTCACCATATAAAAACACATCGTAGGGTCGCTCCTGAACGGATTACCATGGCTATGTTCCGGCGGTGTGTTCCTATATGGTAGACCATAAGCATGACAATCTGCAGTAGATGCCGAGAAATCCAGCGTAGGCATACGCATGAGAAAGATCCTGGAGGCCGGGAACGGTAAGCCCAGGATCAAGTATTGGCTAGAACTACGGACCTCAAACCTGGGCGCCCCAGTATCACAGGTGAAATAGTTCCGGATAAAGGAGGCGGAACGGTGGGTTGTCATCCTTATGGTTTATATGGAGTGGATGCTCTAATGGTAGGGCAGCAGGCTGTAACCCTGTGGCTTCGGCAAGTAGGTTCGATTCCTACCCACTTCACCAAACATGGCTCGTTCGTATAATGGTCATTACGTTGGATTGTCTATCCAATCATGGGAGTTCGATTCTCCCACGAGTCGCCAAGATTTTTATGATATCACATCAAGAGAGTAAGTATACACATGGTCCATCAAGAAAACTTCAAATTCCTCACCCAGGACGAATCCGTAGTGGATCTCCCGGTGTACAAAACCATTTCCAGTGTGCTCACGCAGATGATACGCTCGGGCGTGGTTGGCATGGGTGCGGGCTACTGCATCAGCATGAGTGACATGCTGCGCACCGCACTCCAGCATCGCGGCATCAAGAGTCGGCTGGTGGAATGCCAGCTCACAGTGACTTACCGATCTGTGGATCCTCCTGATATCCGATTCATCGGATTTGACGACATCGTCAACCCCGGCGAGATCGACACACACGTGGTGGTGATCACGGAAACAGACCCACCTTTCTTGATTGATGCCAGCATTCCGCATCGACTGCCCCAGGACTCCTATGCCATAGTCGAACCCGTGGCAGTGGGTAATCACTGTCGTGAGATCCTGGACGAGACCTATACCGATCATAAGATCACTGTGAGCTATCGACAAAAGGCCCGGCCACATGTGTCCATACATCACCAGGAATCTATCATAGAGAGGATCGAGACAGATCGTAAGATCTTCAAGAATCTTGGTTGGCTCAAGATACTGATCATAGTGGCCTTGACCATCAGCACACTCAACGCCCTGCGTGGTGCCTATGACTTTTACCAGGTGTATGTGGCGGAGAACTACTGGGAGCCCAGGACCCTAAAACAGATCGATGAGAGACTGGATACTCTGGAAGATCTCCTGAGCATACCCATGGACCAGCGCCGGCAATTCCTGGACAAAAAGTAGGTTTCAAACACCAATGTTGAATGTGTTTTGCAACATTGATCGTGCGAATGATTGGTCGCCCATGTGGTTTGATCTCAATGGCGATGAATATCGTGTATGGAACAACAACAGCCAAGATCGGCCTGCACAATTCGACATAGAGATTCCAAGTCCATCACCGGATCCCAGTATATCAGTCGCCAGTGGATTGTGTATGGACTTGTTGATCTGGGACAATTATGAAAACCAGATGTGGAGCTTGTTGAACGAACGACCCCAGACCGAAATCATCGTCAGCAACATAGTGGACGATACCCTGGAGTCAGATCGAGTCATATACAACGACTTTTTGTTCAATCGTACCAAGGCATATTATCAGAACTATCCATTCCCGTCGGGACGTCGTTGGTACTATGTGGATAGTCGTGCATATGAACCTATCTCGATCAGTGATGCCAAGAGCAAGACACATGTGTATGTGGCACCAAACAAGTCATATCACACCAGTGACTGGAGAAACATAAGATATCGACCCAGGCTAGTAGACCACTTGGTGGAACATCACAGAGAGTTGGGATACATCGGGGACTATCATAGACACCCAGATCTGGTGTTGTACCCGCACTATCTAGCACCCGACTGTGCCAACATCGGTGAGCTGAAGATTGGTCAGGCCATAACACAAAATATCCGCGGCGCCTTGAAAGGTAATTTATGGGGATATTCGCCACCCCATAACTTGTATTATCAAGACACTTTTGTCAGTGTCTACAGCGAGACCATCGAACATGGTACTACCTGGGCCGTGACAGAAAAAACACTAGATCCCATGATCAAAGGCCATTTCGTGTTGCCGTTTTCAAATTTTGGTTTTGTGGGTTTCTTGCGGCGCCAGGGGTGGCTGTTACCGGAGTTTATTGATTACTCGTATGATCTGGAACCCAACAATGATCGACGATTTGAACTGTATCTCCGTGAAGTGGATAGATTATTGTGCCAGAGTCTCGACGTCTGGCAACAACTATGGCAGGACAATATTGGATTGTTGAAATACAACCAGCAGAGATTTGCGGATCGTGATTATGACCGCGTGGATCTCACTGGATTTTTATGATTTTTGCTCCCATAGCTTAATGGTAAAGCTCCGATCTTATACATCGGCGATGCCTCTAGATGAGGGGATGATCTCAGTTCGAATCTGAGTGGGAGTACCAGACATCTCGGAGTAGTTCCAATTGGCAGAACAGCAGACTCCAAACCTGCGTGTTGGCGGTTCGAATCCGTCCTCCGAGGCCATAGATATTATAAGTATGTTTCATGCTGGATTAGCTCAGTTGGCAGAGCAGTGGTTTTGTAAACCAAAGGTCGGGAGTTCGAGCCTCTCATCCAGCACCAAAGTTTCTGTCGCGGGATATTGAAAAGGTATCATGCAGGTCTCATAAGCCTTCGTTCCTGGTTCGATTCCAGGTCCCGCAACCAGTTTTATTGACCGAAACGCACAACGGTGTGCGGCCGGACTGTTAATCCGTGTGAGTCAGGTTCGATCCCTGATCGGTCAGCCAGTTTTATTTCAATGCTCGGTTCGTCTATCGGTTAGGACTCGGGATTTTCATTCCCGCAAGAGGGGTTCGACTCCCCTACCGAGTACCATCTATGCATCGGTACCAGAGTGGCCCAATGGCGAGGTCTGCAAAACCTTCGTTCGTGAGTTCGAATCTCACCCGATGCTCCACTTTAACAGCGATGCTGAGCCAAGACGCAGACAATGCACTACCTCGGTCGGGCCTCTCGCGATTTTTCCNGGNNNGTTAGCTGAGACGGATTAGCATGGTCTTGATAAGGCCAAGAGAGTGGATCGTTACCACTACCGACTACCAGGCATATCATTTGGGGGTATAGCTTAGGGACAAAGCAGTGGACTTTTAATCCATTGACCCGGGTTTGATTCCCGGTGCCCCCACCAATCATTCAGTAGCATCCAGACCATTTCCTGAGAACAATGCCGACCAGGTCTTGTAAACCAGCCTCTTGTTCTCGATCTTATACCACTGTGGTGAAGTGAATATCACGCCCGGCTACGAACCGGGGGTCCTGGGTTTGATTCCTGGCAGTGGTACCAATGGTGTCTTTAGTGTAGTGGTAGCAAAGCTGACTGTGAATCAGCAGGCGAGGGTTCGATTCCCCAAGACACCCCAATGAATTATCTATTTTATATAAATAAAAGTAGATAGTTAAAGGTTCGATTATGAAATCATGTCCTAAATGTAATTCTGATCACAGTAAACCGGGAATTTTTTGTTCAAGAGTCTGTGCTAATTCAAGAAACTTTTCTGCGTCTTCAAGACTAAAAAAGTCAGAGTCTAATAAAAATTTTTATAAGACCGAAGATGGAAAAAAGAAAAAACAGAGTTTAGCAGAAAAGGCTAGTCGACAAGTTCAAACCGAACAATCTAAACAAAAAAGATCAGATACGATGAAGCAATTTTATAGTTCTGAAAAAGGCATGAAACTCAGACAAAAATTATCAAAGTTAAATTCAGAAAGAATGATTTCTGAAGAGACAAGAAAAAAAATGTCTGTGACTGCTAAAAAAAGAAACTTCGGGGGGCATACATCAAAAAGAAGAATCTTTTTTGAAAAGAAAAATGGTGATGTTATATATCTCCAATCTTCTTTTGAAATCAGATTCGCCCAAATTTTAGAAGAACTGAACATATCATGGGAAAGACCAGATCCTTTAGTTTGGATAGATTCCAATGGCATCGACCACAAATATTATCCAGATTTTAAAATTGGTGATATTTACATCGACACAAAAAATGATTATCTCGCTATAGCAGATTTGTCTAAAATTGAAGCAGTTAGAAATCAAAATAAAATTGATTTGAGAATTGTAACTGAATCATTGATCAACAAAGATTACATCGGGTCCTTAGTTTAAAAGTAGAACACCCTCCTTACAAGTGGGATACGGCGGAGCGTTACCGTCAGGACCTACCAAACAAGCCGACTAAGCTAATCTAGTGAAAGCGACGGTCTGAAGAACCGTAGAGCCTGGAGCGTAACCAGGAGTCGGCACCAAACATGCCCCGGTGACGGAATTGGTATACGTGCTTGCCTTAGAAGCAAGATCCTGAGAGTTCGAGTCTCTCCTGGGGCACCATATGCGGTAGTGACGGAATTGGTATACGTACGGGACTTAAAATCCTGGTCCTGTGGGTTCGAGTCCCACCTTCCGCACCACTATTACTATACCCCCGTGGGCAAATTGGCAAAGCCGTCTCTCTCAAAAGGAGAAACACTGAGAGTTCGAATCTCTCCGGGGGTACCACTTTATCAAGAGGAGATGATCATGACAGAAGCAGAATACTGGCAGTGGATCAGAGAGAATGTACAGTAAAGATCACGGTAGTGTAGCATAGTGGTCCAATGCAGCCGCTTCATACGCGGAAGATCGGTGGCTCGAATCCACCCACTACCATTATTAGGCTCTCATAGTATAAAAGCATTACACCGCATTGGTAATGCGGAAACAGAGGAGCATTACCTCTTGAGAGCACCATGGCATGGAAGAGCAAGCCAACAGGTGATGGCAGCTGTCTTGAAAACAGTCGAGCGTTGATAACGCCTTGAGGGTTCGACTCCGTCCTCTTCCGCCAAAAACTACACAGCAGGACCGGGTTCGATAGAACGGCTCCGGGTCCCGGCGCCAATGACACAGGCGATCTTATCGTCAAACTGTAGCAAGGTCCAAGACCTGGTATCCGGATTGACGAATAAGCTGTAGCGATCACCAGTGGTGTTTTCTAGCCCCATCCATACCGGCATTTCTTGATACCGAGAGCCGGACAACTCTTTGATCACACGGTCTCGATCAGCACACAGCACCGGTTTGTTGAAGGTGCGTGATTCCTGGGCCATCACAGTTGACGCGATCATGCATGCTAGGATTGTTATGATGTTTTTCATGGTAGCTTTCTAAAACAATATTTAACCAATCAACAAGATTCCGGAGAGTTGGCTGAGTGGCCGAAGGCAGCGGTTTGCTAAATCGTCGGGTGTGGTAACATGCTCCGTGGGTTCGAATCCCACACTCTCCACCATGACATCGTAAATTTAACCACGCTGTCTAAAACTTCAGCTTCAAACCTATGCTGATATTGCTGGCCACTGTCACACCCGACATCGTGGTGAATATCTGGAGATAGATAGTGCGATCCTTTCCTTGGAAATAATCAGTGAGAAAATAGTGACCGATCAGCACAGATACAAAATGTAGATCCACGCGATCTTGATGTGGCTGCCGGCCCATCATGACATTGCGCTCGTGGTAACCTTCTTCGTATCGGCGTGAAAGATTACGTGTGGTGGCCCAGTCAGCTATTATAACAGCATTGGATGCCACGTACCATTGACGTTGTTCTGTGGTCCAGGATTCCCAGGCCTGCACAGGCCAAGATATCAGGATCAAAAGAGTTGATAGTAGGATTTTCACAAAAATACTTATAGTAGTAAACAATATAACAGGCATCAGTGACAGAAGTCAACAGAATACGAGTTTGATTTCCACCCGGCCTGGCCAGAGATAAATTACAGCAGAGAGGAACATTCATGCCCCGGATAGACATCGCGGAAGTTGCGGAATTCATCGCCGGACAAGGCCCAAACACACGCATCTATCTGGGTGCGGATTCCGAAAGATACAAAGAAAATCGAGTATGGTGGGCAGAATACACCACCGTGGTAGTGGTGCACCGGGATGGTCGCCACGGCTGCAAGATTTTTGGAGAGATCGACAGAGAGCGTGATTACGACCAACGGGCAGATAGACCCAGCTTGAGACTCATGAACGAAGTATATCGAGTGAGTGAGCTGTTCCAGAGATTGTCCCCAGTACTTGCGGATCGAGAAGTGGAAGTTCATTTGGACATCAACCCCGATGAAATGCATGGAAGCTCCTGTGTGGTCAATCAGGCCGTGGGATATGTTCGTGGAACATGCAACGTGATACCCATGATCAAACCACATGCATTCGCGGCCAGTTATTGTGCTGACCGATTGAGAGATGTGTTAAGTATGAACCAAGCTGCTTGAATTTGTCAGGGGTGTGGTGTAATGGCAACACTACGGATTTTGATTCCGTCATTCTAGGTTCGAGTCCTAGCACCCCTTCCAGGTATCCAGGCCTTGACCTCTTGTTGAGATCACTTGATAATATCAAGACTACGTCAAGGTTGTCCGTGCGGGTGTAACTCAGTGGTAGAGTGTCAGCCTTCCAAGCTGTTCGTCGCAGGTTCGATCCCTGTCACCCGCTCCAGTATTTTTAACCGACCGTAGCTCAGTGAATAGAGCAACCGGCTTCTACCCGGTTTGTCGGGGGTTTGAATCCCTCCGGTCGGGCCAAGTATGATTTGGGGGTATAGCTCAGTTGATAGAGCATCTGGTTTGCAACCAGAGGGTCGGGGGTTTGAATCCCTCTACCTCCACCAAGATTCTCGGAGTCGCCTAGTCTGGTCATGGCACCTGCTTTGGGAGCAGGAATAACGTGAGTTCGAATCCCACCTTCGAGACCAATTGCTATTCAGCGTTCAACTACTACAATACCGAGAGAATATTCAGGACCTGGTGCCAGCGGTCCCAATTTTCCTTGGTCATAGTCGTGCCGTATTTCGTCGCTTGTCTTGCCGAGATCGTATCCAGTGACCGGACCAAGATCTATGTTTTTATAGTATTGCTGGTTGATGTATATCGCGATGATCATTTGGCTAGATTTCCTTGTTTGGATATTTATCGTGCGCACATCAAAAAATGTTTTGGGCATCTATCAATTGACTACGATATTTTTCCATGCTATAATATATTTTTAACACACAAAGGATACATGCTATGAGCGATAGACTCACCAGTGAAATGGCTGCTGCGGCTGTGGGAGGTAGATACGATTTGGTATTGATCGCTAGCCGTAGAGTTCGAGAACTAAGGAATGGATATGCTCCTTTTGTGCCCGCACAAGAAAATGAAATGTCCACAGCACTGATGGAAGTGGAAAAGGGTCATGTTGGCCGTGATTATCTTCTAAAAGCGCCCGACCTAACAATGGAAAAGAAAAGGAAACCAAGATGAAACCAGGACCAAACTACAAAATGAGTCGTGCTGCCAAGACAGTCTTGGCCATGGCATGGAATCGCCCCAATCGTGGCGCTATCCGTAGGGCAGTGATCCAAGGTGAACTGTACGGCAAGGCCATCATCAAGTCACGCAAGGACAATTAACATCGACGGTGCCCAGCACCGTTGATCCATGGGCAAGCTGGTGTGCGAAAGACCGCCTAGCCAGCGATATCCCAACTGTGAGGGAAGAGCACCACCCCAGGCCGCTGTATCTGATATCAAGACGTACTCCTTGGCCGGAGTTGGACATGCTTTGGGGGATCTGGTCGCCGTCTGGAAAACGGCCCAGGCTGAGAAATTCAGTGACGCGGATCTTAATCACATCACAGTCGGCTTGCCCATGGATCCACAGCAATGCTGACATACAGGCGGACGGAAGCGTCCGGGCCTCTTGCTGCCATGCTAACTACAGAACATGGAGTATCAGCGATACGAGGATTACGAACCCGAGTCTCTCGCTGCCATGTGCCAACAGGAGAACATGATGTCATTCCAAGATCAGATCAAAGCCGCACTGGCCAAAAAGCAAGCCGCACAACATCCAGACACCAAGACCGATGCTGGCACAAAGACCCGGCCCGGGAAACCTCCAGTAGTGGCCAATAAACCCCAGAAAAAAGTCACGGGCCGCGGCCGTTGACCAGATAACGATCCCATGCTATAATACAGCATGGATGATAATTTCGAAATTGACCCAGCGGCGCTCACCGAAGTCACGGACCATCAAGAGTGGGGTGCGTATGATCATATACCTGCAGCGGAACTCACTGCTGAACAGTTCGTCAAGATCCTGCGAGGTCTAGACCGATGTTCCAGTACTTCTAGCCGGGATCACCCTGAGTTCGCGGCCTTGCGCGATCGGTTGGAGGCCCTGGGCTTTATCAAATGCCAACGCCAGTGGTGGAACGGAGATCGTGTGTTGCGACCATTCCAGCTCAATGGTATAGAGTTCCGACCTAATGAACAGTTTCCTTGTGGTGCGGCCATGAGGTTGCATCTAGAATTCAAACGCAAATATCAAGATGACCCAGCCTAGACTTTATGTACTGATAGGAGTGCCAGGATCCGGCAAGACCACCTGGATACACAAGCAAAAGTGGATAGAAGATTGTGCTTATGTCAGCACCGATGTCTATGTGGATAAGTTCGCTCGACGCTTGAACAAGACCTACAGAGAAGTTTTCGATCTGGTGATGCCGCGCTGCGTGAGATTGATGATGCGGGCAGTGAGACTGGCCCAGGAACAAGAACGTGATGTGATCTGGGATCAGACCAGCACCACTGCGGCAAGCCGAGAGCGGAAATTCCGGGCCTTGCCGGGATACTATGCCATCGCTGTGGTATTCCCCACACCTGGAAAACTAGAGCTGGCCCGGAGATTGAAAAAAAGAAAAGCAAAAGAGATTCCTGAGTCAGTGATAAAAAACATGATCCAGAGTCTCGAACAAGAACCTCCACATGAGTCCGAAGGATTCCAGGAGATATGGCATGCGAGATAACACACTCAAGAAAGGAGCACACGATGCCTAGTGTATTTTTAGTATCAGACACACATTTCGGTCACACAGGTGTGTGCAGATTTACCCGGGATGATGGGTCAAAACTCCGTCCCTGGGACGATCCTGCAGAGATGGATGAGCACATGGTTGAAGCCTGGAACGATCGTGTGCGTCCCACGGACAAGGTATATCACCTAGGTGACGTGGTCATCAACCGCAAGTCACTAAGCATCATGCGCAGGCTCAACGGTGACAAGGTCCTGATCCGCGGTAACCATGACATCTTCAAGGATGAGGACTACAGGCAGTATTTCCGTGAACTTCGAGCCTACCACGTGATGAATGGCATGATCCTGAGTCATATACCCATACACGAAGAATCCCTGGGAAGATTCGGGGTCAACATCCATGGTCACACTCATTATCGTAGAGTGATGAAAGATGGTGAGATCGACATCAGGTATCACTGTGTCTGCGTGGAGCAGACTGATTTTGCTCCTATCCTGTTTGAAGATGTGATCGAAAGGATCCAGGCAGAAGGCGGTACGGTAGGCTTCCGTAATGGCAACGGGCCTATAGTAGACTGATAAGTATCAAAAGTTACTGCGCAGGAGTATGCACCCGGTGGCTCTGATTTATCTACCGGCAATGCCGTTGGGGTGAGAGGCTCCAGGAGACACGAGCTCCGTACATGTCCTGGCAGTCTCGTGGAAATATTGTTGTATGAAGCAAACCGAAAAGTGCTGTGGACGGGGGTTCGATTCCCCCCGGCTCCACCAAGAGGAGATTGAAATGGAAAAGTATACGCAACGTGAATGGGATAGATTAGTGGGCATTGGATCAGTGCCACTGGAGTATTCCTTTGCTGAATCTCCTCCTGATGGGGCCGATCTGGTTTCGACAGGGCAACTATTAAGTGAGCAGACAACACGAGAGTCGACTGACGTAATCAGCGAAAAACCATAAACGCCAACGACGACGTTTATTCTCTAGCCGCTTGATCGGCTGAGCGGGGCAGGAAAGGCCTTGTAATTCAACCCACCAGAGTCTGCTTTTACAAGCAGACTCTTTTATACAAGGATCACAATGCACACCACTGATTTTATAAAAATCCTCGATTATCAAAAAGAAACCAATATAGAATCAACAATTATCAAACACTTTGACAGTAAAATACTGTTTATCATTGATAATATAGAGTTTGAAACCGCTGAATCTCTCAAAGACTTTTCGAAAAATTTAGGCAAGGTCGTTGACTTTGGTGATCTTTCTGGAAATTTCTTTGCAACGCAAGTTGTTAAAAAAAATGCAGTAGATAAAAAATCCTACGGAGGATGGTATTATCTAGGCACCGAAGGATTTGGAGACTGGCATTATGACGGCGTTGCCAGCCAAGACACTTATAGCCATACCTGTGTGTACAGTCATCAACTCCCGGGACCAAATCGAGGAGATACCATATTTTCATTTACCAACATTGCACTGCGGGATCTTTCCAGCACATATAAAAAACTGCTCGATGATTTAAGAATCACACATGTGCAAAGACCAATCAAAAACTGGCCCCAAGAATGGTTTGAAAAAATGAGTCAACACCATGATCTCGCCCATGTTTTCAAGAAAACAACCAGGCCGATCATCAGCAGCTGGCATGGATTGAAAGGTATCTATGTTAGTCCCAGTCGTGCCTGGAATATCGAAGGTATGTACGAGGAGGAAAGTCAAGGTATAATTGATTTTTTATCAAAGCACATTGTTCGTGATGAGTACTGCTATCGGCATGCTTGGAAGCCAAATCAGTTAGTGATTTGGAATAATTGGTTAAGTCTGCATTATCCAGTAAATGATTATGATTGCAATGAAAGAGAGCTCTGGCGTGTGTGCATCGATTGTCAATAGATCCTACAATAAGTTTGGGCATTACTATGTAGGAGATAAAATATTTTTCAACAAAATACAAGCATTGGAATATGCATCAAAACATCAACAACAACCAGGATGGTATTTTAATGATTTAGAATTTGAAAAATTCAATTGGAAAATTGAGCCGTCTGAAACACTTGAAGATCTCTATAAAAAGAGAGCTGAACAAATACGTGAACAGTATGATCACGTGGTGCTTTTTTACAGTGGTGGAGTAGACAGTCACAACATACTGATGACTTTTGTAAAGAACAACATCAAACTCGATGCTGTGGTGATTTACGGCACCTTTGAGTTTGATAAAGAGAAAACCCATAGATTCAACCTTGAACTTTATAATTTGGCCATACCCCTGGCTCAAAAATATCAGCATCTATATGACTTACATCTATTAGATATCAGCGAGCTTTACAAGACTTGTTATGAGCCGGATTGGATCTATCGTGGAGGTGTACAACTAGCACCTTTTGAATACATATTAGGTTACATCTACGATCAACCTTACCTCAGTCGTTGGTTTGAAAAAGGGTCAACCGCGATAGTGAGAGGTATAGACAAGCCTCGAGTTATTTTCCATGACAGTAAATTTTGGGCTGGATTTTTGGATTGTTCTCTTATGCAAACACCGAGTGTGATAACCGATCGTGGAAGATGGGTGATTGACTCCACTGAATTTTTTTACTGGAGTCCAGATGCTCCATGGTTGGTGGCCAAGCAAGCACATGTTATCAAAAATTATTTTACAAATGTTGCTCCAGATTTAAAAAATCTACTTACTCACACCAACAAACATCATCACGACACAGTTGAAAGATACATCAATCCCTTGATATATGATACCGGAACAATACCCGGAGAAAAATCAAATTACTACACGCTGGGTAAAGGAAGCAGTCATGGACCAGTGTTCCATCACAAGGACGACTGGTTTCATTCTTCTACTATAGAACTGCCCAGCCAAAAGTACTGGCATAACGGAATCGTTGAGGTTGACAACATAATTGATTCGAAATTTAAAAATCAAGGCGATATAAAACAAGGGTTAGTGGGTTTTTGGGGCAAGTATTATGAGCTTGGATCGTAAATCTTGCCAAGATCATCCGGTTGACCAATAAATCCCCATTTGCTATAATGTAGGTACAGTAAAAAACATAGGAGCCCTACTATGAGCGCATTACAGGTGTACCTTGTGCATCAAAATCGACTGAGAAAGATCTTCAACCAACGCCCCTTGACCTTGGATTCCGCTGAAGATCGACAGGCCCTGGCAGGCGACATTGACAGCCAACTCAGCCCAGAAAATCTCACCTGCGACGGCGAGCTGCCACGATCGGCCGTGCAGAGCCGACAGCGCCAGCTCTTGGCAGTGGCCCAGGAACTACAGGCTCTGGATCCTGCTGTGCGATTCTACGAATTATCCTAAAAGGAAATCGCTATGACAACCGTGTATGTAACATTTACCGCATATCGTCCCAACAGCCGTGAGGTCATCACCGAAGGGCGAGTCCCAATCCAGGCCTCCAATGCTTATCAAGCCATCGAAACAGTCAAGGCCATGTATCCCGGTCTGGAAGTAGTGATCCGTGGCACTGGTTGACCAATAAATCGAAATTTCATATAATCGTAGAACACTAAACAACCAAGAGGAAATAGCCCTATGTCCCATGAAACCCGCACCGTGACCGCGACTGGTGCTCGCAAATCCATCCGTAAATGTTTTGCAAAAAAACGCCCGTTGTTTCTGTGGGGTCCACCTGGAATCGGCAAGTCTGAGGTAGTTGCAGATATCACAGCTGAAATGGGCGGGCTCATGATCGATCTGCGACTGGGCCAGATGGATCCCACAGATATCCGTGGTATTCCGTTTTATAACAAAGAAATAGGCAAGATGGATTGGGCACCACCCATCGACTTACCTGATGCGGAAACAGCCGCACAGTATCCCATCGTGGTCTTGTTCATGGATGAGATGAACTCTGCGGCGCCGGCTGTGCAGGCCGCGGCTTATCAGTTGGTGTTGAACCGACGCATCGGCAAGTATTTCTTGCCCGACAATGTAGTGATGATCGCCGCGGGCAACCGTGAATCAGACAAAGGCGTCACCTATCGCATGCCCACTCCCCTGGCCAATCGTTTCGTCCACGTGGAGATGCGCCCTGATTTTGGCGTATGGCAAGAGTGGGCTGTGCTCAACGGCATCCACAAAGACGTGGTTGGTTACTTGAGTTTCGCCAAGCAAGATCTCTATGATTTCGACGCTAAGTCGTCTAGCAGATCTTTTGCTACGCCTCGATCGTGGACCTTTGTTTCGGAATTACTAGAAGACGAGGACCTAGACGACGTCACTGCCACGGACTTGATCGCTGGCACAGTGGGCGAAGGCCTGGCAGTAAAGTTCCAGGCACATCGCAAGATCGCAGGCAAGTTACCGCGTTCCGAAGACGTGCTGTCGGGCAAGGAAAAAGACCTGGCAGTGAAAGAAGTCAGTGCCATGTATTCCTTGGTGATTTCCTTGTGCTACGAGCTCAAAGATGCACTGGAAGTCCGCAAAGTCAAAGACTCCGAGTTCCATGCCATGGCTGACAACTTCTTCGCTTACATGATGAAGAACTTTGAGACTGAGATTGTAGTGATGGGTGCTCGTATTGCTCTTACCACCTACAACCTACCGTTCCAGCCCACCAAGCTCAAGAACTTTGACGAGTTCCACCAGCGGTACGGCAAGTACATCTTGCAGGCCAACTCGTAATCAGCCAACAGGGCGGGGTTCACGCGATCAGCGGACATAGGGCTATGTCGGACTCCGCCCTTCCTACATCGGTGGTACGGATCGAGTTCCGACCTTACAGCCATCAAGAAGTGCAAGCTCTATTACGAGAAGTAGCGTTGGATTTTGGTCCACCGGGTGGTCAGAGGAGATGGCAATTTGTCACAGCCCAGACTCCGGATACCCAGACCAATCTCTGGATCGTTGACTTCCATTTCTGTGATCCCGGAGATGCCATGATATTCGGTCTTAAATACTCGAGATGAAATACGAAATTATCCGACTAGACGGTAGATTCACACATCGTGATCTATTTGGGTATGCGATCAAATTTTCGAATCGCATGTCTGTTGATCACGGTCCGTTAAAGTTCAACGACGTGCTGAAATGGTTTTCCGAAACCTATGGATGGAGTGCCGAAATCCGTGACTATGTCAAGATGCAACAGTGGACTGCTCAAAACACTCAATGGATGGGTGGTCTCCGCAAGTTGCAAGCATCGGGAATCTTGGAAGAAACTCCGGCTCATTGTAACCCGCATTGGTCCTGGACCAATGGCTACGATGATCTCCGCATCTACGTCAAGGGCACCGCAGAAATAACATTTTTCCAGCTGAAATTTCCGGTTGACCAAAAATAGCCCATTTGCTATAATATACAAAATAAAGGAGCGATCTATGACTACATCTACAACAGACACCCAGAACAAAGAAGATGCCAAACGCTTTGCCAATCTCATCGGCCCCACAGACCCTGGTGTGGATCGCGAAGTGCGGGAGATGTTGGTCACGGCCCGTGTGGGCATGTTACTCCGGGCCAGCTTCTTTGGTAATCTGGCCACCCGTCTCAAACTGGTAAATGCCGATGAGTGGTGCGGTACTGCTGCCACCGACGGCAGGAACTTCTACTACAACACCCGATTCATCAAGATGCTTCGTCCCAAGGAGATTGAGTTTTTGTTTGGACACGAAGTTCTCCATTGCGTTTATGATCACTTTGGTCGCCGTGGTACCCGTGACCCACAGTTATTCAACATCGCCAATGACTATGCTGTGAATGGTGACTTGAAAAAACACCGAGTAGGCGAGTTCATCACTTCGGTGCCTTGCTTGTACGACGCCAAGTTTGAAGGCAAGAGCTCCGAGGAGATCTACGACATCCTGTATGAGAACGCAGAAAAGATCAACATCAATGATCTGATCGATCGCTTGCTGGACGATCACATGGACGGTGACGGTGACAGCGAAGGCAACGGCGACGGTGACCGTGGCGACAAAAAAGGCAAAGGTCGTCCTCGTTTGAGCCAGGAAGAAAAAGACAAGATCCGTGACGAGATCAAAGAAGCCATGCTCAGTGCCGCACAGACCTGTGACGCAGGAAACTTGCCAGCAGGTGTGAAACGCTTGATCCAAAATCTCACCGAACCCAAGATGAACTGGCGTGAACTGCTCCGCATGCAACTCGAGAGCACTATCAAGAGTGACTATACCTGGCTCCGTAGTTCGCGCAAGGGCTGGCACGTGGATGCCGTGATGCCTGGCATGAAGACCACTGATGCTATCGATATCGCTGTGGCCATCGACACATCCGGTTCGATCTCCGACAAACAAGCCCGTGACTTCCTAAGTGAAATCCGCGGTATCATGGAAGCATTTGATTCCTACAAAATCCATGTGTTCACGTTTGATACCGAGTGCTATAACCCGCAGATCTATACATCCGACAATCTCGACAATATCGAGGAATATGATATCAAGGGTGGTGGCGGCACAGATTTTGAAGCTATCTTTAACTTCATGAAAGCCCAAGACATCGATCCCAAGAAGCTGGTGGTGTTTACCGATGGCTACCCATTTGGATCCTGGGGCGATGAGAACTACTGTGACACGGTATGGATCATCCATGGTAACAAAAATCCCGACCCACCTTTTGGAGTATGGGCCGAGTACGGAGACGAAGAGTGATCGCTTTTGCTTTTTATACTCTGCTGATATTCGTGCTGGGAGTGCTGTTTATGATATGGTTGCGCAAGTAATTTAACCAAAACCACCAAAAACCCGGTGCATTTATGTGCATCGGGTTTTTTCTTGACTTAAATATCAGTATGTCAGAAACAACACCAACCCCATTATCCATCACCGATCTAGCTGCTATCAAAAACATCATTGATGTAGCTGCTGGCCGTGGCGCTTTCAAGGCCGCAGAAATGCGTACCGTGGGCGAAGTCTACGACAAACTCACGAACTTTTTACAAGTCGTGATACAACAGGCCGAAGCCGAACAAGCTCTGGCCACTCAACAAGGAGAAACAAAATGATTAAACATATTGGCAAACAGAGCGATCGCAAGGTCGCCATCGTTTTCCGTGAAGTGCCGGGTGAGGAGCACATGTCTCTGGTTATCTATCCCGACGTGCTGCCTGTGAGCATGCATGATAGCATCATGAAGGTAATCGACTCGCCCGAAGGTCAGGCCGCAGAAAATCTCGGCGATGCACTATTCCGTAATCTGTTTCCGGACGGTCGTCCCATGCTGCAGACCCTGCATGTAGAAGGCATGATCAAAAAAGTCCAGGCCAAGACAGTCACAGTCACACCTACTGCTACAAGCCATGTGAATCTCGCAGAAATGAACGAGATCCTGCGCAAGATGAAACTGGGTCAAGAAGCCATACGTGAAATGGCAAGTCTTGATGCCAGTCGTGGCATGACCGGCAAGGTCCGGCAAAAGGATGACTTTGGTCGCGAAGTAGGTGCACCTGCTCCCCAAGCATACGTGGCAGGTAGTGATGCGGCTCGAGCCTTGGATGATGTCGCGATCGCCGGAGATTTAAAAACACAGGCTGCTCGCATGGCTGCCGAAGCCCGGAGCCTGTTGGCCGAAAGTGCCAGACTAGAGAAAGAAGCAGCAGCATTGAGCGGTGCCAAACCTGAAACCAAGGCCAAGACTGGCCGGCCCAAGAAGGTCAAAGCCGCAGATGCAGCTTGATAATGACTTCTTAAAAAGATGGGAACAGATCGTCAACGACGTTGACAAGGATCATTGTCCCATCTCCTGCGTGAAGAAAGTTATCTTCCGCACCAAAGATCGCCGTCAGCGCAGCATCAACATCCGCAATCTCCGACGACAAGGCATCGACGAAGACTCAATCGAGCGTGCCGTGGGAGAATTCATTGAGGAAAACGAAGACATTATCGCCAGCATGGAACTGGTGCTGGATGTCGAAGCCGTGGCTGAAATGGTGCAACCTGAAACTGATAAACTTTTAAAAGATATCTAATTATGTTTTTTTTTAAAGAGATATCTTGCCAAGATTATGAAAAAATAAACAATGAAATATATCTTTGGATCAGTTCACAACCTTTATTAATGAATAGTAAAAATTTTTGGAATCCAGTGTCTGTGATTGAGTTACTACAAAGTACACCATTATTTTTATCTTGGTTAAAAAATGTTAATTTAGAAATAAAAAATGTTGCTGTAACTATAGCCCGTGATACTCACGCCTGTGGTGCACATACCGACACTCCACCAGCTAGATATAAACTAAGTTGGCCTGTGTTGAATTGTCAGGGATCATTTAATCGATGGTTCAAGATAATAGATGATCCCATCGCCGAAGTAAATCATTTAGGGGGGACATCATACCATGATTACAATACCCTAGAAGAAATAGATCGTAGGGAAGTAATAGCTCCAGCTCTGATAGATGCTGGAATTCCACATGATGTATGGTTCTCAAAAAATGCTAGGTATCCTAGGATCGGCCTTCAATGTCAACTGTTAAAAGAACCTTCTGAATTATAAAGGATAAAAATGAATACCCGTCTTGTTTCCTACTCACAACCCACTGAAGAATTTAAAAACATAGGTATCGCAGATGCGCAGGAACTGGTTGCGTATTGCGCTCGAGTGTCAAATCCTGCCAACCAACTCAACACCGAAACATCAGAGAAGCTGATCCGATACCTTGTCAAGCATCAGCATTGGAGTCCACTTGAGATGGTATCTGCTTGTGTAGAGATTACCACTACCAGAGACATCGCCCGACAGATCCTGAGACATCGTAGTTTTTCATTCCAGGAATTTTCACAGCGTTATGCAGATCCCACACAAGAACTCAACTTTGTGCTGAGAGAAGCCAGGCTCCAGGATGAAAAAAATCGCCAGAACTCCGTGGAAGTCAACGATGATGTCCTACAGATCGAATGGGAGCGAGCACAGAAGCGTGTGCTGTTCGCGGTACGAGATGCCTATGAATGGGCCAGGAAGAATGGCATCGCCAAGGAACAGGCTCGTGCTGTGCTGCCCGAAGGACTTACAGAAAGCCGATTGTACATGAACGGAACACTGCGTTCATGGTGCCATTTCATTGAATTAAGATCTGGAAACGGTACGCAAAAAGAACATCGAGAGATTGCCCAAATCTGTGCGAAAGTCATCGCGGAAATATTTCCCATGGTATCGGAATTCGTTGCACCCAACAGCTAGTCCTGTTATAATATCAACATGATTGTTGAGTTTTATAATTTCACCATGGGAGACGTAGATGACGTTGATATCTACGTAGCCGAACCTATCTGGAAGTGGCAGCAGACCAAACAAGGACAGTGGGTCATGCAACACGCACGAGATCTAACGTACCACACGTCAAATGATTTTAACATAATGGGATATCGTGTCAGCATCCGTGGAGAGATCGAAGAAGGTCCGGAACTAACAGAATATCTACTGAAATATGGAAAATAAAAGAATACTGGTTACAGGTGGCCTAGGGTTAATTGGGCACAATGTGGTTCGCAGATTGTTGGATCAAGAGTGCAATGTTTCGGTCACAGATACACGAACCACATATGGAATAATTCCTCAAGATGAACTGGATTATTTAATAGCAGAACGTATGCAGAAGATTCCTGAGATGGGATCACAGTTCCATTGTGTAGACATCGCAGATCCGGTTGGGATAGATGAGTTGATGCGTGTGTATCGACCCAACGTCGTGATACACCTGGCCAGTTTCCCCCGACAGAAGGTAGTAAATGTCAACCCTCAGGCCGGAAGCCGTGTGATGAGCGAAGGCCTGCTGAATCTCTTAGAATGCAGTGTACATCATCAAGTCAGCAAATTTGTTTACATCAGTTCCAGCATGGTATACGGCGACTTCTCTGATGATGTCACAGAAGACGCACTATGTCGCCCACAAGGACAGTATGGCATCATGAAACTGGCCGGTGAATGGTTGGTTCGAGACTACACTCGTAAATCCGGAATGTCGCATGTGATAATCCGTCCCAGTGCGGTGTATGGCCCCTTGGACGTGGAAGATCGCGTGATATCTAAGTTCATGCTCACTGCCATGAAGGGTGGTGTGATACGAGTGAACGGAGCCACTGAAACCCTGGACTTTACCTATGTAGATGATGCAGCCGATGGTATCGTGGCCGCGGCCTTGCGTGATCAAGCCAACAACAAAACCTACAACATTACCAAAAGCCATAGCAAAACTCTGTTGGAAGCAGCCGAACTCGCAGTGAAGATCACCGGACGAGGGACCATAGAATGCCGGGATCGCGATCTAGATTTCCCCAGTCGTGGTGCATTAAATATCAGTGCTGCTCGGAGAGACCTGGGATTTGATCCACGAGTAGACATCGAAGAAGGTTTTGAAAGATATCATGCTTGGCTTAAAAATTCCCTTTACTGGGCTCCAAAAACAATATCATAATCTCCGAGAGGAGATCCTGGCAGCCACAGATCAAGTCTTGAGATCTGGACAGCTCATGGACGGCAACAACACTGCTGAGTTTGAAAATTGGTTGGCCAAGCGCAACCATGTAAAGTATGCTGTGACTGTGCATTCCGGTACCCAGGCTCTGGAGTGCATTGCTGAATTTTATCGGGATTCTTCTGCCATCAACACTCCGCGTGTGCTGCTGCCCACTGTGACCTATGCAGCCACTGCCAATGCTTTTATGCGAGCTGGGTGGGATCTACATTTCGTTGACGTAGATTCCAATGGATTGTTTGATATGAAAAAAGTGCCAGACACGGACTTCCAAGCAGTGATACTGGTGGGACTGTACGGGGCTAGTATCACGCATCTAGGCGACGTTAAAACATGGCGTAATTGGACCATGACCGATCGCATCGTGATCGAAGATGCTGCACAGCATTGGTTGGCTGCTGACTGTGTGCGACTGGGCCGTGCTAGTGCGATATCGTTTGATCCCATGAAAAATCTCCCGGCCTATGGCAACGGTGGAGCAGTATTGACCAATGACGCTGATCTTTATCGTTGGGCGCAATCATGGAAAAACAACGGTAAACCCACGCATCAAGATATTGGTACCAACAGTCGAATGAGTGAAGTGGACTGCGCACACATGTTGGTTAAAGCACGCTACATCGATGAGTGGCAAAAACGTCGGGGAGAGATCGCCAGTTACTGGAGAGATCGATTCCGCGGCAGTGCCTTGCGCTGCCTGATCAACCGAGATAATGCCCATGATCATGCCTATCACAAATTCGTGATAGATGTAGATCAACGAGATATCCTACAGAGGAATCTCGCTATACGCAGCATTGAGACACGTGTACATTATTCTCAGCCGTTGCATGAAATTGATGTTTATCGTCAATGGACTGGCCCAGACATACTCAGTACAGGATCGGCCCTGTGCAGGCGTGTGCTGAGTTTGCCGATCTATCCCGAGCTCACGGATCTCGCAGTGGAATACATCGCCGATCAAGTTTTAGATTGTGTAAAAAGCTCTGGATGAATCATCAGGGCATAAGAAGCCAACCAGTTCCACTCATAGCTCTTTTTGAGCTCATCAAAATTTCCACTTACTTTTTCGTAGTACTCGATGGCATCATGCGCTCCTCGGGTGCTCCAATGACCATTGGTGCCGTTGCCAACACTGATCCACTGATCTAATCGATATCCGTTCTCCACATCAGGGAGGCTGTGTCGTAGTTTCAACGCTTCTCGGAAAGCAGTGCGCCAGCAGGTCCAAGGATCGTTGTCATAGTAAGCCGTGCCTGACACGATGGGCACTACTTCGTGTGCCTGATCCAGTGTAAAATCCAGACCCGACCCAATATTTTCCATCACTAATCTTTTGTTGTAGGCGATCATGGCTTGATGCCCATAGGTAAGATCGTTTACAGGATTGTAAGCATGGAAGATATAGTGCTTGGCCTGCTGTAGTCTATCAGGTTGCCACGACCAATCAAAATCTGTGTTGACCTGCAGTTTGGCAAACACAGCAAAAAACCAATCGGTTGTGCTGACTTGTGCCGCTGCTTGGTAGGCAGCCACGCGACCATTCACACCATCTACTCGATGTAATCGATTGGGGAATATCCTCGGTTGTTGCACTATGGATTTTAATATCTCCCAGTGATGATCGGCGCCATGTTCACCGTTCGAAATAAACACGATGTCCAGGGGTCGAGAATGCACCAGATTCAGAGCGCGATCTATCACAGGATAATCATAGATTTGAGTTTTGAGGAAATTTTTAACTTCCCTGGGTATCAACACAGACTCAGCGCCTGGTCGCAAAGGTGTCACAGCCTTGGTGTCTTGTCGCCAGAGATTGAGAGTAGAACGGAGATTTGCTTGTTTATATCTAGAAAATTCTACCACAGGATCTCGAAAATCATGATCCCATACCGCGGGTACCACACTGTCTGTGTGATAGATCACCACAGGCACAGGATGTCTCGGCACCTGACGATCCTCTACAAAGTGTAGGGTGTCAAACCATTCCAGCAGTGCCAGATTTTCAGATTTTTTCAAGAAACTAGGAACATGCACATAGAAAGTATCACCAAACTTCTGTTCCGCACTGGCGAACACATGCAGCATGTGATCTTGCCACTCGCTGGGATGCCAAGTGAAATCAAAATCAGAATAGTCGCAGACGTCCGAGGTCACCCAGCAATATTGCCAGTCTACTTTGCCGAGGGCTCTTTTCAAGGTACCTAGATAGTCTGAAATGTATCTGGTGTTGACATCACCATGATTGGCGCTGTCTGATCGATGCTTGATGTGCAATCTAGGAACAGATCGTGTTCGAGAAATCACGGCGTGATTTCTATTAACATCTTTGTGAGGGTTTTTTGGTATCAACCATGTGCTGCCGTTTCCTTGATGCTGGCTGGGCCATACATGAGCCTGCTCAGATTCCCAAGGCCTGGGTTCCCATAACCAATCAAAATCAGAATAATCATTGCAGCCATCCACTATCCATAAGTATCTGGTACGGCTGAGTTCTCTAGCCCGGTCAATGGATTCTGCGAACTTTTCGTGCGGAAAAATCCCAGTGGGCGAAGATAGATAAAAAACGTCAAACATGATTAGAATCGATGAAATTTATTATAACGTATTTCTACAGGCATTGCAACATCGAAAGAAAGTAGGACTACACTGGTTTGACCCGTTTGGATCAACAGACTTCAGCGACATCTGCAGTCAACCCCCTGTCGACGGAGTCGCAGATCTGAGAATCATATTCTGGGACCAAGAACCCTTGTATCGTGATCGGGCTAAAAACTTTTTCGATCAATTCTGTGGAACATATCAAGGACCCAAAATAGTAGTCACTAGCGAGATCAACAGCAAGGATGTTGCTTGGGTGTGTGATACTTATGAACTAAAGCATGCGTACTATTTCTTCCATGGATGGGCCGCACTGGATTGGTATCGTGGTTACAATTATTCTTATCTAGGTCGGCCATGGATAGAAAAATCCTTTCAACACAAATTACTGTGTGCAAACAACATCATTGGCGGTGAAAGAGCTCATAGATTAAAAGTTATTGCAGGTTTAGCTGAACGGAACCTCATCGAGAACAACATGATAAGTTGCCCGCAGGTGTGCCCATTTGAAGGGAAATCTTTTGAGGAGCTGTGCAACTCACACGGAATATCAGCACCCAGTGAACTGACTCTTCCACTGATAATCGATCATGAAAAAAATCATGCAGGTTCCAGCCACAAGATAGATTTTTGGACACAGGCCAACTCTAGTTTCTGTCACGTAGTCACAGAAACTGTATATGGTAGCGATCGCGTACACCTGACGGAAAAAACTTTTAAACCTATCGTATTACAACAACCATTCTTGCTGGTAGCGCCACAGGGTAGTCTCGCTTATCTAAGAAACTATGGATTTAAAACCTTTGGAGACATCTGGGACGAAACCTATGATGAGTTGCCAGACGATCAGAGGATTTCTGCTGTGCTGGATATCTGCAAAGAAATAAATCAGTGGGATGATGCCAAACTTTCTTTCATGCAAAAAAAGATAGCCACAGTGGTCGAACACAACTACCAATGGTTTTATGGCGGATTCCGGGATCTTCTTTGGCAAGAACTCACTGCGATGATAACTCCCTGGCAATGATTACATTTTGCTTTGATCATATGAGTGCCCCGGAAGTGCTGGGCTATCCAAATTTAGCACAGCCGGATCTCGATGGCGACGCATTTGATATCACATGGCCACGCACGATACCTTGTAGACTTTTTGTGTATTTCCAGAGACACGAAATATCGGTGAGACAATGCTGGGTTGGTGATGCACCTGCTGATGCCTGGTACCCAGTGGCTGTGGCCTGGTATGATTTTTCCTGTGATTATTTTTCGTTGATGTCTCCTCAGGTGCTTGACCGACTTCGAAGTCGCACATTAAAAGTGTTGTTTTATTATCATGAAGGCGATAATCCCAATAACATCAAACATCGAATCGAATTCCTGTTAGCCAAACACACCCTACCACTGGATTGCTATCTTTTTATTTCTGCCAATTCAGCTGCTGATGACCTGGATAATTTTTATTATTTTTCAGATCACGAATTCTTTTTCCATTACATCAATCGACGACAATCCTTGCCGAACATATCAACCGTTGGCAGGAATTATAAATTTACCGCACTGAACAGAACACACAAATGGTGGCGAGCCAGTGTCATGACTGATTTATTGGAAAGTAAATTGTTAGAAAACAGCCTATGGAGTTATAATTCCAATATAGGATGCGATGACCGAGAAAAGGATAATCCCATAGAAGTAGATATCCTGCCGGGATGGAGATCAGCTACTAGATCATTTGTAAGCAACGGTCCTTACTTTTGTGATCACCCCGATTCGGTCACACACAATGATCACAGATTCATTCCTGATTTTTTGTATACTGATTCCTATTGCGGGCTGGTGTTGGAAACACATTTTGACGCCGATGGCAGTGGAGGTGCATTTTTAACTGAAAAAACCTATAAATGTTTAAAGTATGGGCAGCCGTTTGTTATCGTTGGTGCTCCACACAGTTTAAAGATGTTGAGAGAACATGGATATCGTGTGTTCGACTCGGTAATTGACAACAGTTACGACGAAATAATCAATAATACCCAAAGATGGTTGGCGGTGAAACGCTGCATCCAAGACATCGCAGCACGAGATATGCACCAGTTGTATCTGGATTGCGTACCGGATCTAATACACAATCAACAGCATTTTAATTCAGGAAATCCGGTACAGTTACGCAACCTGCTGGCTGCGTTAACTGCACACTCTTACGCTGTATAGGCGTTCAAATCTATCAGCGTCTGTTCGATCATTGACCATGGGCTCCCCGCGCACATTGAGACTGGTATTGAGCAGCATGGGGCATCCTGTGAGAAGATACCATTGTTCTAGGAGTTGTCTGATACCCGAACCATCTGGGGGGACTGTTTGTACTCTGCTGGTGCCATCAACATGGCATACAGCAGGGTAAAGGTCAGGAAACTTGCAACCAGCCACTGACTGCATATAGCGACAATGATTCCAACCAGGGCCGAGATCAAAGTATTCATGCACCAACTCTTCCAGTATGACCGGTGCGAATGGCCGGAATTTTTGTCTGCGTTTGATTTCATTTACACGATCCTTTATATCATGCCCCCTGGGATCAGCCAGCAGGGATCTATTGCCCAGAGCACGTGGTCCAAACTCTGCCGGTCCTGATGCTACTCCTGCTATTTTATCTTTGATCAACGTATCTAATAGATCTTTCACAGGATAAGGGCCCGGGATATCATGACCCAGGAATGCATTTTTCCAGTTTAATTTCTTGCCATGGGCCAAGGCTGCAGCACCAAGACTGGAACCGGAGTCTCCTGGATTGGGCATGATCCACATTCGATCAAAATATCTCCCCAGTATCCTGCTGTTGGCCACACAGTTGAGTGCTACTCCTCCCATGTAAACAACATTGTCGCAGCCAGTGAGCACTCGAGCCTTGTGCATGATGTGATCTATCATGATTTCTGTCAGGGCCTGGGCGCTGGCCGCGATATCCTCGTTGTTGTCAAACATCAATTCGCCGCTGTCAAACCCAATGTGCAGATTCTTTTTGAATCTTCCTGTATCTATGTCGTCTACAAATTGTTGTTTCATCCAAGACGATCCCAGGGCCGATCCATAAGCGGCCATGCCCATGGTGATGTATTCTTCTTCCATGGGGCGCAGTCCCACGGCCTGGGTCACTGCTGAATAAAACAAACCTATAGAATGCGGATAGCCTTGGCGCCACACCCGTTGGTAATGCGCACGCCCCTGATCATCATAATCAGCACGATAGATCGAAATGGTATCTAGTTCGCCTATGGCATCGATCACAACTACTGCTGCACGATCAAACGGCGATGTTTGAAATCCAGCAGCGGCATGAGAAAGATGATGACTGTAGCAGATTTCTCGATGTGCGGGACGTTGATACCACTCGCCTAGGTGCTGTTTGAGGGCGCTGGACACAGTCCAAGGACCAAACAAGTGTTGACCACTGCGGATCTGTTGTAGATTGTGCATCCAAGGCCGCTCATAGAAAGCCACGATTTCGTAGTCCCACTCACAGCATTCTTTCAACAAGCCAGGATGTATGGCAGGATCGTTTTTGATCTTGCTGTAGCGTTCGCTGTGGCCGGCAAACACGATTTCGCCATCATCACGGATTACCGCCACGGCGGCATCATGAAATCCAGCACTGACTCCTAGGATATGTTTCATTTATAGATAAAAGGGTCGCGCTTGCGCAGCTCTCTGAGTTTTTTACGATAACGGATCTCTAATTTAATTTTATTAATCAAGTTTCTTATCCACTTCATTTTATTTTCCTTTGGTAATAATTTTGACCTGTCGGTCTACAAAATCTGGATCATTCCACCGATAATCGTATATAGCATGGTTCGATGTAGTTCTGACAGAGAATACATCTGAAAAAATATTTAGATAATGCCAGATATTTCGATAGTCATCTGACTCAAAAGATCGATGTAAATCAATCTGTCCTATCTGTGGATGGCCAATCGTGAGTTTTTCATCATCGGGATCAAATCCATTGTTGAGCAACCAGGTCCGGAAATCTGCCAGTCTTTTACTTTGCCAGGGATAGTTTCCTGGATTATTGGCCCATTCGATATCAAAATCCCCGGCTGCTTCGGTCTGACCTTTGAGTTCAGTTGTGGTTAATGTATCAGTGCGATGAGTCGGATCGTATTTGGCTTCATCAGTAAATACTTCCCAGTGATGTTTTCCCACTGCTTTGTTGACTCCCACAAATACTCCGCCCAAGGGGCGATTTAACGAATCGATCCCAAACGATTGATAATCATCATCATTTAAAACAAATCTAGGAGCATTTAACCAGCACATCAGTTGACTGGGTCTTTGCCATTCGGGCTCTTGTAGTTCTTTTCGATAACTCAGAGCCCATGATTCAAATTCATGACACAACAAATTTAATTGACGAATGTTCCAACGAGTAACTGGATCGGCTTTTATATAGTAAGAGCTCAACGCAGTGCTTGACCCCTGGAGATCTTCAAAATATCGATGTAGGCAGTTAAATTTATCATGAATAATCTGTCTCCCAGGGAGGTTATATCCAATTGGACCAGTATTAACACAATTTTCCATGGTAAAAAAATCATCAATTTGATATCCAATATCTGACTCGTTGATGGCTTTTATACTTTTATTGATTTGATCTAATATAAATGAGCCGTTGCGTTCGCCACGGGAAAATCCTAAAAAACAAAAATTTTTTTCTAAGTGATAAGAGTTTTTTAATAAATCATTCAATGCAGCCAGCCACCTGATGGATAACGGGCTATCCAACACGTCAAAATATATTTTTTTAATATATCCATCTGTGCTTCGTAATTCAATTTCAACTTCATCTATTTTATTTTTGATCGTCATTTTTTTGATAGGTTATGTTACAGGAATTTGATTCCACCATTCACATATTTTCATATCTTCTTTTAATATATCATCCATGGTAAATGTGTCTGATCTTATGCTTTCGAGTTTTAATATTCTTTTTTTTCCTTCTATCAGACCGGTTTGCCACTGGTCCGGCCATTGTTCTTCAAATGTGGGTCGATTTTTGAGCTGTGATAACACATCTATTAATGTGTCGTTGTCAATGACATTGATCAACTGATCCAATCGATTATCAAGTAGTTTTCTAGGCAATGCCAATGGACTCATTACAACATCAGGAGTAAAACTAAAAATAACCTTGGCAAGTATACTTACACCAAACTGTTTGGCCAGATCGCAAATACGTTCTACTTCAAACAATCCTGGCAGGGTCAGAGTGAAGTCGATACGCATCTGTCGTTGATGGGTGGCTATCTCTATTCCTTGCTGAAAATTTTTCTTCCATTTTTCATAGTCAAGTCCAGTACGGATATACTCGCCCGTGGAGCCAGTTCCGTCGAGGCTGGCGCAAATTTGCCAATCTCTCACATGTTTAAGGATGTCTCGGTAAAGATTGATTCCCTGATATTCTATTCTAGACAGATTGGTATTGTATCGAGCATATAACTTGGAGCCGTCACCTAAATCTACTATCCTTTTCATATACCGCCAATGCTGTTCGTACATCAAAGGTTCGCCACCTACCCAATAAATTTCCTCTACACGATGCTGTTCTACCGCGTTGGAGAATTCAGATTCGATCTGAGTATCTTGAAATCGACTTATCTCAGATCGGACTTCGGGGATCATCCAGTTATTTTTAGGATTCTCCCAGTCGATCATGTTATTTTGTCGTTGTTCACTTTCCCAGGCGCTTGATAACATATCTCCGCACGTGCGACATTTAAAGTTACAGAGGTTACTGAATCGATAATCCCAACTCACAGGGGTCATCGTAGTAAACCCTGTTGGATCTGTGCTATTCATGGCCTCCTGGTATTTGTGGCCAAATAACTGATTGAAGTAACTACGATATACATCAGTATTCAGCAACTTGTTGTTGCAGACTTCGCATTCTGGTAACGTTTCTCCTGCCATCATCCTGCGGCGCACTGATCTCATGTGTTCAGAATTCCAATGTTGTTCTAAGGTAACAGGAATATATTTGCCCGTGCCGGCAGAAGTATCAATGTATTGTTGGAAATTCTGTGCAGGTTCTCGAGACGCACAACACATCCTGCGTTCAGTTTGTGGACTGAGATATGTATGGGTCCACGGTGCCATGCACAAGGTGTCAGGTTTATTCATAATCCAGACTATCAGCTAATTCCCAAATCACATCACGTAGATTTTGTCCTCGACGATGATCGAGTTGACGTATCTGTTCACAGATTTGGTCTGCTGGCAAGCTCTCCCCGGCCATCATGAAATCTCGTATCTGGGTGAACTGCTGTCGGTGGAATGCGCCGACAGTGGCTGTGTCTAATCTTTCGGCAGCAAGTTGTTTGGCGGATATAGGCAAGCTAGCGATACAAAAATGCCTGGCTTCGTGCAACATATTCCAATAGATAAAATCAAAATCTTGCTGATCGATCCACTGTGCAAGCCCTTCGAGGTGCCATACATTGAAAATATTCACTGTGCTGCACACCTGCAACTGGATGTTTGATCTACGCTTGCGGAGGTCCCGGAATCGTTCTATGTTACCATAGACTTCTGACCATATAGCGTTGGTGCGCTGATACTCAAATCTCTTGTCAAGATCGTCAATGCTGAATGCTATCTCAACTGTTTTAAAATGCTGCCATATCTGTTCTGCGTGATCGGGATAATGTGTACCGTTGGTATTGTAATGTATCTCCACTTGATGTGCGATACCTCGATCCACGATGCCTTGTAACATGTCAAAATGTTCTTGGATCATGAAAGGTTCGCCACCGGTAAATTCTATATAACGTATCTGCTCCAGCATGCTATCGATCTGCTGCCAGAAGGTAGGATTTTCTCTGGGCCAAGAACCTTTCTTTAACATGATACGGTGGAAATCACTGCCATCACGAGGACTAAACTTGATTTCCTCCACAGCAAATTGACTGCTGCTCCATGAACCGCAGATCCTGCACTTGAGATTGCAAATGTTGCCCAACTTGAGATCCAAGAACATTAAAGGCTTAGCATCCTGAGTCCAGTGGATATCTGGAATCATGTGCTTGAGTCGATCCAGAGTATGCATGCGTTTGCTAGTACGACCCGAATCTTCCTCTTGCCAGCATTTACGACAAGTAGCCGGCCGTTCTTGATTCAAGAATGACTGTCTCATTTTACACATGTATTCACTGTTCTGCACTGTTTGTAGATCAGCAGTCTGGAGGTCAAACTTTTCTCCAAGATCATCAATGATCTCTTCCTCGGCTAAACAACATGGACGAACGGTGCCGATGGGAGAGGTTTCTAGACTTAGCCAGGGCAGAACACAGAATTTTTCATGCGGAATCTGCAACCAAGGCCCCCAATTCTGGTAACACTATCAGGATATTCTCGTCTCGTATTTGATCTAGCTGATGCGATTTTTTCCAAAACTTTTCTATCAATCCAGTATTGTCAATGTTCATCATAAAATTAATAGCACTAGCAAATCCTTGACTGGCTCTGTTTAAATGATCTTGAGGGCGCAGCCACTCGAGATGTTCTTCGTATTTGATCCTGAGTCTCTGTTTGTATTTCATTGGCGCGATATCCATGCGATAATGTGGTGGGTCCTGTAGGATATTCACATTGAAATCCTGGGCCCGTATCAACCCTCGATCCGTCCAGTTTTTGTGGAAATCTGGCAGATGCCAGGCGTTCATGATCGACAATGTGGAAGAAATATAAAAATCTACGTCAGGACATATTTCCATCATCTTGATCCGATTTTCTTCTACAACAGCCCAATCTGTACCTTTCCTAATATACTCAGCACGTGGTCCCATGGCATCCAGACTGGCTCCTACACTTACATTCTTGAATTTTTTCCAATAATCAAATACTGTACGATCCTTGAGTTTTGTCTGAGTAAAATTAGTATTGTAAGTTAATCGCACATCAAATCGCCCTCGACGTTCTAATTCTTCAAGGATGCGATAATGTTCGTCCATCATCAATGGCTCACCACCGGCAAAGTAGATCTGTTCAACAAAATCAATGTGTGATAATAGTTGATTCCACATATCATCGGGATCACGGCCGGCGATATTAAGAGGTTTGTTTTTCTTGGCCCAATCCGGACCAGCTAATTTTACCTGATCCTGGTACCAGCTGCTGCTAAAAATGTGTCCACAACTACGACAACTGAGATTACAAAGATTACTGAATCTCACGTCCCAATATGTCATTTCAAATCGATCCAGATGTCCATCTGGTTGGGTTTCGGAAACCCGAGAGATGTGATGGCCATGGTGCCCATTAGCACTTTTCCGACCGCTCAGAAATCCAGCATCCTCTTGTTCATAACATCTTACACACAGTCGATCAGATTTTTCAGTCAACATGTTAGATCTCAGTTCCTTCATGCGATCGCTGTTCCAGATCCGCTCAAGGCTATGAGTTTTGGCATTTCCCACAGATCCTGCAGACATTTCAGCATGACAGCAGGGCCAGGCTTCTCCGGTGGGATAAGCGTGCAGATGTATCCAAGGATAGATACAAAAAGTCTTGCTTTCATACAACAACTTTTTTTCCTGGAGATTTAACTCGGACACATCTAACTTTGTGGGTGCAGGATTGCTGTAAATCGATCCTTTGCCCGAAGGAACAAACCAGTCCACGACAATATCTATCGGGTCAGTACTGACAGACTTTAAATCATCCAACGCATTTTTGACCAAGAACTCGCCTGGAAACAAAAATATGCAAAAATAGTTGCTGATATCCACACGATTCAACACTTGCTGCAAGGTAATCAACAGATTTTTATCATATCTATCAAACACGAATAATATTCTTTCTGATTCGGCGTATTCTGATCGATATATTTTCTCTAATTTTTCTGTCAGGAGATTTTTTTGTTGATATATTGGTATTGTAATCATCTCCGACAGATCAATCAGATCAACAATAGAATATTGATCACGCAATGATTGTATTTTTTCTTGTTTATTCATAGACTTTCGTACCATTCCCGTAATCGGGGAAAACAGTCAACAAAATTCTTTTCTCGACGCTGATCGTATTGCTGATAGAATTTTTTAAAATCGTTGAGTAATTTAGGAAGTTCAAACGCTTCTGAGTGGGGGGTCTTGACAACATCGAGATAGTCGATCAATCGTTTCATGTGATTGATTTCATATTCATGGAGATATTCTGCGCCTTGATGACTGGCCATCCAATCTACCAATCTCTGGCGATGATATTCCCGTAATTCATCTGGCAGCACCAACGGGCTCTGGAAGCTGGGAAAACGCAGGATGTTCAAGGTGAAATTTACTCGTTCGCGGCCATGGTATCGTTTCAATCCGCAGATCCAATCGAGATATTCTGGAAGACTGTCCAAGCACAGGGCATTGATGGTACACATGCTGTGTACTGCCCGGATATGATCATGCTCCAAGAGTTCCATGACATTGTGTGTCCAGAGATCGTAATCTAAGCCATCACGTATATATTCAGCCTGTGCCCAGGTGCTTTCGTTGCTGGTATAGATGTCGAGATTTTCTATATCTCGGGTGCGTTCAACAAAGTCAAATAATTTTTCTCTGGGCATGCCAAGATTTGAGTTGATGGCCAACCTGGTGTGAGATCTACCGCGATTGGCGCGGAACCAGTCAATCAGCTTCCAGGTATATCCCGACATCAAGGGTTCGCCGCCGGTGATGCGGAGTTCGTCTAGAGTTTGATGGAGGTCCGATTCCCACCATGCAAAGAATGCTTCCACATAAGGATTAGTTTCTCCGAAACTGTATAACTGGCTAGAGTCATGAGCATGAGTAAAGTGATTCCTCCCGTCACTGACAAGTCCTGTATAAGCGCCGTTCCGTCGGATATCGTTGGCCCATGTAGTGCTAAAAGCAGGATTGCAATAAGAGCATGCAAACTGACATGTGCGATCGAAACTGATCTCCAGAGTGCGGAGATTAACATCTGATGACACCGGGAGCGTGGATGCATTTTTCAAGTCCTCGATCTTATATATCCTAGACTTGTAAACTCTGTCACTCACTGCATCTCGCCCCATGTCCTCGATCTTCCAGCAGTACTCACAGCCTGGTGGCCTTGATCCTTGCTGCATCTGTTCGCGATCTTGTTTTTTCTGGGGAGTGTTGTGCAAGGCTCGGGGGTTGGACTGCACATCCTCAACTGACACACGATGTGCTGGTGGGTGATGGCAGCTGGTGGTCATGCCGGATCCCAACCAGATCGTGGCGTTGTACCATTTAGCACCACAAAAACTTGGACTTATTTTATCTAATACTTGTTGTCGGAATTCTAGGTCATCCATTGGTGTTTTCTAAGAAAGTTAAAAAATCTATCTGGGAATTCTCGGCGCACTTGCTCTCGATACTGTAGTAAATGCTGTTGATTGTATTTACAAACATCTTCGGATGCTGCTAGGAAAGAGTTCAAATCCTGTCGGCACAAATCCTCAACGACTTTAATCACATGATCAATGCGAGATTGATTATCCTCAATGTCGTCAAAACTTTCATCGATAATATGATTGAACGTGCGAAACCCTAGATTTCTAAGATCTCGATAATATCCTTGATTGGCAACTACAATAAAAGGATGGCACATGGCCATGGGTTTCCAGAGTTTCTCGGTTCTAAAACTGTAAGGTGCTTCAAATACTGTTTCGGTAATCAAACTAAAATAGGTATCAATGTAGGGTTCTGCACTGACGTAAATATCTCCCCATTCATTTTTAAAAAGATCTGATTTAACGAATTTTGTCGAATCCGGATCAACTACAGAATCTCGATATCTGTCAACTTCGTACCGAGGATCTAATTTTTTTATTTTTCTGGAGCATTGCATGATATCTTTACCATCATTTATAAAATTGATGTGACGACTGGGAGTCACCACCGGGCTCAATAAACTCCAGACAGCATCATCAAGTAGCCCCATGATATCGAATTTTTCAATAAGATATTTGCGATGCGGTCTTTCACGCCCATTTAAAAACAAAAATTTAAAAGGTTTTTGTTTTTTTTCATATATCATCCGGGTGCTTTTTTCAGCCTCTACCAGATTTTCATCAAAGTCATGGAACTTGGTAGCGAACATATCATAAGTCATGTGAGGCCATTCTGGCCGCATGTCACCCCCAGCTATCAACAACATCTGACCAGAGCGGACCAGATCTGCAATACCGTACTGATAAAGATGATTTTGCAAGGTCTCTGATCCCTCAAACGGCAAAGAAAAAACAAATTTTGATTTCCCCCGTTGTATTTCCTCTCTCAGTCTCGCACCATCTTCAACAAACCGTTGCCGTTCAACTAGATATATCGCATCCGGCACAAATTCATGATCACGTGCGTTCCAAAAATCAGCCACAGCCCATGGCCGGAGCATATCATAAAATTCACAAAAACTATCTACCACCAATCTAGGTTGCACGAGCTAACCTCTCGCATTCTTGCCACCAGGCACGCATTTCTGAAAAAGTATATAAAAAATTAGTGCCGCGTCGACGATCGTGCTCTGAGAAAAATCTATAGAAGTCAGCACGGGCAACAGAATGATCTAGATGTTGATCTCTGCGCATCCAGGCTATGTCTCGACGCAGGCGCTGTACTTCATAGTCTTTGAATCCATGGAATGGATCTACTGAAGTTTCCATGTTTTCCTCCATCCAGTCTGCGGTGCGCTCAAGGATGGCAGCATAGCTTTCTGGCAGGATCTGCAGACTCTGCCAGGCCGGCTGGCGCAGCACCGGAGTATCAAACCATACACGCTGATAGGTGTGGCTGTGTGTGCGTCGCAACTCTAGGATAAACTCCAACAGTTTCTTCAGCCCCAGCACCGACAAATTATTCATGGTAATGATGAATGTAAGACTGTTACGACCGGGGATACGATCAAGCCATTGATAAGCTCTGCTCATGCAGAGATGTGCGTCTAGCCCATGTCGTATGTATTCAGCATGAGCGATGTAGCCAGTATCTAGGCTCACATACTGCATGAAATGTTCAATGTTTGTAGCACACAATCGCTGGGTATATTCTAGATATTTCTGCCAGAGTTTTTCTTCTACTGAAAAATTTGAAGTAACATTGAGATGCAAATCAGGTTTGGGCATGGCCAACACGTAATCAAATACTTTATAAGTGTTTCGATCCATGAGTGGTTCGCCGCCGGTCATACGGAAATGTCGTAACCTAGGATACAGAGTAGGCCACCATTCCCAAAAAGCTTCTACCCACGGATTGTGCTCACGGACGGGTATCGGTCGTCGCTCACCTGAGAAATGTTCTGGAGCATTATGAGGGTTGCTAGTAGGATAAGCACCGTGCCGATCCACTTCCTGCTGCCAGCTAGATGAGAACTGCGGTGAGCAGTAACTACAAGATAAATTGCAAGCATGATTAAAATTAACTTCCACATAACTAGGAATGACATCGTCTTCGTCTCCGGTTGAATTTGCGATGCGATCAAAATCTATGGCTGCCCAGGGTTCCCCAGACCGATAATGTCGATCACTCATTTCACCAAGGTCCTCCATGTTCCAACAGTATTGACATTCAGCGGGTCTTTGGCCGCGCAGCATCATTTTTCGTTGTTCTTTTTTGTGCGTGGTATTATGCAGTGCCCCTGGATTCCGTCCAATCTCCTCGATGGGTATGCGATGCAAGGGAGGATGATAGCATGAATTATTCATGCCCGTGGCGAGATGCAGGCTCACCTGTTTCCATTTGGCCAAGCACAAACTAGGGCTAACTGAATCTAATTTTTCTTTTATAGACTCAGCATCGGATAAAAACTGACTTTTATCTACCATCCTTCCTGTCTCCGGATGACATCAATCTCTCTAGTCATCACACCAAGATTTGACCAATTACTACGATAATGATGTTTAAAGAACTCACTCTGAGAAGGCGTCATCATGCACATGGGAAGATCTAACTGTGTCTTGAGAGCATCCTCACAGTCCTGGCTAATCGAATCGGGATCCTGGCGTTGTGTTTCCTGCCAGATTTTTTCTAGTGTATCAAAACTCTGTACTTCGCGATAATCCCAACCAGTAAGCATGGTCATGTGTGTACCTTGTCTTGCTCCGGCCATGGCCCAGTCGCCGTGTTCCACATCGCGGCCCACGTTATGCCAAACAGTGAGATGATCTAGATTTCGACGATGGACTCGATCTCGGAATTCTGAGATAGTAGGTTTACGCCCTGCATCTAAACACATCTTTACTCCTTCACGGAATCCCGCACGCCAGGCATGCTTGGCGCTGCCATTGGGGTAGGTAGTGCTATAACAATCATGCATGGCCCAATACAAGGGATCAAAACAAAATTCTACCACGGTTTCGTCTCTGCCGTCGGTGTTTTCATGTGTCTGCATAGAATCAACAAAGGTACGAGTCCAAGAACTAATACCGCCGTTGCCATACATAAGTCCATTGATGTGATTACGAGCCCGCCAACGGAATACTGCTTTTTCCCATTGGGTGTCTGGAAACTCCAGAGTAAGATTGAAAAAATTTTCGTCGGGAAGATTATCACCATCGATCAGGATGAATCTCTCGGTTTCACTGGCAGCTGCTGCGGCTTTGTGTGCTGCATCGCTGCCCGTAACACCGTCCACCCTACGAGCCCAGGGTATCATATTGCGTATACGTACCCAGAATTCTTCTTTCTGCGGTTCATCGTATGATAGATATATGCAATCTAGATCAGCTATGTCAATCTTCATATGTGTGTAATTTCCATTTTTTAGCATCAGGCACATCGTCAATTACTATCGAAACATCTCGTGGATCACACGGAGTTCCGGATTCTGCTGGTATCAGCTTGCCCAAGGAAGGCTTGATCCTGATTATCTTTCCATCTTTGATCCGCACATCAAATCGATTTTCATGGAATATATCTTTGCTGACCACCAGAAAACTTCCTTCTCTGGCGTCAGTGGTGTATTCCAGCACTTCTCCAGAATCCCGATCGTAATAAACACGGAATTCTATCTTTCTCGGGGGCTCGGGAACGAATTCCATCAGAGCTTTAAGTAGTTCTTCCATGCGATCTGATTATTTCATCTACGAATGTTTTGACATGATAATGTACCGGCCACAGTTGTTGTATGGTATTGATCCTGACAGATCCAGGTTCGAGTTCCCATACCAATTCTTTGGTCCAGTCCTCACTGACCAATCCATTGATGGCCGGCTTCATATGCACGATGCTGGGCACGTTCCCGGGCAGTCGAAAACGATCTGGCCCTAGGATTTTTGCCGCGATCGCATATGCAAGGTCGGTATTCAGCGGCTCGTCCTGGGTGTATTTAAGCACAGACATGACTTCGGCCCAGGATTCAAAAATTGATCGAACTGTGTCAAAAAATTCACGAGCTTCCTGGCTGCGTCTCCAGTATGTTACGGCGTTGTATATATCGGGCAGATCATTGGCATCAAACACCCGCCGATAGTCTCGACGATCAGAGGGTTCACCGAGATAATTCCTTGCACCGTGCGTGAGTACCACTGGCCTTTGGCAACAGATGTCAAACCAATGACTGATATTTGTCGGAATCAACATGTCTGCCTCTAGTTTGATGGTTTCCCTAAACGGACTGGCGTAAAAACACTGCCAGTCATTTTGTAATTTCCAAGTGGATCCTCGAGCATGATCGCCAAAAGGGAACAGCGTGACTAGATCAAACTCCTCTCCCACTGGTACATCAACGTCGGTGAGCAGACAGATCTGAGTCTGGGGTTCGACAGCACGTATGCTCTGTGCCAGTGCCCGAGCCATCTGCACATAGTCAGTGTCCCCTGAGTTTTGCGCCAGTACGAGATAACCTTTTTCAGCCAGCAGTTGCATATAGTGTTGCCAGACTTTTTTTATTCATAAAATGAAAATCCACACCGGTGATTTGTATACGTTTGGGTTTCTTAGATTGATAACACTGATAGGTCAGTTCAAATCGATCCGGATCAACTTCAGCGATATCCACATCGCTACCTGCATTGGCCATGGACCATGATATGGACTTAACTGCGTGCGGTACGTGCCCTGATAAAGTAGTGATCGCTATGCTCACAGCAAAATCATTGCGATAAGGAGAAGATGGAAATCTATACAAGTTGCTGTAATGATGATAATTTTGCCTCACCATGGCCACTAAATTAAAAAAATCTCTAGCCATTGCGGATTTCTTAAAGAACATCACTGTGGCCCAATGATGATGTAACCCAACTCTATTGGCATTTATTGTGAGATAGTTTTGAAAACTATTTCTATTGGTTATGTCATATACATCTTTGATCACTGCTACGTCCAGCCCACTGTCAAACAAAATTCCAAGCTGATCGCTGCAAACCACATAATCACTGTCGATCACCAGGGTTTCGTCATAGGAACTGAGATCATGGCTTTGATAACGATTGCCGTTGAACCATACAGCCCCTTGAGCGTTTGATTCGGGATTGTACACCCTGGAGCCCCCGGATTCTGCTTGAGATATAACGATATCATGCTCTGTGGACCTCCCGGCAACGCTGGAGATATCTGTAACGATAGTCACTGGGATGCCAAGAAAACGATTCACACGATCGCCGCACCATACCGCTTGTTTCCAATAGTCGACGCTGGTGTTGTTGAAAGCGTAGATCAATGCACCGCGAGTCATCGTTGTTTTTGCGATTGATCCCACTCTATCAACCAGGCTGTCATCTGTTCTTGCCAACGCTGCTGACTCATGGCAAAGAGTTCCTTGGTATCAACTTTCACGGGATTTTCATAAACATCTGGTATCACTGCAACAGCATCGGGGCAAGTCAGTAGCATGGTCTGCAGTGCCGGACCGGCTTGCCACATGCCCCCGTTGTGAGCAAACAACATCCGGGCCTGATATTTTTCTTTGAGCACTTTTCGAGCAGCCTCGTGATCAAATCTAGATTTTATTTTCTCAATCAATTCATTCATAGTGTATGTATTATACAGGAAAAATTATCAAAAATAAAGGGGCCAAGGCCCCTTTTTGGATACATCGATCAATTACTGATTACGAACCAGTGATCGAACTGGATATGGTAGGTGTGCCCCAGGTATTGGTGATGAATGAAGTGCTGGGCTGTACCAAGGTCACAGTAGAAGTTAGAGTACCATCCACTGGCTCGTCACCTTGGGTGCTGTGTGCGTCATCAAATCTCACTGTTATGGTAATGGTAGTGGCTGAGCCCGCTGCGGCGTTGGTTAGGATATTGATGGAAACAAAATTTGTGGCATACAGATATGTAGAAGCAAACTGCTTGAATACTTCCTGGTTGGAGGTAGTAAAATCATAGAATCCCACATTGGACAACAGCGTTGTGGGAGAGCCAGAGCCGCCTATTTTGGTAGTACCGGTATAATTAGTACCAGCGATGGTCTGGGCACCGGTGCCAGTGGTCCAGTTCAGTGTTCCGCAGGCTGTGAGAAGATTGGTCCAGGATGTATTCTTTGAGTCGCCAGTACCGCCTGTTCTGGCACCGGCCCAGGTAACACGTCCACCAGCATTGTAAAAAATATCTAGCAGAGTTGGCATTGGCAAAAGTGATGGTATGCGTGGCAGTGAGTGCGGTGATCCAAGAAGTGGTGCGTGTGGCCACGCCGTTGAGAGTGATGGTAGATCCTACCCCAGCTGCGTTGTTGCGATTGATAAATTGATTGTCAAGGTCGCCTTGGAAACTTGATTTCCAATCAATGACATTACCAGCCACGGGATTGGTCAGGGCCGTGATTGATGCTCCTGTTTGATTGGATATAGATGTTAGTCGAGTAAACAGTGTGGCCCATTGTGTGGCAGTGACAGTGGCTCCTGTGCTTACAGGGGAAACCGTAGTACTTTGCCCCCACCCTTTGTCTAGTGTGCCTACTCCCCAGATGGTGTTGATGTTGGCCACGTTGTCGTCGCCGGTGCCGGCAGCATTACCTGTGGCAAATATGTTGTAATCATCATCTATAATTAGATCGCCTGGACCGTATGCCATGTTTGATTCCTTGTTTTCAGTTCTTTGTTACTTGATGGTCACGATCGACTCAACCATGCCTTCATCTGCAGTTAATTTATCTACTAGCGCACGACCTATCACATTAAATGCCGTGGCTTCCCCGGGCTGTGCTGCACGGGCCAGGCCTTGCCCAGCTGATACCAATCGATCACCTTTGCGTACCAGGCCAATCGTTCTCACAGGAACCCTGCCGGTCATCGCGATCGGTGGATGTGTGTCATCTGTTCCAGCACCAGAATTCATCAGGTAAGCAGCACGTGTGCTGATCACACCAAATACTTTTTCACTGAGTTCTTCAACACTCTGAGTTATCTCTGCAGTGCCACCGATTTCTACCACGGTGCCAGGCTGATATAGTTCATCAGCGGCAAACCGTTCAGCCACGTCGGCATATTCTGCAGCAGTGGCCTTGGCAAATATGGTGTTGAAAGAACCGCCCGATGCCCCAATATTGCCCACGCCATCGGGATTACCATTGGTGATGCCTTTGACTGTGATAAAATCAGAAGTAACATTACCAGATACGTTGGCAATCAAGTTTCCAACCACAGTCAGATTCTTGGGAATAACAACATCGCCCGAAGATCCTACAACACGTATGGCTTCACCGCCGGTGACTTGAATACTAAGATTACCATTGGAACTTTGATTCCGGAATACCACCTGGGAATTTCCTGTGTTTACCAAAATCTGAGCGCTTTGAACTGCGCCCACTGTGAATCCAGCGTCGTTGAGAACGCCTAGGGTACCAGTTGTGGTCTGGTTGAGATTGTTCCTCAGAAAACTAGAGGCAGCGATACCACCTAGGCTGTTAGAATCTGTTGATGTACCACGGAACAATGCACTTGGAACCGTGGTTGATAATTGCAGGCCGGGACCAATGGTCGGGAATCCTGCTATAGCAGTTTGTGGAGTGAATGTGCTGTCTTGGCTTACAGTTCCCACTATGGTGTTACCAGAATAAAGAGCTATGATATTATGGGATACTGAAGTGTTGTCGACGATGGTCTGGGGCACTGCACCAGTACTGCCTTGTCCAGCTGAGCTGGTAGGTCCTACCAGGATAAACGAAGTGCCGTTGTAGACTTTGAGCTGTTGATTAACCGTGTCAAACCAAAGATCACCGGCCACGTTGGAAGTGGGCTGACTAGCACTAGCAGTCGAAGCAGAAATAACTTTGAAGGTAGTACCGTTGTATACCTTCATTACATTGTTGGTTTTATCCCACCAAAGCTGTCCTACCAAGGGGTTTCCTGGGGCAGTGGTATTAGATCCATTTTCCAACAAGTGGACAAAGTTCTCATCTAGAAATTCGCCGTAGCCGGCGTAGTTTTTGCCCACTAGGATCATGCTTGAGCTAGTATTGATGGTACCATCCGCGATGGTTGCAAATATAGTACCGTCAGTTAAATTTATGGTATATGCCATTTGTTTTTACTCCGTATCCTTTATTTAGTGGATCTTAATCTATCCATATTTATGCAGCACTCAAGTTAGTTAGAGTCTGTATCCGCACAGTATAATCAATCTGTATCTGGCGATTTAAACTTTTTTGTACTGGGTGAAAAATCACATGAGTGATCAGCATGAGATCATTGGCTGATCCTTCCCAGCTTTTGAGCCCTAGCTCATCGAACACAAATTCTCCGTTGAAATTGGTTGAATTGTCAAAGGCCTGCTGTCCCGCGGGCTCACCGTAATCCAGCAAGCAAGTGACCAGTACATCGGTATACACTGTTCCTGTGGTGTGCAGTACCGTGAGATTGTTTTGAGTGGGATCTGTGTTGGCTGCACTGTTGCCATCCACTACTTTGATATAAGTTTGATTGTAGAGATCTGCATTGGTTCCAGTGACATTAGGCGGAAGATATGTGATCACACCCGTGGGATCCACAGCCGATCCACCGTTACCAAACGCCATGGCATAGATAAAACCTAGATTTTTGTTGGCTATGCTCTGGGCCAACGCGATACTCATGTTTTCGTAGTGTATAGCGTTGGTTTTATCCACAAAAATCTCCCCAGAATTGGGATCGTGTATCTTGAGGAATCCCTTGATGGTAACTGGCCCCAGGCTCATCATGCTCGTTTCTCCACTAATACTTCCAGAGTATTGGGATCAAATATCTTGACATGTGCATCAATATGCAGGATACCCGATTCGTTAGGACGACCGGGACGGGACGCAGGCATTGTGCCTACCCCAGGCAAATCGGTCGATTTTTGATTATCAGTTTTCATTGTGTTATTTACCACGATCAATCTCCACGTATAAACCTAGCTGCCAGAGTATCAGTCTCTTGCAAAGGAACACCGTCGCTGGCTGTTCCAACTCCGGGCTGATACCAGCTCAATCCACGCAATACCTGTATAGTCACCAAGGATCCCATGGCCGGGGGCTGATCAAAAATTACAGTTACTGGATCACCTGATTGTATAGTATAACCGGATGTTTGCAGAGTTCCAGCCACATATACTCTCACAGCTTCGGCTATTTCTGTGCTGTCTGCTCCGGTCACTGATATATCATCGGCTACAAAAACCGTAGTGACGCCGTTGCCGAGATAAGGATTAGGCTCGTCTGTGGCTATCTGTGTTGTGATTATTTGATTCTGGTATTTCATAGGTAACAAGTTTCCGATACCAATGTCATATACCAAGGAACCAGAGACATGATCTGCTGCTCCAGTGCCTACTGTACCACGGCGAAGTCCCGATACTGTGTTGTTGATTTTATCAATGTATCGATAAGTGATGCGTTCACCGTCGATGGTGATCTGCCCAAAAATACCCTGTTCGAGATTGGGCACAGATAGACGCTTGGCGTCAGTGACATATATCGTGTCTGCCGTGGCTGAAAGATCCTGGGCTAGGTCGGTTGTAGACTCAGGAGCAATCCTGTAAGTCAGTTGTTGTCCTCGCATGTCTTGGAATACCCGGAAGGCTTCGGCATCGGGCACCACTCGGTCAGTGACTGTGGTAATTGCTACCACTGTGGTAGCACTGATGGGCGGACCTTTTATTTCGATATATGTGGGGCCAACTTCAAATATCGGAAGATCAGTTGAAGGAATGTCAAACGTATCACCAGCAAAAATGAACTGTCCGTTTAAAGAAACAGTGATGCGGCTGGCATCCACGATGGGACGGCCAATATCAAATCTATTGATCTCAATCACTGTGCCTACGCTGTAATCAAAGCTGCCTGGCTGTGCTGTGATATCTCCTTGGTCGTAAAGAGTAGTGTCGTATTTTTGAGTAATCTGGGCACCAATGGTCTCGGGACCTTGATATACCTGAGTCAGCAATCCCTGTTCGGCTGTGTCATTCCAGGTGGTTACCGAGATCACGTCGCCGGCTATGGGTATCAACGGTGCGGATGGTTTCCAAGCAATGGTATCACCAGAAATTATGTAATCTGCAGCATGATTCACGGATACCAATACTTTGTCGCCCACGGCAGGCGGGGCAACAAGAGTCACTGTGCGATTGCTGGATAAATCTGCAGGATCCAGCACATACCCAACTCCCAATGTCAGAGGTTGATTGTTGACGTATACCGCGACTTCGGGACCCAATACCAGAGCAGTATCATATCCACCACGTGTGGGTAGATCAAATGTTGTGGTGCTTCCATCGCCTGTATACGCAGCACCTTCAGCTGGACGGGATCTGCGGCCTCCCACGGTCACTATCATGTTTGCAGGATTTGTACCTGCCAAACTGTTGGTGAGAGTATAAGCAAGATCGCCAGTGGCCAGTATGTATTGTGTGACCGGTGCGCTCCAGCCGACATCTCCAGCAAAGTCAGATCCCATTGCAGTGATCATGAGATAATCTGCAGAAGTCCACGGAGTATTGAATTGTATTTCGGTGGTGTAGGTTGTGTCCTGAACCCAGGTAAAGTTGTTGAACGGCTCACCATTGGCAAAGACCACTATCTCTTTGATCCTAGATGCTTGTACCGGGATCACCACTGATGCTCCTACATCTGCACCATTATAGGATTCACGATAGATCTGATTACCGCCGCCTAGTCCATAAGCAGATATCACGATGACATCATCCACTGACGCACCTGATGTTATTACGACGGTTTTGGCATTCCAGTCTATGGTATAATCCACGGTGAGGGCTAACTCAATTCCTGTGTTTCTGTTCCAGACACGCACGGTGGATATGTAATCCAAGAGACCACCAAATGCCAGTGAAGTGGTGCTGCTGATGTATTGATAATTGATGCTCTTGATCGCAAATCCGTGACCTTGACCCAGCCAATCCGCACCAGGTGTGGTGTACACACGGAAATCCAAGGTGTCGAATATCGCGCCTGGGACTAATTCTTCGGGTGCATGGCTGGAATATGTGTCAACAAATGCTCCACCTGACACTACTATGGGATTTGGACCACCTGTGGGCGGATCTCCTGCATAGGCTGGGGCCGGTAACACACCCAAGAACGGATCTGTAAACTCGCTTTCATAGATAGTGTCCAAGATGGCAGGATCATATGTGGGCAAGCCTTCGGGACCAAAAGAGATGTTATCAAAAGGATTGATATCGTAGTTGCCTACGTCAAATCCGGTGTTCTGACTAAAGTCGGGCGCATACACCTGCACTCCAGGATAGTCCACTCCAGTGATCAGTAGGGCCAGATCTAACCCAGGTTCGTTGGCACGCGGTACATAGTAGCCCATGGTACGATCCACGCCTGACAGCTGATCAGCCGGAACTACCGACCACTCAGCGAGATCAAAGTCCTGAGACTCCACGGTCTGGGGATCGCCATTAGCATCAGAATCAAGCTGCCATACTAGATCGGCATATCTCACCCGATCACCAGTGACATATACTTGGTCAGGCTGCCACTCAACAAAATCAGCCTGGTATTGATAGCGATCATACCGGATAACTGTCTTGATATTGCGTACCAGATCATTGCCCATGTTAGCAACGGCCTGAGCTCCGGTACCGTTGCCACCTATCAAATTAATGATAGCTGTGGTGAGATAGCCCAGGCCTGGATCAATCACTTCTATAGCTCGCACCTGTCCGGCACTGTTGATCACTGCGGTCATCACTGCAGGACGTTCGCATTCTCCCGTGACAATGACTTCGGGGGGTACGGTGTATCCTGTGCCGCCTGAGACCACGGTCACTGATTCAATTCCCAGGAGATAGTTTTGATACCACTGGTTCCAGGGAAAAGTCTGCCAGACCGCACTGGTGCTGGGCACACTGGATGTGGTACTGAGTGTACCAACATCGTCCAGCACCGGCGACACAAACAGATTCTGTGCGGCATCCCAGTAGGCTGGTACATCAAAGTCAGTCATGGATCCCTGATAAAGATCGGATCCTTGATATATCAAGTTGAATTCTCGGATTTGTGTGTGATACGGCTTGACTTCTTGTATGTAATTCAGCACGAAATCCTGATTGTCTAGTCGATAGATCTGGAATGGCTCCAGCTTACGAATCACATGATCCACGTCAATCAAGCTGGTTTTTGTGAGCCACAGAGGTGCTATCTGTTCGCTGAGGATGTAGTTGAAGGTCAGGATCAAGAGACGATTGCGTTCGATCGCCAGGTCATCAATGAATATTTCTTCGTTGAGACTTTGTATTATCTTGCGAGTTTCGGTGATAGGTTCCTGATCAAAATACTGGGCATCAAATACTTCGATATCAAATCCATATCTGCCCAGAGCATAATCCCATATCTTGGCATCAATCTCGATGGTACCGTCCTGGAGACCCACACGTATCCACTCACCGGCTGTGAGTCTGTAGATTTCCCATTTGCCTTGACCGTTGGCAGTGACCTTGGCGCTGCTGCCCGGTGGCACTGTGACCGTGGACAATGCAGAAAAATTAGGCACCTCTACTACAATTAGAGTGCTGGGATCGTACCCTGGCTCATACCAATCAATATAGCTCCAGTACAAGCGTGTGTCATAGTTCTGTACTCGGGCTAGACCCAGGATTTTTTGTCCAGGCAACGTGCCCGGCAACACTTCATATATGGTCCAGAGGCCATCGTTGCTGCTGTCACTTTCCACTAGGTATCGATATCCAACAGGCACTGTGGCTAGGTCTTGATAGCTGAGCTCGGCGAGATTGGCTACTCGGAAATCCCACTCTCCGGAGATCTCAGCAGGTTCCGGTTCGCTGCTGTTGAGAAGAGGAAAACTACGTGTCTCAGAGATTGGCAAGGTGCGCAACACAGCGTTAGACTGTGTGAGATAGTTCTGCAAAGCTAGAAATCTGTTACGGAACATGCTTTGCCGTGGGCGGAAGTCGACCCCGTACTTCTCGCTTTCAGGCAAGAAAGGATCTGGAACAGGGTTGCCCACAGTGTCATATCCAGCAAAACTATCCAGCCATTTGCGATATGCACGATCGATCAGGAAGCCGTCGGCTCGATCCTGGGCGATGAGATTGTACTCCACATGCACTGCGTCATCGTTGGGTGTTTCGTCGTATTCAACATGCAACACAGTATCTTCAGCAGAAATATAAGGCAATCCGTTGTAGATGGCCACAGTGCTGGCGTTGATGGGAGCAATATAAGCGATACCGCTAGATTTAGGGGATTCGATATAGCGTGCCACTACTTCGGCACCCAGGGTCTTGCGAGCAGCACGAGCCACGGTGCGTATACCTTGCACCCAGAAATAATAGTTGGTTTCGATGATGCCTTGCTCATTGACCGAGCTCAGTGTGACATAGCTTTCGGTGTTCCTGGGCGTGCCCGGACCGGCGTATTGACTAGGAGGAACATCACTCACGATCCATTGATATACATCCACAGTGCTGCCTGGGAACAACTGTGACCAGCGCCGGCTGGCATACACTATGTCGTCTTGGTTGGGATCAATAAATCTAGCATTGGCAGTGTCCCACCACATCTCTCCCACGCGAGCTTGGGCCCAGACCTGACCATAATTGTTGACTGTACCTGTGTTGTAAGCAGCAGGATCAATGGCCCCTATGTAGTCGAGGTTCTGGCGCACTGCTCCAAGAAGTTTTCCTTGCAAAGGGTCGATATAGTCAAAATATTGTTTGGCGCCGCCGGTGAATCTATCGTACATAAACACCGAATTCAACAGATCAATATCAACCACTGGTTGCTGGAGACGTGTTTCAGTCCAGGCCGGTGTGCGATTTATGTTTATAAATTCACTCACACGACCAGATTCGTTAGTGATGTTGTTGGCATTGTTACCTGGAGATCCCACCAGCAAAGTGCCAGTGGTGTAGTTTACTGCAGCACCAAATCGATCAAATGGTGCCAGTCCCGGTGACAGTATCTGTTGGCCAAACACAAATCTCGAAGGATTAGTGATCGTGGGATTTACCGCAGGCAAGAGGTCGTAAGTGTATACCGCACCGCTGTTGGGTATAGCGCTGACGAACCTGGTGCTGCCAGCATCAAACGTGGTAGTGGATATGCTGGGCGGTGACGCAGGATTATTAACATAAGGTGTTCCATACACTGCTTGTGAATCTGGCAGGGTCTGGGAATACACATCAAACGTGGTAGTAATGTAGGAATTGGAGTCCGGAGCACCAATGATGAGATTTCTAGAAGTCTCATTGATATAAACACTGGCACCAAAGTTCGCATTGGCCTGGGGAACTGGGCTTACAAATGTCTGTACCCAGGCCAGGGGCTGGAATCCTGCATCAGCAAACACGCTGCTGTTTGATACCGGCAATACTTGTAGCTTGCTGCCAGGCACCGCAGTGGATTGGTTTTTCACGAATATCGTGATATATCCGTTGTTTGATATTGCAGTCACATTGGGTATATTGGCATTGATTATGTCTTGTGCCAGAGCAGCAGGAGTAATACCTGTTACTTCAACATAGTAATCATTTACTCGGAGATAATCTCCAATGGTAAATCCCGACGCTACGAATCCATAATTTTTTACACCGTCGTTGATGCTGAGCACTTTCCAGAACCCGGGTGTAAACGCAGTAGTATAAGTCGAGTTGGGCTGTGCTTGTGTCTGATATTGATAGGTGCTGGCGAGAGAGCCATACACCCGGGCTTGATTGATCTGATAATCTACACTTCCGGCCTCGATCAGGACCTGGCCATCGCGTGGAGAACCGATGTATAAACTGCAATTAGTCACACACTGATCCAATGCTGCACCAAATTCAGCAGCAACCGCGGGCGATTTTGCGGAGATCTCTTGTACAAAGCTCACGGCATTATTTTCTATTTCTAGAATATCTCCCACTGCCGGAGCCGAGTTTAACTCTATGCTGTTGCTGCTGTCATAGAATATTTCATAATCACCGTTGATGTTGCCAATGTTGTTGATCAAAAATGCGCCATTGAGCAGCACTGTGGTCGGCGCCGAAGCCAAGCTCTGATCCAATACAAACACAGTCTGCCCAGGTGTGGTGACTTGGAATCTCTGCACGCCACGATCGAATACATAAACACGACCAGTACTGGCATCCACACCCGGAGCGCCTATCAAGATCTGACGGCCGTCTGTGGTAGTGGCCACACTGTGACCAAATCTATCAGTTCCGCTCAACGGCGCTGGCAAGAAGCTGCTGTCAATCACGAACGACTGACGATAATGAGATCCTCCACGGATTGATATTGGAGCTCCTGCGGCCGGAGTAGTAGAAAACACGATATTTGTCCCAGCCAGTACATAATCTAGTCCGGGACGTTGTAAGATTCCATCCGCGTAAACAGTGAAAGTATCAAGAGTGGACACACCATAGATATTATCAACAGGATAAGTGTTGGTGCTGCCGTCCGCAGAGATCAGGTTTGCGATCCTGCGTGTTATGAGAACTGTAGATCCTTCAGCCGGAGCAGTGGCCACAAAGGTTATTGTGCTGTTTACTAGATTGACAGAATAAGGATAAGTGGTAGAAGGTGTCTGCGGAACGTTGTCAACAATGACTATGAGTTGATCTGCAGTGTCAACTACCACGCTATTCTGATAAGAATACGAGGTTGCTCCGGTGGCACGATATTCAATGGATTGTAGTTCAATTTCAACCAGTCCGTATCCATAGACCTTGTTGGCACCTGGTGCGCCCACATAGATCCAGCGCTCATCACGACTGATGGCAACACTGTATCCAAATTCATCTCCGGGCTGGCCACCGGATGAATCCAAGGTCCAGTCCAGCAACAGCTGATACTGATCAAAAACATTGCTGGTGGGAGGATTATAGATCACCACTGCATACCCTTGATCATTGCCGCTGGCGCTGGCACCCACCACTGCCCAGGTCTGATTAGCCATGTCCATGGCATTACCGTATCCGGCCAGATCTGTAGTTTCAAGTTCTAATATGCTGTTTTGCACGTACCTATCAGTCGAATCCTTGACATAGGTATACACCCCGCCGGCTGTACCGTAGCCCGGAGCACCCACCATGGCTGCAAGATTGTTGAGCCCTTGTGCAACACTGCTGCCAACAAAACTGCTGGTAACGGGTTCAGCCACCGGCAAATCGGTTTTGAGATTGAAAGGCTGTTGTTTCTGCAACACGGTCCATCGACCCTGTCCATTGTCGTCCACCCAGGCTCGATCACCTGATGTCAACGAATTGGAATAAGGAAGGTCTGCTATGTCTGATGCCTGGGCAACACGAGCTGTTTGCAGAGTGAATCCCACCCCCGTGCCTATGTATTCAGTTTGTTGTCCGACAAATCTGTAGCCTATCAAGACCTGATTCAGTGCGGGAACCGACAACACACGGTAAGTGCCGTTAACAGCATCATTGAAGAATCTAATAATCAATGCGTCATTAACTGCCAGTCCGTGTGGTACGGTAAATTCTACTAGAGCCCTAGCATCGAGATTATCTGATATCAAGATGATATCGCCTGGAACAGTTTCTACACGATAAACCCCCCAGTCATGACCATTGATTTTAGCTGCCCATAGCGTGCTACCCACACCAATTTCTGCTACTGTTTGGTTGAACTGACTCTGAGTAGATGAAAAATCTTCAAGATCAAACACTGTAAAATCAACATCTTCCAGGTTGACATATCCTGCTGTTGGTAACCCTGCATCTTTGACTGGTGCTATGACCGTGGGAAATATATCAGAAGATGTCAGAGGTTGGCTGGTCTTGTAGATATTTTCCAATAGTATTGGCTGGTCTGACTGTGAGGTCTCTTGGGGTTCTACCACTTCCACCAAGGAAGGATCGCTACGCAGTCTTGCAGCATCTAACAGAAGTTCAATATAATTTCGATTGGCTGTGGCGCCGTAACTGCTGCGCAGCAGTGCCCAGTATTCATAGATATTATACTGCGCAGTTTCTTTGCCGAGATCTGCGAAACTAAAGATCTCAGCAGCCTGGATGGTACCTTTGCTGCCCAGGAACTGCTGATAAAGTTGTACCTGACTGACATCGTCAAGATTGAGTGCTTCCATGTAATCTCTGGGACGGAATCCAATGAGCCCGTAACTGAACAAGTCAGTTTCGTTTTGCAGAGATGCACCGTATACCGAATAGGCCTGACTGAGTTCATCGCTGGCGTTGGCCGCGTTGGGCAAAAGTCCTTTTTGTACGTCGTCGTAGTCGCTCTTGATCCAGAGATTGTAATTGAAATCCTGGCTGGGCTGGATAATGGTGCTGGCTGACCAGTATTCGTTTTTAAACAGCACGATTTCGCCCTTGGCATACCCACGACGCGGACTCCACTCCACTATGTTGTCTTGATTGAGAACAAATCCAGGAGCATTGACTGTACCGTCCCAGTCTCCGGATATCACACCGGATACCAGTATACGACTCTGGCGAGAACCAGTGATGGGATCATATATCAAGTCATTGAAAATACTGGCGTTGTCTAGGATCACTAGGTGTTCGTAGGCAGTGAATGATACATTGAGATAATTTATAGTGTTGGAACTAAAGCTCGTGGCACGGAAAGTATTGCCCAGTCTTTCCAGTACCAATTGTTCCGGCGCGATTACCTGGCGATTCTGATTTAGTATCAGATTTTTAGGACGGGGATCAGCCAGACTGTCCGCCACAGCACCGGGTCTTGACACCGAGACTCTAGTAGCGCCGGGATTGAGATTGATGATAGCACCAGGCGCCCATCCTTGATTGCTCCAGTACAAGAACTCCTGGCACATCTGCAGCCAATCCAAGATATATCCATTTTCTTGATTTTCAAAAACAAATCCCTGGCGAGTCAACAACAATCCATAACTGTACAGGAAGTCACAAACCGCAGTGCGATTGGTGAATATGTATCCATAGGGAACTTAGTGTGACATTATCACTGTGCTCTGTAGACAAACGCACCTGTGTGCTGCCGGCTGATTGACCGGCATCAATCACTATGGAGGTGCCATTGGGTCTGCTGGTCAGGACATTAAAATAAGGAGTTTCTGTGCTGTATCCAAATACTTGCCATCCGGTATCGGTGAGTTGTACTATGACCGAGCTGTAAGTTACTTCGCCAAATGGCTGATTCTTGTACAACAGCAACTGATAGCTCTCATCAGGCAATAGCAATCCTGCATTGAGACTGTTGGGGGTAGATCTTTCAGTATAGATCTTCAGATATTTTTTATCGGAAAACCCTGCCAGGCGCCAGCAAAGACGCACGCCAATATTGCTCAAGGTATCCGTGAGTCGTTGAGTGCTGTTCACTCCCAGCTGTCGATTATAATCAATTATCCAGTTGATATAGCTGGCTTTGCTGACCCCGTCACCGTAGATAGGAGTAATCTGTTTGGCATCCAGTCGATATCTACCGTCCCAAAGATACTGCGCTAGAGCTGGGTCATACACATATCGATCGCGATCAGCTAACAAGCTGAAAAATTTAGCAGGTTTGGTCAGAGCCAGTAATCTCATCACAGCAAATGGCCAAGCTGATGATGTACGCCACACGTTTTCTACCGGACCATTGTCGCCAAATGCCCAGGATCTGCGGAAGCTGGTTCCATCAAAATTGCCCACAGTGCTGTCGATGGGCGGCAATAACTCGCCCTCGGTGCCTGCGGGAATCACTGCTGTGAGATCTGGCCTAGCATATTCTGGAAGAAAGTAGTCACCGTTGGGATCTCGCACACGACCTTCGGCTAAATCTTCCCAAAGAACCAAGTTACCTGATGTATAAGGTGCGGGACCATAATAGTCTTGCCACCACACAGGTTCTTCTGAGAATCCCAGCATTTCCCAAGGACTTGTGTTGGGAGTGAGAGTATCGTAGAAATAATTGTAAATGCCGCGCCAAGCGCCCAAGAGAGGCTGACGATCTAGTTTGTTAGAGCTCTGGCTGTAGTTGTAGGTAAAAGGATCATTGGGCAGATATACCTGGGATGTGTAATCAAGTTTGTTCCATCCGATCCAACTCAGGAAGTCTGTGGATAGTATATTGTTGATCTCTGCCAGAGTATAATTGGTTTCGCGGAACTGTCCAGGAATAACTTCTGCAGCCGAAATTGGTACCGGGGTAGATATCTTGATGTTGTTGAATATCCTGGTTTCAAACTCCAACAACACTTGATCTCGTGCATCGCCAAATGCCACTGTGATGCTGCCATCATGACCACGGATCACCGGTGTGGGAGTGACATAGGTCTCATCTAGATAAATTTCAGGGCGGAACTTGGGATAGAGTCCCATCTTGCTGGGAGTATTGGGTACATACGATCCGTAGGTCTGATCAAACTCACGGAATTCGATCTGTTGACCCAGGACCAACGTCTTTAAGAAAGTCACTGTACGGCTATCGTCATTTACCACATAATCATATCCGCGTGTTTGGATCACACCATTGATATAAACGTTCAGCCCTAGGAAGTTGCTGCTGTTGTAATCATAGGTCTGCTGTGTATCAAAAGTGTTGGTAGTGATCAATGACACTGTGTACCGAGTAGAAACATAATTCTGCCCTGATGGTGCCATGTCTCCCCAGTAAAAAGGACTCTGGCTGTTTTTGCCCAGCGATATCTCTGCCATCACTGTGTCTAGTATCTGGGTTGGTGTGGAATTAACAAAATCCCCTTTGCCGGCTAGATCCAACAGCAGGGCCTTGTATTTTTCATATTCCCTGCTGTTGAACTGTATGGCGTCAATGACCTGATATTGACGCTGTCTCAGGAATGGTCCGGCCAGAGCCAAGGGGGCTGAGTGCTGCACGATGTTGTTGCCGTATCTCAGTATGTCGCCCAGGTCACGGGTGTTGTTGGCTCCGATAACAGGACCCTGTATATTCTTTAAATTCTGTCCTATGCTTTCATAGTGAGTGCGTATAGTTCCCAAGGTAAACGCATCGCTGTTTTCGTTCAAGGGATTGTTTTCTAGATTCAACGGAACCTGATAGAAAGCCACTGCACTGGCTTGATTGCTCAGAACCTGCACTTCAAGTATGGTACCGATCTCAGGTGGATCTGTCAGGGTAATAACAGTGTTGTCTTCTGAAACTTCGATGGTGTATTGATCTGGGTTGATAAACACTGTGCCTTGATATATCTGTATCGGAGGATATGGAGACCGGGTATCTGCTGGCACATCCAACACCAAGGGTTCTCCATCAAACACAAAACGAAACACCTGGCGACTGCGATTTTCAGCAGCAGCATCCTGCCAACCGATCATCTGGGAAAAATCTGTGCGATCGAGATACTGTCGAGCAAAGCCTATGCTGACATCTTCTTCAAAACTCACGCTGTTACGCACATAGAGGAATTTGTCTGTATAGAGATAATTTTCAAAAACTATGTCGCCTACGTTTTCAATGTTGAGATATTTCAGAGCGAATCCCAAGACATCATCACTCCTGGCAGTACCGCCCAAGGCATATCCAAACAAACGACTGCCAGCAAATGTTGAGCTGGGATAAACAGCAAGATTGCTGAGACTGATACCATTGCTGTCGTAGACATCGAACAACGGTGCCTGATTTACCCCAATTTTTTGCTGAGCTAAACGCCAGTTACTGCCATCAAACCAATAGCTTTTGCCTTGCTGGGTGTTGCCACTGAGTGCGACCAGGGTCTGATCGATCAAGGCTTCGCCATTGAATTCTGGCACGAGATTGATAATGGGTTGAGCGATCAACGGTGCCAGGGTATCGGGTTCGATAAACTCTACTCGGTACACGCGATTGCGCACTTCTGGATCAAGATCTCCTGCGAATACAACCCGGCTTCCCGAGATCAAGGTATATCCATCAGTGCTATAACCTAATTGCCCGTTGATATTGCTGAGTGCATCTGTAGATGCAAAGTCTATGATATTGACCGGTATCTTTCCTTGTGTGCCAAAATCAAACAATCGCAGATCAGCCCGGAACTCGATGATGGGCCGTTTACCGCGTTGTTGATTGTCCAGCACAGGTATCTGGTTGTTGAGTTCTGCAGCATACTGTATCACATCAATATGGAACCAACGATTGCTGCGGCTCCAGGCATTGCGATCACGGCTGGCACGATTGATAGTGATATAATCTGGTGTGAGCGGAGCATTTAATGTACCGTCGTAGCCGCCAACATCAAAAGGAAATGCATCATATGGCTCTGATAGACTGCGTGTGTAGGTCTCGGGAGTGACCATTTCGCGCACCGGTACCAGCCGTATGCCAGAGCCTAGGGTAGCACCCAGCACACCTTCAGCAGGAAGTGGTGCATCTTGGGGATATCCGGCACCGGGATTGGCCAGGCTCTCGGCCACGGTTTCGTAGATGTATTCCTGGAAAACTTCTTCGCTGTGTACCGCACCTGTGAGTCGTTGATTGTTGAACAAGTGCCAAGGACCAAAATATGCCTCACCATCAATGAATCCTATCCGAGCATCAATTCCCAATCCCGTGCCTACGCCTTCCACATAGTATTCCAGATTCTGGAATTCAGGAGGTTCGGTCAGGCCGCGGAATTGTACCTTGAGTCCATTGGTAAACACCACACCATTGGGGCTGGTGTAATTACGGGCACCAATTATTTCATCGAGATTGACAGGATTCAGACCCGAGGTATCTACTAGACGTATGCGTCCAAACAATTCGGGATTTTCACTGTCCTGATACCACAGCGTATCCAGGGTGGCTGTGAGCAAGGGTATCTTTTCGGGAAAGCCCGAAGCATTTCGATACCATTGTGTGTTGCTCCATTGTGCGCCAAACAGCACACGCCATTTGTTGAGCAAAGGAATCCCCAGCACTGGATTGAGCTGCATGAACGGATTGCCGGATTCGTCATTGACATAACGTATCTGCCAGACTCCGTATCTCTGATCAACGTCGTCGATGTCAGTGGTTTGGTCGTAAAGTGTTGTGTCAAAACTGCCTTCCTGGCCGATGTTCTGTGGCAAAGGCAACAACGGATCAAACTGAGATTGTACCTGCCATCCGCCATCTTGAGCATTTTGTATCTGATTTGTGAAAACTACCGCGCGGCCATCCAAGTTGGTGATGCCATCAATTCCCATGGGGTTTGCACGCAAGAACTCATCAACATAGATATTGTTGATTTGATTGAACTTGAGATCAGTAATAAGATCCACTGTGCCACTGGTATTGGGCGCTCGACCTGGAATCACACCAATGGAGTTTAATGAATAGTAAAAGTCATCGGCGGTGTTGAGAGGTACGTTAAAAGTCACGGTACCAGCATCAACCCCGTTGTTGATCACACCTTGCACGTCCCGGCTGGAGATGTTGGGAGTACCTGGAACTCTTCCTGCCACTCCAGGATCAGTCTGTATCCAGAATCTGGCGCCGCCACCTTGTGATATCTGGAAGGTATAGTTGCCACCACGAACCAAGGTGATGGTGGGGTTGTTGCCGGCTTCGCCCGACAGCTGATATCCGTTGTTGGTACGTGTTACTACCCAGTTGTCAGTGAGAGGAACATCAGTGGCGTTGACATCTACTGCGTCAGGGCCTTGGGGCAGCCAATAGTATTGGCTATAATTCGTGAACTTGTCTAGATCGCAAAACGGATCCCAGACATAATACTGGCTCTGGAACAGCCGATCCTGTCGTGTGGTATCGGCACCTTGTAAATCCAAAGCATCGATCATGCCTGGATAAGTGATGGCATCATCGGGCGTGGTGGTATCGGGTTTGAAAAACACCACACCGGGTTCTAGCTGATAATCTGCACGAGTGGCCGTGGGTTCGATCACATAGTTGTCGGCAGGATTCACACCTGGTCCCACACGCCGCCCCACATATCCTTGTGTGCGTACTATGCTGGGTTCTTGTGTGAGCTGATCCAGCGTGGCTGCCAGGAACTGCTGATTGGTTTCTGTGCGAAAAATCTCAGGCAGCAGATCAACTGAACGACGACGTGTGACCATTAGTATTCACCTGTTTGGCTAAGAGTATTTTGTGTGGGATACAAGCCCGACACCGGTGTTTGGCTGCGTATGTTGCTTTGTGTCAGTGCTTCTATGACTTCGATATCAGATACCGTGGCAGCATTTACAAAGATCTCATTGGGTGCGGATCTTATCTCATACAAATCACCAAAGGTTTTCAAAGGATTCAAGGGCACTATCACCACTGAACTGATGATAGATCCCAGCTGTTGATGCAGATATGCGGCCAGCTCTGAGAAGAAAAAACTATCACCAAAGTCCCATTTGTCTATGGTAAAGTAAGCATTCATCCTGGCAACAACTTGACTCTTGATCTCAGAGATCGATGCAGTGCTCCGAGGTTCTCTAACGACTTTGATTGTGGCACGAAGTTCAGGTGCGGCCTTGGCACCAAACAGGGGTTTGAATATCACGGAGTTCAACACAACATTATCAGATATCATCTTGTAATCATTGAGAGCCGAATATTCCGTGGTCAGTTGATTGATAGTGGGAACTGGAGGTTCTGGCACGGTACCAGTGGTGTCTTTGATGTAATTTTGATAAGCAGTATAATAACCCTGTGTGGCCACATAGATGTCGATGATGTTGGTGACACCAGGATCAATCACGTTGGTCAAGGGACTGTTGTGACGATACTGGAAATAAAGTTCTTGTCTGCCCACACGACTGATGAAATCAAATCGTTGGGTCAGCACACGATTGATCACACCATTGGCCGTGGTGATGGTCAGCTCGTAAAATTTGGCTTCGGTTGTGGCATAGAACAGCTGGCCACTGGGATACTCTGATTTTACCAGTTCTATCGCATCTTTTGTGGCATAAAGCGTTACAATAACGCCGGCTGCTACTGGTAGGAAACGCTCGAGATCATCAAAATCCGTGGTCTGCTGGAAAAATACCAGCTTGCTGGATGGGTTGATGTTGGGTGCCACCAGCTGATCAAAGAAATCAGGATCGTCCGCTACACCATCGGCATCGCTGTCGGTGTAACTGATCACTACTTGATAATCATTTACATAGCCGTCGCTTTCCACTGGCTGTGCGATGATGTCTGTGACCACATCGCCAGGCAAAGGTTCGCTGGAATCAGGCCGACTGTTGGTTTTTAATACCTTGATGAAATCATTGATGACCTTGCCGGTGCGGCTATCGTAGACTTCTTCGCTGCCATCAAAAGTAAATCTGGTCTGGATCACGCTGGAAAAATAATAGTTTAACCCACGGCTGGTGACCACATAGCCAACTCCGTCTGTGACGAACTTGATCAGCCAAGATTCGTCTAGATTGGTTCCCAAGGTACTGCCAGCATTGCCTAGGCTAAAATCTTCATCGGTGATCGGCGGAAGATTTGTGGCAGTGATCAGATACCAGGTGCCCGGTGTGCCGGTTATGGAACCGGTGCTGTCGTATCCAAGTCCAAAGTTCCGGAATAATTCAATCTGTTCGATGATGGATCTTTCGAGTTCAGCAGAAAAATCTGTGACAAACTTGGGTATGACCTGTGTGGCCAGCGCACCCGTGGGTACGAAATTATTCAAGGCCACTGGACCAGTGCCATCGGGTAGATTGCCCAGTCCTTGATTTGTACCATCCAGTACCACTGCGGATATCGTTGCCCATATCACTAGTTTTTCATCTGCCCGGGTAGGTACACCAGCTATCAGGCGATTCTGTGCATCGAAGAAAAATCCTGGTGGTGGCTCGAATTTAACCAAGCTGCCTTGTGTGATATAACGAGCATTGTTGCTGCTGTAGATGCCAATGGGCTGTGGCGACTGTGCTGTGCCGGCATAGAAGAATCCCGTGGTCTCGTTGACCAGACGGGTGCTTTGCTGCCAGGCAAGATTGTTTATGGCCAGATCGGGTCTGGGATAGTTGTTGTAGTAAAATTGAATCACTGCACGCGACGTCAGCAATGGCTCTACCGAGTTGGTCAGAACATCTACTATCTCGTTGCGATTGATCCAGTCAAATTCAAAACTGGGCAGGACATTTTCTCGATATATCACACCGTCTGATGCAAAGATATTGGTGCTGGAATATTTCCCAGTGATGTCAGTGAGATCGATGTATCTGCTGGTACCCACTGAGCTGCGTGCTACAGCCTTGCTTTTGATTATGGAGTTGTAGCGTGTGAATGGAAAGTTGTTGTAGTCCTCGCCATTGACCATGCGATTCTGGGTGTAGTATCTGGCAGGGGCTCGCTGCTTGATCTCTTCCAGAGTTTCACGTGCTTGTGCGTTTGATACCGGTTCGGTTATGCCGCAGGTGAGTGTGATGGTTTCTATACGACCAAATCTCGACACATAGCTGATAGGCAAAGTGATGGCCTGCATCTCTTCGGGATTGATGATATACTCAAGGCCGTTGCTGGCGCGAACATAGGCTCGGAAGAATCCCACGGGAGTTTCAGCAAATACACCATCACCAAAGGTCAAGGTGATTTGATCGTTGGCTCTGCTGGTGATAGAATACAACTTGCGTTGATCCGGAGCCAACTGCTCCACGGCCGCGGCATAGATGCTTTCCACAAACTCCCACTCACTGGAGATACTGCCCACATCGTCTAATTTGTAAAGCCAGTGATCTTCCTGATTGCAGCCTTCAATGTTGATGTTTACTGTGCGATTGGGCACTGCTTCGGCCAAGTTGAAATCTTGATTTTGCAGCACGCCTTGCTTGAACAGGAAAAAGAAACCGGTATTGTCGGAACCAAAACCCAGCTGATCATTGCGATATAAGATGTTAAAGATGCCCGATGGTCTGGGTGCGGGTTCGTACACATAGTCACGGCCCATGGTAGTAGCAGATGTGGCTTCAAATGGCATCGACACGCCATCCACGTTGGCAGTATAGGGTATCACGGGCAGGAACCCTGGTACCAAGTTGATAGAGTACTCAGCGGTTTCTATTCCCAGGATGTCCTGACGATTGCCTGGGCGACCAAATTTCTGGCTGTCTACTAGAGCAGCATTGATGATCTGTGTGAACTGTTCCAACCAGTTGGGGTTGGTGGGATCATTCCAGTCCACTGTGACGTTGGAAAGATTGATATTGTTGTAATCTGTGATATTTTCCGTGGTTGACACTGAAAACACCTTGAGGTAACCTTGTGCAGGTTGATTGCGCTTGGGAGTATAGCTCACCAAGTTGGCCAGGCGTACCACTGAATCTCTGCGTTCAGCTGTGTCTAAGAAGTTTTCTCTGGCGTTGAGATCGTTGCGGAAGGCCAGGGCTTGACCCATGAATGCCATTACATCCAGGAGTGCGATAAACTCCGATGATTCTATGTAGTCGTTGAATGTTTCGGGATAGTACAAGCGCAGATAGTCCACGAAACTCTTGCGCAGGGTTTCAAAATCATAACTTTGGAAATCGGCTTCGCGATAGGTCTGGTAGAATCTTTTCCAGTCTTCTACACCAAAAATCGCTGTTTGTCTCGTGGTCTTAGGCATTGTCTCTCACCATCATCAAGTATTTATGGTGCGTAAAAACCACGTAGTTTTACGCCAGAGTGGCGCGGCGGGTGGTAGCGTCAAAAAACAAAGCCAAGCGCTCAGCTGTGGCACTGGCAACTGTTTGCAGTTCAACTTCTATCAGCATGCCGTTGTCTTGTGGGTACACGGATACGTCACTGATCACGATCCTGGGATCCTGCGAGGCCACTCTCTGTATTTCTGCCAGGATCTGATTCCGCGTGAGTTCCAGTTGATTTTCAAATATAAAACTCCACAGTGTGGTGCCGTACTCGGGCCGACCCGGAAGCTCGCCTTGCTGTATGTTAAAAGCATTGGCTAGGTCGCGCTTGATCAGTTCAAAGTCCGTGAGCGTGAACTTTTTGTATTGATTGATAGTGTTGAATCCAATGAATATAGGCATAGATGTATTTACCCTGACAACGGTGGCAGTCCTCTACGCACTCGTTCTTGATTTATTCGTGCCAGCACCATGGGATCATCTCCGCTGTAGGTGAGACTGCTGTCAGGTGTGCTGCTGTATAATCCACCGGTGAAATCCGGCAAAGGTACCTTGGGATTGCTGATGATGCTGGCCACGGCTTGGTCCACACCGTCTCTCACCACGGTTCCTGTAAATCCACCAATTTGCACGCTTTTGGTCACGAGTTCGGAGGCACGAGTGTCCACGAAATTCACGGCATACTGTGCATTTTTGGCCACGGTGTTTATCTGATTCACGAGATCCGCAGGAGCGTTGTTTTGTATCCATTGTGCTGTGGTATCTACTCCAAACTTTGCTGCTACCTGCACAAACGAAGCCAGGTCCTGGGGCGATTCATTGCCAGTAACGATTCCCACAGATTTCAAACCATCAAGTGCTGTGACCATTATTTCATTTTGTGTGAGATCTTGAAGCTTGGGATCCAGCAACAAACTAGCAAGATTACCAACACCGTCTTTTCCGGTCCAGACCGATGCACTTTTCAATATGTTTTCTAACTGCGCAGGATCTTGCAAGAAATTCTGTACCGTGCCGGGTTTCAAGAATCCCGCTGCTTCCAGCTGACTGGCCGAGAATCCAAACTTTCCTATGCCCAAATCCTGGGTGATCGTGTCAAATGACTGGCCTACATCAGACGCTGCTTGAGCCAGTAGGCCCGTGACTTGGCTGATGTCTAGATTGCCCACAGAGAGTTCTGCCACACCTTGTTTTAAAAATGCCGATGCGTCTATGCCGTTGGATACCAAGACATTGGTGAGTCCTCCCAGCACACCTTTGGCTGCTGCGCTCAGGCTCTGCAAAGGCGACTCGCCTAGTTCGGTGATTGATGCCACACCTTGATTATGATAAGGATAAGGTTCATGCGTGGGTGCTCGCGTGACTATGGTCTTGAGCTTGCCAAATTCCACTTCCCACCCAACATTGTTCTTGAACGCCACGTCCGCGAGATTCACACTACGGAGCTCGGTGGGAGTTGGTACTGGTGCGGCACCGCCAGAATTGAGATTGATACATCCGGCTTTCAGTGTCATGCTGGCGCCGGCATCCCAGGATCCAGAAGTAGAACTCTTGAGGCCCAGGCTACCGTCGCTTTTGATGCCAACAAAATTCTTGCTGTAGAGCTTGAGCTGTCCTATGCCAATCATGTCCAGTGTAGCATCGGCCTGCATCTTCATGGTGGTGCTTTTCATGTTGATGGCCCCACCTGCAAACATGTTGATATCTTTGTCAGCGTGCAAATTGATAGTGCCTTGGGTGCGAACGTTTACAGAATTGGTGGAGAACACATCCACAGTACCTTGCTTGCCAAACTCTATCCAGGTCTGACCATTGGCATGTATGATGTAAAAGCAGTCATCGTTGTCACTCATGGTGATCTGATGGCCCTTGGCTGTGCGTATGCGCACGAGATTGTCTTTGCCTTCGAGATCACCATCGTCCATGACGATGGAGTGACCACCGCGACGTGCTATAACTTTGATGTCTTGTGGCAGAAGTTCGTTGCGATCCAGTTGCCGCTTGATGGTTTTTTCGTCTAGGCCGCCTTGATATATGGCCTTGCCTGGAGTGGATATTCCAAACACCGCGCTGGGACTTTCCCGCTGGCTGTTTGAAGTGATGGGGCCTCTCACTGTGTCTGTGATCAGACCTTGTTGCAGCAGTATGGCTGCTAGATAACTGTGTACTGGTTTGATCTGATCAAAAAATCTCGGATCTTCAGATATGGCAGGATTTTCTTCGTTGATCTCTGTGACGGGAAGCTGTGTGGCTTTTTTGAAATAACTGCTTTGACCGGAGTTGCCGATCTCGAATTTACGACTGGCACCAATGGCCGGCAACATGTGATTGATGCCTGGCACAGGAACACAGCCGGTGTAGTAGCCTTGATTGGGATCACCACCTGCAAAGAAACATATGACCTGGGTGTCAATGTCTGGGGGTGTAAACCACATACCATAGCTTTGTAGATTTGTTGTGAATGTGCCCACACCGCTTTCGGCCCCGGGTGGAGGATTGGTCACTCCATAAAAAGGTGGCACATAGCTCACGGTTCGCCATAGTGTTTGATCGTTGGGATCATCGCCGGCGAATTGCTCGATGTACACCTGGAGACGGCCGCTGCGTGTGGGGTCGATGTTGTTCCTGACCACTCCAATAAACGGACCAAACTCGCTGGGTGTGCCACCGCGATCAAATCGATATCCTTGACCGCGTCCACGACTTCTTTGTATGTTGTCTGCCATTGTTCTCTCTAGTCTTTGACTATGCTCTGTGTTCTAGTTACCGGGGTTGGCGGTGATTCAAGCAAAAGTTGCGATTGCAATCTACGTATCTCACTGCCTAATCTCACAGATTCAGCGAAATTACCGCGGGCTTGAGCTTGTTCTTGTTCGGAGGTCAACCGTATGATCGCTCTCTGTGTGTCTGTCAGACCAGATGATGCTGTGGCTGAAAATACCGACCCTGTAACTGGAGCAGTGTTCAACGATGAGAACGACCCCAGAGCCGGTGCTGATCCCGGAGCAGCCGGTGGATTCAACAAGGGCACAGGTGCCGCAGTACCCACCGCTTGTCCGTTGCTGGTGGGGGCTTGAGCCGATGCTGCTGGTAACAGGGTGCTGGCCGCAGTGGATTGACCTGCCAGTCTCGCGGCCATGCTGTCGGTCCTGGCTCCGGTAGGTAGTTTATCTAGATATCCCGTAGCCCAGTCTGTGGCACGAACGTTTTGTGCGGCGATGGCATTGTCTACTCGCCGAACAGATGCTTGTTCGTTTCCAGGCGAACCAACAGCAGCACCCCGAGAACTTTCCCGTGCTGTGTCGGTATTCGCAGTTGATGGTTTACGGAAGAACACCTGCGCACCTTCGATATCTTGCACAAACTTGCCTTTGCTGAAGATGCTGTCTACAAAGTAGGCCCGGTACACATAGCTGATCTCGGGATCCGTGGTTTGTTTGCCATCCTTGCCGATCACCGTGAGATTTTTTTTGGTCGCATCTATGACGCCGGTATTGAGATCATAGTCTACGGGTTTGTTGAACAGTATTTCAAAGATGGGTTCGCGTGTTTCAAAATTCAAACTGCCATCAGGCAAAGTAGTGTTGAAATCCTGCGAATCATTGCCTACAGGACCCGACACGCCGGCCCAGAGATCTCCTTGTTGTATCCAGTCAGGATCGCCCACGATGGTCATCTTGGCTCTCACAGTGTCACCGGGACTATATAAACTGTCAGCGGCATTGGCCGGTGCTTCAAACACTGGCCCGCTTTGGCCTTGATCGGCTTCGTTGCTGCGTGTCTGGCTGCCGGCTTTGTCAAAAGTACGATAATCTGTGAACACTGTGCGATCTGGTGCGTTGGGCCCGGTTAAAGCGACGTAGTAGAGATAGTTGTAGTCCTGGGTGAAATTCAGCACCGAAGTATTTTGGCCGGTAAACCAATAGGCGTATCGCTTGGGTGGCACCCAGGGCTGGCTGGCCGCAAAATACTGGCTCTTGAGGTCTGTAACCAGATACGGCGATATTTGATAGGTAAACTTGTAAGCATAGTCATGTCGCTTGAAATCATATTCTAAGGGCATGGCCTGCATGGTTATGGTGTACCATGCAGTTTCGGGTATGGCCTGGCCATTGGGCACATATTTCTTCAGTGTTTCGTTCCACTTTTCCAGCTGCTGGTCAGTGACATAACTGCTGTTCCTCAAGACCTGGTCCAGGAACTGCATGATCGTGGTTCCGGCCAAGATACTTTTGTTCTGACTGGTGAAATCATTGCTTTGCCGGGCACCGTCCTTGGCCTGCTGCGGATCCTGGGTCTGGATCATGGGCGGTTTCTTTTTATCTATGGGACCAGCCGGCAACACCTTGGCATCGGCCATCTGTGGTACTTTGAATATGATCTCAAACCGATCTGGTTTCTCGTATCTTTTTTCTGCCACTAGCTCATCTTGATATTTGTTTAACGCATCCACCAGTCCCTTGGAAATCGTCTTGGGAGTGTTGGTCTTGGGAGCAGCATCGGCCTTGGGTGGAGCTGTTTGGGCCACACCAGCACGTGTGATGGCAGCAACTTGATCCACTGCGCTTACTGGTGCTGCTACTCCGCGAGCCTCACGTGGTAGTCCCGATGCCGTGGCGCCTTCTTGCACTTGTTCATTGGCAGCGCCACCTCGGAACGACGCCGAACCCGACAACAGATCTCGGAGAGTACTGGCCGTGAGTTCCACGTTGTAAGGTATGGTGTTGCGCTGCTGTGTGGATGCTAGATTTTGCACGCCCACGGCTGTGCAGTTGTATTCCACGATCTGATTGGCTATCCTGAACTGTATGCCCGTGAACTGGAATGGTATCCATTTTTCCAGTATAGCATTGGCGTCGGTGGTTTGACCCAGAGTGCGCTTGGGATTTATCAAGCTACCGTATTGATCATATCCGTAAAATCTAATCACCATGAGATAGTTCTGTGCGGCATAGTTCACGGGACGGCCTGGCTCGGTGTTGATGTATTGCTGCACGGCTTTGTAGAGATTGTCGATCAGGGTGATGCCGTTGGGCTCGGTGATCTTGAAGTTGAGCTCAACTACATTGTGTGCAGCACGGCTACCGCGACCTTGCACCACGCTGCGCAGTTTCACATCGTCGATGTAGTAATCAAGACCAAAATAAGGATTGCGGCCGTCGCCACTGGCAGCGCTGAACGCAGTGACACCGGGGATCTCTCCGGGATCATTTACTTCAGTGGCCTGGGGCGTGTAAGATGTAGTGTTGTTGGGAGCACCACCGCTTTGTATCAACAAGGTATATCCCGAGAGGATTTTCTTCTTGTTCAACAACTGGCGAGTATACTGCTCTTTGTTCATGAGATACAAGCTGATGCTGTAGGTGTAACTGGCAAACTGATCTAATACATTGGGCTGTGCCGGTAACTGCTTGGTGTCGCCAAAGAGATCCCGCAACAGCGAACGTGTAGAATTGTCACCACGAGCATCATCACCGGGAGCTGCTCCGGTGTTACTGGCATTGGCACCAGGGCGACCTGTGCTGGAATTGGGCAGTAAAGCACCAGTATCAGCGATATTCTGATAACTCTGTATCCCTAGATTGGGACGCAGGGCATTGTCAAGACCAATGTCTAGCGCTGTGCGAAAGGGTTGCGCTGTTGAAGGCACCTTTGATACTATGCTAGTGACGGTTCCGTCGGCTGTGGCTGCCAGGGGAGCACCCGGTGGTGCTGTTACAGTTGCTCCATCATCTCGGGCACCTTGGGCTTGCTTGACTGTTTCTCCGGTGCTTTGTGCAGGGAGGCCTCTGAGAAGAGCGATCTCCGCATTGATCTCTGCCAACAGGGATTCTAATCTTGCTATGGAGGCCTGGGTCACACGTATTCCAGCTTCCAGTGTGCGGATGTTCAGTTCCAATCTTCCTATCTCTTCCGGAGACGAAGAAGATTGTATCTTTAATCTATCTGCGGCAATGGCACGGCGACGTTCTTCGTTGCTGGTTACAAGAGCCCGGATCTCCTGGAGTACCTGATCACGCTGTGCTTCTAGAGCTGCGATAGATGCCATGGATTAAAACCCCAGCACAGATCTCAAGGTAGCGATCTTGGGAAGATATATCTGCACACCGGCTTCAAAGTCCCAGGGCGGTGCTGTGAGAGCGTTGGGATTGCGTTGATAGAACACCCACCAAAGTCCGGAATTGTTGTAGAGGTCCAGGGCCAGCATGTCAGGTCTGTACTGATAGGTCTCCACGATGGTGAAAAGTTTGTCATCGGCGTCTCGGGGTATGGCACGATTGGTCATGACATCCAAGAAGAACTGGGAAAATCCCGTGGTAAAATACGGGCTGGTGGTATCGTATTGTGCGGCCATTACCAGAATCCTTTTTCAATCAAGCTGCCGCTGGCATAGTCTCTGAGGCTGAACTCTTGACTGACCTGTTGGCGACTTTGCATGGGGTGCAAGATCAGGCTAATGTCGATCTTGGTGGGCACATAAGTGGGAGAGTTGGTGCCCAGGGTGGGTGCAGCAGGAGGTGCAGCAGAAGTGAGACCGTTGCCCAGTTGTGGTTTTAAAAGATTTTCTATGCGCGACACAGCCGAACTAAAGGGATTGGTAGGCAAGGACTGGCGCGACCGACGATTCAGCAAGTTGGTGCCATTGATGTTGGGACTGAGAGCACGTATGTAGTCCACGTCATTGGGCAAGGTGTAGTTGAACTGCGCTACCACACAGGGATTGAGATTGAACTGATATCTGCCCAGTCCTTGGAGGAACACCATGGGTGGTGGTGTGCCGCGATTGCCGTCTTGGCCATAGAACATCTTGGTAACAGATTTGAAAAAAGTCAGCACTGCCAAGAGATAGTTGGCTTCGGCGGTGTCCTGAGCAGTAAACGTGGCATTAAGTTGTATGTCGTCGAGATAGCTGTTCTGATAAAAGTATCCACGATAGTTGGAATGTGTGAGATCATAACTGCTGTAATTGGCGCGATAGGCCTGCACGATCTGCGGCGTATAAGGAAACACCACGCCGTCCGTGGCCTTGAGCGGTTGTAACAACGGACCCACTTCCTCGGCATTGTAGAGATAAGTGGCATTGGGTGCCAGGCGCAGTCGCACACGCCAGTCACCATCGTTGGCTTGCTTGCGTTGTTGTTCTCGGGCTTGCTGTGCCTGCGCATTCAAGCGTGTTGCTTCTGCCGCGGTTTGTATCGCGGTGGAAAAATCTTCTTGTCGAGTGATGTCTATGCCACGAGCTTCGGGCACGCCCACGGTGTTGGCTTCTTCGGCAAACAATGTAGCATCCTGCTCGCTGCGATCAGACAACACAATCTCGCCGGTTTGTAGATCCACCACATCATATAATCCGGTTTCGGGATTGAACGACGTGGTGAAAGTGGATATCGGTTGTGGTGCGGCATTCTGTACCCGGGCTTGCTCAGCCAGTATCCGTTGGGCCGTGGCTGAATCTGCAGGTACCAACTCACCATTTTCATCAAACACAAAGGTATTGGCCTGGGGATCTGCTGCCGCGGACTGTTGTGGGGTGGCCAAGGGCGCTTGATCCGGGGCACCGGCAACTCCCACGGCACCCGGGCTTGCTCGTATTATCGCCAGGGCCTGTGGATCCGTGGTTGCAGACGGTACCTGAGGGTCTGGTGGATTGCCAGCGGTGTTAAGATCTCTCAGCTGGATTTCTATGCTTGATTTTTGTTGTTGGAGTTGGGATATCTGCGCCTGTACTGCTCGCGATTGCTCCGGCGTCAGATTGCCTTGGTTTGCACTGACCTGTAGTATGTTTAATGCTGTGTTAGTAGCATCAAGTTGAGCTTGTAATTGAGCTTGGCTGGACATTTTTGTTTCCCGATGCATTATTTACCGGAAATAAAAACGGCAGAGTTTATCCTTGAAAAAGATTTGACAACATTGTCAAATCCTGTATAATAAGTACATTACCAGGGAGAAAACACGTTGTCAACCACACCACCCCGCGTCAATTATCTCAACAATCGAGATTTACTGAAAGAAATACACCTCAGCAAGAACAACTACTGCAGTTATAGAGACCCGGTGCTGGATCATCAGTACGACATCATTTTGCCGTCGGTCACCAAGATCAACCAGCGCACCATAGCCGAGGCACGCAGAAACCGTGCGGCCAGGATCGCCCGGGAAACCAAGCAAGAAGTCAATGAGAAAAAGATTCCCAACACTGATCTGGTGTTTAGAGTCATGACCTGGGAACACATACCCATGGCTCCCAAGAAACAACCCAAAACACCGGCCAAAAAGAAAAAAATCGAAGACATCCTGGGCTTTGAAGAGCTGCCCCCCGAAGATCCCTTGGCAGATCTCATCGACGAACCTGTGCTGGACCCTGTGCATGTTCGGGTGAACTTCCCCCCGTTTTTCCACTATCGCATAACAGATCATAAAATACCTTATCTCGTGGGCAAGAGCCACTGGCGGGGCGATGTTGACACCGGTGAATACTCTCGGGATCACGGCGAGATGACTCGCAAGCTGGCCATGATGTTCATGAAGCTGTGCGAACGCTATGCCACACGGTCAAACTGGCGAGGATATTCCTACAACGAAGAAATGCGTGGCCAAGCTCTCTTGCAGTTGAGCCAGATTGGACTACAATTCGACGAAAGCAAATCACAAAATCCGTTTGCGTATTATACTGCAGCCATAACCAATTCATTCACTAGAGTGCTCAATATCGAAAAGAAAATGCAGAACATCCGCGACGACATCCTGGAGATCAACGGGTTAACACCATCCTGGAGTCGGCAAAATTCCGGTTCCGCGGTTGGCCCCAGCCAGGTTGCGATTCCTTCGGAAGACTAGTATACTAGCTCAATGGCGAACTTATTTAAAAAAACAGCAGTTTTCACAGATCTGCACTTTGGCTTGAAGTCAAACAGTCTCCTCCACAATCAAGACTGTGAACGATTTGTTGATTGGTTCATCGCCACTGCCCGGGAACAGGGCTGCGAGACCGGTATGTTCCTGGGAGACTGGAGCCATCATCGAGCGTCGATCAACATGCAGACACTACAGTACAGTCTACGTGCTTTGGAAAAACTGTCAGCGGCGTTTGATAGATTCTACTTTATCCCTGGAAATCACGATCTCTATTATCGTGATCGCCGAGACATCTACAGCACCGAGTGGGCCCGACACATACCCAACATCGTGATTGTTAACGACTGGTTCCAAGACGGAGATGTGATCATCGCTCCTTGGCTGGTAGGAGATGATCATAAAAAGATTTCCAAGATGTCGGCCAAGTACATGTTTGGACATTTTGAACTGCCGCACTTCAAGATGAACGCCATGGTGGAAATGCCGGATCATGGCGAGATCGCCGTGGAGCATTTTGGACACTACGATCAGGTATTCTCTGGACATTTTCATTTACGGCAAAAGAAAAACAATATCAACTATATCGGCAACGCTTTCCCGCATAACTTTGCCGATGCCGGCGATACCAATCGTGGTTGCATGATTTTAGAATGGGGGCACGAGCCCCGTTATCATGCTTGGCCTGAGCAGCCTTTGTACAATGTATGGGATCTCAGCCATGTGATAGACCATGCTGCTGCCATCCTCCGGCCCAATATGCACGTAAGGGTACAATTAGACATTGAGATATCTTACGAGGAAGCCAACTATATCAAAGAAACATTTATCAAGCAGCATGGACTACGTGAGATGGCGTTGATGCCTAACAAAAGGTCGGCGTTGGAAGAAGACATGGCACCAGGTGATGTCCGATTTGAATCGGTGGATCAGATCGTCACTGATCAGATCACCAAGATTGAGTCGGAGTTTTACGATCCTAAATTATTATTACAAATCTATCAGGCCCTATGACACAAAAGGTCTATAGCATATTTCCAATCGAGCAAGATCCTGCATGTTTGCTTAAATGGGGCTGGAGCACTATTTTTTTCAACAGTGGATCCACTGCTTCTTGCCATCGCACACAGAAATATGCCATAGATCCAGACAATTTTAGCGAGTTTCATAACTTACCAGAAAAAGTTCTGGCGCGAGAGAAAATGCTCAATGGGCAATGGCCCGGGCATGGATGTAATTACTGTCGAGATGTAGAAAATGCCGGTGGAGAAAGTGATCGCATGATGCAGCTACGGGGGATGACCGATATGGGTCTATCACCACCAGAGTTGCTTGACAATCCCATGGAAACCAAGATTACTCCAACTATGTTGGAGGTCTATTTTAACAACACTTGTAATATGAAATGTGTTTATTGTGGTCCGCATTTTAGCAGCGCATGGGAGCAAGAAAACAGAAAATTCCAAAGCTCATTTGATTTAAAAAAGAATCCATTTGCTGTAACTAAATCACAACATAATCCACACTATCAACGTATGGTAAATGATTTGTGGAAATACTTAGGTACCAATCAGAGATACAAGGCGCTAAGACGATTCCATGTGTTGGGCGGCGAACCTTTTCTCATCGATGAACTTGATCAGTGCATTGATTTTTGGTTTGATCATCCCAACCCCAATCTTATTATTGCACTTGTTACCAATCTAAATGTACCGCACACGAGATTTTTAAGCTATATGGAAAAATTCCACTCATTGGTTAACACCGGTAAGATCATGACTGTGGAGATTATCGGTAGCATAGATGCATGGGGACCAGAACAAGAGTACACCAGGCATGGAATAAATCTTGATACCTGGCAGAAAAATTTTGAAGCAGCGCTGGCGGATCCAGGGATTACTTGTTCTATCAACAGCGCTCTTTCGGCACTGACAATAAAGCAACTGCCATTGTTACTGGAAAAAATAAATCAATGGAATATCGTACGTGAAAAAATAGCATCAGATGATCATAACAAACACATTATCCATAGTTTTAACACTACCGGGTATCTTGATAATCTTTATTATTTTGATCAATCAGTATTTAAAAACGACTTTCAGCGTATAATCGATCTTATGCCCGATGATTCAGACATACAACAAAATCAAAAAGGTGCCATGATTGGAATCGCAACAAAACACAGTCAATGCAAAAATAATCCACATGAAATAGATAATTTGAAGAATTATCTATCTGTGATTGATTCTCGTCGGAATACTAACTGGCGATTGTTATTTCCTTGGCTTGATAAAGAATTTAGTGTATAATAGTCGATATGATCAATATTAAAGATTTAACTGTCAAGAACTTCATGAGCGTGGGCAATGCCACTCAGGCCATCAACTTTGATCGTCGTGATCTCACCCTTGTGTTGGGCGAAAACTTAGACCTAGGTGGTGATGGTTCAAGAAATGGCACAGGAAAAACCACCATCATCAACGCACTTTCTTATGCTCTCTACGGACAAGCGCTCACTAACATACGCAAAGACAATCTGGTCAACAAGACCAATGGCAAAAACATGCTAGTAAGCCTGGACTTTTCTGTGAATGGTCGTGAGTATCGGGTGGAGCGTGGTCGCAAACCTAATCTGCTTAGGTTTTATGTAAATTCCGAAGAACAAGCCGCCGATGACAACAGCCAGGGTGATTCCAGAGAAACACAGGAAGCCATAGAATCTGTACTGGGCATGACTCACGATATGTTCCGTCATGTCCTGGCCCTGAACACTTATACAGAACCTTTCCTGAGCTTGAAGGCCAACGATCAGCGAGTGATCATCGAACAGCTCTTGGGTATCACTCTACTGAGCGAACGAGCAGAACGCATCAAAGAAATAAATCGTGCCACCAAAGAAGCTATTACTGCAGAAGAACTACGCATCCGAGCAGTGCAAGAAGCCAACCGTCGCATCGAAGAACAGATTGTGAGCTTGGAAAAGCGCCAGGTGCTGTGGCAGAAGAAAAAACAAGAAGACATACAGGGTTTCCAGGCCGCGGTCTCTTCCTTGGAGCATATCGATATTGATCAGGAAGTACAGGCGCATCGAGATCTCGAAGCATATCATCTCCGGAAGAAACACATCGACGAACTCAACAAATGGGTGCGACAGATCGACCAGGAAAGCAGCAAGCTGGAAAAAGATCAACGGAAACTAGAACAAGACATCTCTGCTCTCAGAGAACATCGATGCCATGCTTGCGGCCAGGATCTGCATGACTCAAAGCAGGACGAAATCCTCGAGGAAAAACAAAAAAATCTCCAGGAGATCGCCCTCCAGCTGTTGACCAATTTCACACAGAAAACAGAACATCTCAATGAACTCGAAGACACCGGAGATTTAGGATCTGCACCTGCGGTGTTCTACGACAGTCTCGAACAGGCCTTGAATCATCGCAACAGCCTGGATGGCCTGAAACGAGATCTCGCCAATCGATCAGCTGATGTGGACCTCTATGCGGAACAGATCGAAGAAATGCGCGGCCAGGCCCTACAAGAGGTTACCTACGATGCTCTCAATGAACTTACCAGACTACAGGATCACCAAGACTTCCTTTTGAAACTACTCACGAACAAAGATTCGTTTATCCGTAAAAAAATCATTGAACAGAATCTCGGCTATCTCAATCAACGCCTCACACACTATCTGGATCGCATTGGATTGCCACACCAGGTGATATTCCAAAACGATCTCACTGTGGAGATCACAGAACTGGGCCGGGACCTGGACTTTGACAATCTCAGTCGAGGCGAGCGCAATCGCCTGATACTTTCAATGTCATGGGCGTTCCGCGATGTGTGGGAAAGCCTTTATCATCCCATCAATGTGCTGTTTATCGACGAATTGATCGATTCGGGCATGGACACCCAGGGAGTAGAAAATTCCCTGGCTTTGTTAAAGAAGATGAGCCGAGAACGACAAAAAAGCATCTGGTTGGTGAGTCACCGAGACGAACTAGCTGGTAGGGTGGAAAACATCTTAAAAGTTGTAAAGGAGGGTGGTTTTACATCGTATAATACTGACATCGAAGCAGGCTGATTGCTATGAAAATAATTGACAACGCTATTTCTATTTCCCTCTTAGAGGAATTGATAGAGTTTTATGATACCCAACCGATCTCTAATGTGCGATATCGCGACAACGGTGATATATTTCGATACATGAAACATCCGTTGTACGACGATCATCAGTTGCTGCCTTATCAAATTTTAAATCCTATATTAAACTCATTGATTGGCGAACATGCCTTTGACGGAGGGCATTATCTAGACGCCATATGGCCGTTTACAGCACACTTTGATACCAATGAAATTTTTAAATCTCGGAATATCCTGACTCATGACTGCAAGAACTCATCCAATCTCGGTATTTTGATTCCGTTTTCCGAAAACAAAAATTTCCGGACTGTATTTTTTGATTATTTTTTAGAACACGAAAGCAAAAAAAAGTTATCCATTCCTGACAACCCAACGGAAAACGACCCGTCTCTCATGGAAATGTTGGACCATCACTCTGATGAAGAGTTCCAAATACTCAAGTATATTCCCGTGAGCGATGTTGCCGAATGGCGCATGGGCAGTATCATAGTATGGCCTCGGCACCAACTGCATTGCAGCAGTAATTTCGCAAAATTCAATCTAACCAAGCAAGCGCTGGTTCTATGGGTTTAGGGATCCAAAATGCTTTTTGATATTCTCAAGACACTCTAATGTTGTTTGTTGTCCGTGTATGGTGGTGTCCTGGATGCCAAAAAGATCTTGTATCCAGGCGTTGACCGGACTAGAAAATCTAAGTTCTAAGTACCCCTCGTGCCCCAGATATAGTCCATTTACCACTGGAATTTCCTTGTCCCATGGTGGCAAAAAAGCATGCTGTTGAAAACGATGTATATGATGTTTTAAATCAACACCATTGATGTATGCTTTTTGTAATTCAAAGAATTTGTCAGGCCCATGATCCACATGATAGTTTTTACCAAAATGCCAGATTTTTAAAGAGTTGATTTTTTTTAATTTTAACTTGCTATCTCTGGTCCATTCGGTACCGTTGGCTTCAAACACATCAACCACCGAATCGTTGATGGTTACTCTGATCAGTGGCCATCCGTTTTTATTCTGCGACCTGTAGCCAAATTTGAGTTTTATATGTTCCGTGTGATATTTTGTCATATGCTTCTTTGAGTTTTATCAACTGTGAATCGCCGTTCCATATTTTATAACCAAGTCGCATCAATTCTTCCTGCAGGAATATCCTGCGACGGATGCGTTCTTTGAATGTTAATTCTGGATTACCGGGATATACCCAATCAAATCCCTTGATTTCTCGATGAGCCAAGGGATCAGAATTCATGGCATGAAACAACGGAGTCCCTTCGTCGATACTGACCGTGGTTCCAAGATTTATACCATAAATTGTCCCGTCCAAGGCATACGGTTGATATTCGTTGAATTTATCTATGCCGTTCTGAAAATCAGCACTGGTCTCAGTTGGGTATCCCACCATCATCAGAAAATAACAATTCATGTCATTCTTGTGCATTTGAGATAGAGTAAAATCTAAATCATCGTTACTGAACCCTTTTTTCATGTGGTCCCTGACCGATTCACTGAGACTCTCGACCCCCATGGCCACACCATTCATCCCGGCCTCTGCAGCCAATTGATAATCAAGCACGGTCATGCTTTTTGAGTCACGCACTACAAATTGTCCTCCCCATCGGAAAAACTTTTTTGGAAACTTTTGCTGATTATAAAAATCTATCAGTGCATTGCACAAGGATCTAAAAGTTTTCATGCTTCCATTGATGAGACTATCAGTAAACCAAAAACTAGTGACGTTGTGTTTGTTATATTGTTCAATCATCTCTTTGGCTATGAGTTCGCCGCTGCGGTATCTATACTTGGGCCAGGCCACATGTATGTCACAGAAACTGCAGGATCTGATGCACCCTCTGCTGCCGGTAATAGGCAGTTGTGTTTGTCCAGTACTCCACTGATATGGCAAATCAACCACGTCTTCGTAGTTGGGGTATGGTAATAGATCTAGGTTTTCAATCTGTTGTAATTCGTCGTTGTTGATGCCAGGCTGTTCGTGACGATCGTTCAGCAAGTCTATCAGTAATCGATCACCTTCGCCACGTATGTAATAATCAATAAGTTCTTGATCCAACAACCATTTTGCAAAATCAGTCTTGGCCGCAGCAATACCGTTGGTGGATAGGCCAGCACCACCAACTACTATTTTTCCCTGATATCGAGAGCGGATATTTTTCAGCAATAGAGTGGTAAAAATCTGGCACTGGAAAGTAAACACACTGATGCCCAGCCACCTGGGATTGATTTTTAAAATTTCTTGTATGGTATTTTCTAAAAACAAATCCAGGTATGCTTGACTTTTATCGCTAAGTACGGTTGAAAAATTATTTAGACTGAACCATTGATCTAGTTCGGTTTTTATGTTATTATCGTCACATGCAGTGTACAATTCCAAGTTGAAATCTTTTACTTTGGCCGAGAATCCGTTGGTTTCACAAATTCCTTTGAGAAGGCTTGTGGCAGCGGGTGGGTAAACCAAGGAAATCTGGGGAACATTGATCAATAATATGTCAATCATCTAATAATTATACAATTATCGCAATGGTATCTAAATTTTGTTATGATCAAATAACCGAATATCAAATTGAAATAACTTCCTATTGCAACGCGGCGTGCCCGCAGTGCCCGCGCAATGACAACGGAGCAGGCATCAACAAGTATATGCCGTTGCGTCACCTTGACCGAGGCGTGATAGATCAGGTGTTTGGTCCAGAGCTGTGTCAAAAACTACGGCAGGTATTTTTCTGTGGCAGCTATGGCGATCCCATCATGCACCCAGAATTTCTAGATATACTCAGAGATTTCCGGAAAAAACACCCCACACTGTGGTTGTACATCCACACCAATGGAGGAGTTCATGATCGTGAATACTGGACAGAGATCGCCAAGATCATGAACGGGCATGGACAGATTGATTTTGGAATCGATGGACTAGAAGATACTTTACATCTCTATAGAAGAAATGTAAAATACAACAAAGTCATCGAAAACGCCCGGGCATTTATACAAGCAGGCGGTCGAGCCCAATGGAATTTTATTGTGTTCAAACATAACCAGCATCAGATTGCTGATGCGATCAAACTCAGTCAGGATCTAGGATTTTTTAATATACTGATACGCAAGACAGGAAGATTTTTCAATCATCGAACAGTGGAAGAACTGATGTCATGGCCGGTGCAAGATCAATATGTGCTTGAACCGCCAACTATTGCAGAGTATCGCAATCAGACCATGTTGTTTTTGCCTGACATAAAAAAACAATTCAACAACATCAAAGACTATTTCAATGATACAAAGATTAAATGTGATGCCTTGCTTGGTTCCAAGGTTGCTATCAATGTAGAAGGAACAGTGTTGCCTTGTAATTTTTTTAATCACAACTTGTACGATCGGAGATTCTACGAGTCGGGTATTTTACCCGAAGCCAACGAACTGAGTTCAGTTGGTGGTAAAAACCAAGTCCGGATGTTTTTGGAAAATCACGGATTAGAAAATCTCAACATACATCGCTACAGTTTAAAAGATATTTTTAACAACAGCATGTGGGATGAGTTGATCAGCAACTGGGATAAATCATTGTCAGATGGCAGATTATTTGAATGTTCCATGACCTGCGGTTCAAAAATTACCAAAGTTTGGGATCAGGGAGGAAGCCAGAGATGAAATACATGATTACCGGCGGCAGTCGGGGCCTGGGACTGGCACTAGTCCAACACTTCAACGGGGATAGTTACTGTCGCGAAAACGGACATGACATCACCAAGCACTTGGACCAGCTGGCAGAGATTAGCCTGGACTACGACGTATTTGTCAACAATGCGTTTGATGGACCGTTTCACGAAGACTGGGCCAATTTTGCACAGACCAATCTATTATACGCAGTTGGTGAGGCCTGGCGCAAGAACAACAAAAATGGCTATATTATCAATATCGGTAGCGTGGGTACTGAATCTGTGGTGGCACCAGATCCTGTTTTTGAGACCTATCGTGTGGCCAAGATCGCATTGAAATCTCATAGCCAGCAATGGACCCGGGCATTCAAAGAAAACAAAGTGCAGTTCCGCACCAGCCTGCTCACGATAGATCGACTAGACACAGAACTCACACGCAGTCGCCCCAGCTGGACTGGGAACGGAATAGATACCAAGGAGATTTGTCACTATATTGAAATGATCACAGGATCTCAGCCAAATACCTGTATTGAAGAAATCATCGCCTGGGTAAATTTTAATCATAAACAATAATAAATGACATGGCTATACGAATCTCAAGAAATCACAGAGCTACCCGAGGATTGCGCAGGATTTGTTTACGTCATCACGAACACGCTCACTGGCAGGCAGTACATTGGCAAAAAACTAGCACGATTCAAGAAAACAACATATAAAACAGTAAAACTCAAAAACGGCAAGAAAAAACGCAAGAAGATCCGAGGCACCATTGATTCAGACTGGCAGACGTATTACGGATCTTCCCCAGAACTCACTCGAGACATAGAGCAGTTAGGCCCAGAAAATTTCCGCCGCGAAATACTTTATTACTGTAGAAGCAAAGCAGAATGCAGTTATATCGAAGCTCGCGAACAGTTTGCAAGACGTGTGCTGGAATCAGACGACTACTACAACGGGCACATACAGGTCCGGGTGCATGGTTCCCACATCAAAGGAAAAATACAAATATGATTGATCGAACATTTGATATGGATTTTAATGCGCTGGATCGATTGAAAGATCAGATGCAGGACAATCTATACGTGGAATACATTTACCATAAATTATTCCAGACACCAGACTGGACCTGGGAGGAAGCAAAAAAATACCCCCCTGTTTGGTATTTTCCCGAGTGCTGGAGAGCCAGATATTGGTTATATTATGAGAAACATCAAAAATTTTTACATAATGCTCATGTGCTTGACCTAGGCAGCAACATGAACTTTTATGGGGTATGGGCACTAAACAGCGGTGCTGCAAAAGTCACTGCTGTGGAACCGGATCTTACCCGCAAAACACTGGGTGATGAATACGTTCAGCTCAGGGGCTACACTGATCAATTTTCCACACATAATCAAACAATCGAGGATTTTGTTTATCGCCCTGCGCAAGAATCGTATGACGTGATATTTTTCTTAGATATAATGTATTATCTTACCAACGCCGTGAACATCATGTCATTGTTGAAAAAACAGTTTAACACCAGATATCTATTTTTGGAAACCACAGTGGTCGACGACAATAGCGACAACGGACATTTTGAAATATGGTACCCTTCCACTGATCCTAAAAAATTTCAAAGTTTTGACAATACATCCAAATTAACTTCTAGGTTGGCATTGAAACCATCTCGACAAGCACTTTACAACATCATCATAGATCAAGGCTGGAAAATTATAAGTTATTACAACTATCAAGACTTCAAAGGACACGGAGAATCACCACCAAGGCATAGCGGGCACAAGGATTTTTATCTACTAGAAAACATTTGTTAGGCAAGACATCTGGATTGTAAGGCTAGCACAGGCCAATATCGTGTGCCCAAGACCTGGATCCCGGATCACAGGAACGGAAGTCCCATCGATGCAATGGGCACTCAACCACTACCCGCGAGGATGATGATCACTTGTAAGCCCTGTGATTTGGTTGTTTGAAAAGGATAAAAAGGCAAAAAGAGGGGAGAAAAACCCCGGGTTTGTAAGCGTGTTAGCGTATGTTTACAAACTGCCGTTGTAAAAGACGGGATGAGTAGGTACCGGACAACCGCCTACGCGAAATGTAGAATATATCATACATTTTCATAGTCCTAACGCTATGTGACTGTTGGCACTCGGATGATGCTGCAGGATTTCTTGGCCCGATTCTGGGCCAAGTGTGACCATTGCATCTGGATGATACTGATATACTCACTTCGTTCGTCTGTGTTGTAAAAAGTTCATGAGCAGAGCGAAATGAACAGATGTGCGCAGCACATCTCTAGTGTTGTATCAGAAAAACGGAAGGCCCGACTTTTTGGTGGTTTCTAAATTCTCTTTGATGAACGATCCCATCATTTCTCTTTCTCGAGAACCCAGATTCATCACTTCAGAATAAGTCACACCACCACGCATGTACCATACCAGTTTCAATGATTCATTGCGTATCGCGTCAGCCTCCCGATCCATCTTATCTACCATGTCAGACACTTTTTCTGCGTCCGAGGTCAGGAGGCGTCCCCGAAAAAACTGGTCATGTCCAAGGTAAACATCTGCTCGTATTCATGACCGCAGGCCGAGCAAGTGATGGTCAAGGGTTTGATCTCGCTGGCCTGTTTGGCAGAGATGATGTGATCTCGCAACATCCCAAACACCTTGCGATCGCAGTTTTCCAACCACTCAGTGATGTGTGCTGTGTCTGTAACAGTGGCCTGGGGTGTTTTTACCGCGGATATGCTCTGTGCCAGTGAACGTATGGTCACAGCAGTGATCTTTTTCAGTATTTCTCCCAGCTGGGACATTTTGTTTTCTACTGGAACATCGGAATCTTCCACAGACATCAGCATTTTCTGATCTTCAAACTGTAAGAGATTGTTGTTGTTGATCTGGCGATAATCCATGGGCCGGAAAAACACTTCTATGTCACCATCAGTCACGGACTGATCATAGTCGCCGGGTTTGATCTGGGCCAGAACCTGTCGGAGATCAAGATCAAAATCGCTTTCGTGCTCGCAGCTGGGGCACTTGGCATTGATCTCCATGGCATGACCGTAGGTGGCGATGCGTATGGCTATCAGTACTGTGTCAATGTCCATGGCCGGCATGCCCCAGGCATTGATGATATTGGGCACACAGCTCTGTATCACTGATATCACGGCTTCGCCGTTGAACAGTGCATCTGGTGTGCGATAAGTGATCTCGTCTATGGTGGTCATGGGCAGCACCGGATATTCGCCATTTGGGGTGATGCGTATAGCATCTTCAGGGTAGAATTTTCCTTGGCTGGGCAGGCGTATGTAGATCGCGGGCTGCCGGAAGTATTGCATCAGTGGGTTGTTGTTCATGGATTTCCCTTGCGGTAAATATAGTTGTGGGTATTTATAGGCACAGATAATGGACGAACAGCAAATACGAGAGATATTCGAAGAACTGCGAAAGCAAATGGAAGCTTCCGCAGCAGAACAACGTATCTTGGGGCAGACTTCACAAGGCACGGCTTCGGCCATCAAGGTTCTGCAGGCAGAACTATCCAAGGCTGGCAAAAGCGCGGTTGCTGTGGCCAAGCAGCTGGACGAAGCCGCTGATGCGGAACGCAAAGCCACCGAGGCCACCAAGACCTACAAAGAAGGTCTCAAATCTGGTGCCAAAGGCGTGGCCCAGGGCACTGCTTCGCTGATTGGCAGCATGGCATCGGGCAACACGAGTTTTGCCCAGTTTGGGCAGATGGCCCAGAATGTCACCAATCTCCTGGGCAAACTGGCCAATGGCATACCAGTGCTGGGCAAATACGTTGATGGTGCTATCCAAGCAGCAGGTGCGGCCGGCGCTGCTGTTATCGGCCAACTGGACACAGTGGCCAAGGCCTATACTGATCTGGGCAAGGTAGGCGCTATCGGAGCCCAAGGTGTTGATGATCTAGTTACTCAGTTCAAAGAACTGGGCTTGGTCAGTCTCCCGGCGTTTACCGACGCAGTGTCTAGGAATGCTCTGGGGCTGGGCGCACTGGCATCAACCACCAGCCAAGGTTCAAAGATCCTGGGCAAGAGCCTGGGACAACTTACCGATCGCAACGGACAACAAATACAGCAGCTGATAGCCATGGGATACAGCATAGACGAGGCTGCTGCCATAACCACGCAGTTTGCGTCCACACAGGCCCTGGCTGGCAATCGACAGATCCGCACCGTGGAAGGTCTGACCAAGGCTTCCATGGAGTATCTCAAGGAAATAGATCTACTGGCTCGGGCCACTGGTCGCAGCCGGGAGCAAATTGTTGAAGAACGCCAGAAAAATCTTCAGAACATAGCTTTCCGTTCCAAGCTAGATGCCATGCGGGCCAGTGGCGAAATTGAAGCTGCTAAACAACTGGAAAAAGCCACTGACATCGGTGGACCCTTGGCTGATGCTATACGAGCTTCGGTCACAGGATCTCCCCTGACCAAAGAAGCACAGCTGGCAGTGAGCTTCTTGGGCGGTTCTGTGATGGATCTGGTTAATAACATAAAACAAGGCAGCACAGCCCAGGCTGAAATGTATCGGTTGGTTGAGCGCAGTTCATCTAGCCTGGAAGGATTCAACGATACACTGGCTTTTGGTGTGTCCGAGCAGTTGGGACTGGATGCCTTGGCTTTCCAGGTCAAGAATTTCCGAGATCGCATAGCCGAAGGCAAAGATCCATTTGCAGAAGCTGCTGCTGAACAGGGCGAACTGGCCAAGGCCGGTGGCAAGACCACCAAGGAATTTGCCAACGCTACGATAGCCGTGGCTGGTGCGAGTCGCAATGTCCAAGCTCTGGCGTTTGACGCCATTCCTATGGCAACTGCAGCAGTAAAAGGTTTTGCCAATGCTGTGACTGCCAGTACCAATGCTCTCAGAAAAGTTCTAGGACTAGGTTCAGTATCTGGCCCTGCTGGTCCTAATCGCGGACAGAGCCGAGGGTTCTCCTCGGGTGCAGCAAAACCCCCAACTGGTGGTAGCGGGGATTATCTTTCCAGGATTGCCCAGTTGGAAAGCGGTGGTCGCAACATTGGCAACATAGCTCGAGCAGGCCAGTCGGCTACAAGTGCATTTGGCCTATATCAGATCACATCAAAAACATTTGAAAGTCTAGTGGCCAATGCACCATCAGGCAGTCCACTCAAAGGCAAAACATTTGAAGATATGAAAGGCGATGTGGGTCTACAGACCGAAGCCATGAAAGCACTCACATCCAGCAACGAAGGACTACTAGCACGTCGGGGACTCAGCACCAGCGATGCTGCCAAATACATGGCACACATGCTGGGCTATCCCACAGCGGCTCGGGTATTAGAAGCACCGGGTTCCATGCCGCTTGACCGTCTAATTCCCAAAGATTGGTTGGAGAAAAATAATCTTTCGCAATATCAAACTGCCGAAGGACTCCGCAAACATTTTAGCAAAATCACCGGAGGCGGTGGTTATCAGTTTGGCGGTATAGCCTCAGGTCCAAAATCTGGATATAGTACCGTGCTGCACGGAAATGAAGCAGTGGTTCCTTTGCCCAATGGCAATACCATACCCGTGGAAATGTCGGGCATGCAGATCAACATGGATCGCCAGCTGGGGATCCTGGGCCAGCAGCTGGGCAAAATGGATGAAATGATCTCAGCCCTGCGTGCTCAGACTTCGGTAAGTCAACGCATTCTGCAGGTGAGTCAGGCCTAGCGGTAAATATACCACTAGTCAAGGAACTATATGTCTTGGAAAAAATACTTCAAGGTCGCTGATGCCAGCGGTCAACTCAGTCCGCTTTCAGGCGGCACAGCCCAAGGCTTGCCGGGATACGGTCGCAACGACGGCCGTGACCCCTTGGCCAATCATGCTGAAGTGGTGTATCGCAACTATGCCAGCCGCCTGCCCGAAGTCTATACCGGACACCCCAATCGTATTGAACGCTATAACCAGTACGAAAACATGGACATGGATGCAGAGATCAATGCTTGCCTGGACATACCTGTCAGAATTTTCCACTCAAGCCGATACCCAAACCAATACTGCCGTTTGAAGTGCGCTACAACGACAAGCCCACGGATCATGAAGTAGAGATCATCAAGAAGCAACTGCAGCAGTGGATCAAGCTGAACCAGCTGGATCAGAGGATATTCCGCATATTCCGCAACACCATCAAGTACGGCGATCAGATTTTTGTGCGTGATCCCGAAACATTTGAGCTGTACTGGGTAGACATGACCAAGGTAGCCCGTGTGATCGTCAATGAGTCAGAAGGCAAGCGCCCAGAGCAGTATGTGATCCGCGACATCAATCCCAACTTCCAAAATCTGAGTGTGGCTGTAAAAACCACGTCAGACTATCAATCCAACCCGCCCAGTTCGGGATACACACAGCCCTACAACTACACAGTGCCTAATTCAGCAGGCGGTGCTGGTGGATCTGGCCTGAGCAGATTTGCTGCAGCCATGAACGAAACAGTGTTGGATGCCAAGCACGTGGTGCATCTCAGTTTAAGCGAAGGCTTAGATTTTTACTGGCCATTTGGCATGAGTGTGCTGGAGACCATATTCAAAGTATTCAAACAAAAAGAGCTCTTGGAAGATGCTGTGCTGATCTATCGTGTGGCACGTGCTCCAGAACGCAGGATGTTCAAGATTGACGTGGGCAACATGCCTAGCCACATGGCCATGCAGTTTGTAGAACGGGTCAAAAATGAAATACATCAGCGGCGCATACCCAGCCACAACGGTGGTGGCCAGCACATCATGGATTCCAGTTACAATCCCCTGAGTATCAACGAAGATTACTTTTTCCCCCAGACCGCTGATGGACGTGGCTCATCAGTGGAAGTCTTGCCCGGAGGATCAAATCTTGGCGAGATTGATGACTTAAAATACTTCAACAACAAGATGTGCCGCGGACTGCGTGTGCCTTCCAGCTATCTACCCACGGGACCGGATGATTCTGATCGGGCAGTAAATGATGGTCGCGTAGGCACAGCCCTGATACAAGAATATCGTTTCAATCAGTACTGCGAGCGCTTGCAGCGCTTGATCGTGCAGAAACTTGACGATGAGTTCAAGATGTTCATGCGCTGGCGTGGCTTCAACATTGACTCTGGATTGTTTACCATCACGTTTAATCCACCCCAGAACTTTGCTGCTTATCGCGAGTCTGAGCTGGATGTGGCCCGTGTGAACACTTTCCAGGCCATGGACGCTGTGCCATATCTCAGCAAGAGATTCATCATGAAGCGGTATCTAGGACTCACCGAAGAAGAGATCACAGAGAACTCTGAACTCTGGCACGAAGAGAGATCATCTCCGGAACCCGCCACAGCCACAGGACAAGATCTGAGATCCGTGGGTATTTCACCGGCCAGCCTGGAAGCTGACATCGCCACCGGAGAAGAGTTTGCTGCTCCAGGTGGAGAAATGCCCATGGGTGAACCTGGAGCTGCTACGGGACAACAGCCCGGCGCTGCTGTCACTCCCGGCGGTGCCGCACCCGGCGGTGGTGGTGCACCCGGTCTGGGCTAAATATCTCTATGATACTCAATGAGCTCTACGAACGATCGCCCGAAGCCTACCAGGACGTCGCACAGGACAATTCCCAGCCACGCCTGGGCGAACTGCGCAAGACCAAGCTCACGCTCCGCCAGCTCAACAAGCTGCGCCAGATGAATGATGTCAGGGCATATGAGTTCAAAGAACAGCTCAAGAAAATCCAAAAGCAGTATGCACCACCTGCCCAGCCCATGATCTAGGCCGATCCGCGCCAAAATCACCAATAATCTCCGGTAAAAACCACTAAAAAACTCCAATCTGTTAAATAGACAACAGAGCCAATTACCTTGGAGGGACTCATGAATAAATTTGAACAACTGATCGAGTTTGTGATCAATGATGAAGAGGCGAAAGCCCGTGAACTGTTCCATGACATCGTCGTGGAAAAAAGCCGCCAGATCTATGAAGAAATGATGGCTGAAGAATCTACCGATGAAGAAGATGACAAAGCCGAGAAAGCCGGCGAAAAAGTCACCAAAGACATCGAGTATGATGACAAAAAAGACAAAATGGATGAAGGCTTGGGCGGCGATCAAGCCGATGACCTCATCGACGATATCGAAGTAGAAGAAGAAGGCCTGCCTTTTGAAGGCGAAGGCGCCGACGAAGCAGAAATGGCCATGGACGACGATATGGCCGATGCTGACATCGAAGATCGTGTTGTAGACCTCGAAGACAAGCTGGACGAGCTCATGGCAGAGTTTGAAGCTCTCATGGGTGACGATGCTGGTGCTGAAGATACAGATACCGACATGGACATGGATGTAGAAGTTGACAGCGATGACGGCATGACCGACATTGAAGTCGCTGATGACGAAGTTGAAACCGAAGGCTATCGCATGCCCATGGAAGAAAACGTCAGCTTGAAAGCAGTGCCCAAGCCCACTCACGGCGACAACGGTGCCAACAACAAGTCACCTGTGGCAGCCAACGCAGGCGCCAAGGGTGCCATGGCACATCCAGTAAAAATGACCGGTGACACAGCACAAGGCCGTCCTGCTCCCACAGCAAAAGATGCTATTGGTAAAGTAGGCAACACTCCTGCACAAAGCACGCAAGAGCCCAAGCCCGCTGTCAAGCCACACCTGGCCCAGGCCTCGGGTGTAAACACCAAATCACCACTGCCTAAGCAGTAAAGGGATCCGGTAAATGGCTCTTTACCTCAGAGAAAACCTTACCTTTGATGCTGCTCGCATAGTTGTAGAGGGCACCGAAGGCAAGGATCTCTACATGAAAGGCATCTGCATCCAAGGTGGTGTGAAAAATGCCAACGAGCGTGTGTATCCTGTGAACGAGATCGAGAAAGCCGTGAAAACGCTGAACGAGCAGATCGTGTCAGGATACTCGGTACTGGGCGAAGTAGATCATCCCGATGATCTCAAAGTAAACCTGGACCGTGTGAGCCATATGATCACAGAAATGTGGATGGATGGTCCCAACGGATTTGGAAAGTTAAAAATCCTGCCCACACCCATGGGCCAGCTGGTGAAGACCATGCTGGAGTCGGGCGTGAAGCTAGGAGTTTCGAGCCGAGGAAGCGGAAACGTCAACGAGGCCAACGGACATGTCAGTGACTTTGAAATAGTCACTGTCGATGTGGTTGCCCAACCCAGCCGCACCCAATGCATATCCCAAAGCCATTTATGAAGGCTTGATGAACATGCGTTATGGTGCTCGTGCGATGGAAATCGCACGCGAAGCCGGAGAGGACAGCAAAGTACAGAGATACCTGAAAGAGGAAGTAAAACGCCTGATCAGGGATCTCAAAATCTAGGAGAAATACATGTTTGATGCACTCAAACCTTTACTAGATAGCGACCTCATCAATGAGGACACTCGTCAAGAGATTTCTGAAGCCTGGGAAGCCAAGCTCACGGAAGCTCGTGAAGAAGTGCGTGCAGAACTCCGCGAAGAGTTTGCACAACGCTATGAGCATGACAAAACAGTGATGGTTGAAGCCCTAGATCGCATGGTAACAGAAGGACTCACCTCAGAGATCCAGGCCGTGGCTGCTGAAAAGCAACAACTGGCCGAAGATCGCGTGCGTTTCCAAGCCAAGATGAAGGAATCAGCCACGAAGTTCAACGACTTCATGGTCACCAAATTGGCCGAAGAGATTGGCGAACTGAGAAAAGACCGTCGCACACACAATGAAAGTCTCGAAAAGCTCGAGAAGTTCGTAGGTGCGTGCCTTGGCCAGTGAGATCACGGAATTTGCACAAGACAAGCGTGACTTGGTTGAGACCAAGGTACGCCTGGTAAGCGAAGCCCGTGGCAAACTTGAGTCATTGAAGTCGACGTTTTGTAAAACGTAAAGCGCTGCAAAAATGACCCAGGCTGTTAGCCAGCATCTAAAAGCCGAACTATCACAACTGCATGAAGACATCAAGATACGCACGCGAAAACAACTTTGGACGCCGTATATTCGAAGCCTACGCTGCGGAATTTGGGTCTACCCATCTCAACGAAAATGCCGAAGTACGCAGCTTGCGCCAGGCCATCGCTGAGAAAGATCAGCAGTTAGCTGAATCCATCCAGGCCGCTGAATCAGCACAGGTCTTGGTGGAAAGCAAAGAGCGTGAGATTCGCATGATACGTGAATCCAATCAGCGCGAAAGCGCCATGGAAGAACTGCTCGCACCTCTCAATCAAGAGAAGCGCGAAGTCATGAAGAACCTCCTCGAAAGCGTACAAACTTCACGTTTGAAAAACGCTTTTGAAAAGTATCTACCAGCCGTTCTCGCAGAAGGCCGTTCAGTGAAAGCTAAATCGGTGATCTCTGAAAGCCATGTGGCAGTGACTGGTGATAAAAATGTCAAGGCAGTGGAAGAAGATCGCAGCAATGTGATCGACATCAAGCGCCTGGCAGGATTGTAACATAACAAAGGAGACAGAAATGTCACAAGAACTACTCGAAAGCCGTTGGGACGAAACCAAAGAAGCCTTGATGGAAGGCCTCAAAGGTTCACGCCGCAACACCATGGGTGTGATCCTCGAGAACACCCGCAAGTACCTGAAAGAGAACGCTAGTCCAGGTTCCACAGTCTCCGGCAACATCGCCACACTTAACCGTGTGATCCTGCCGGTGATCCGACGTGTTATGCCCACAGTTATCGCCAATGAGCTGGTTGGTGTACAGCCCATGACCGGTCCTGTTGGTCAGATCCACACTCTGCGTGTTCGCTATGCATCTACCATGACAGACCAAACAGCAGCAGCAACTTCGGTTGTGGCTGGTGAAGAAGCCTTGTCACCGTTCAAGATCGCTGTAGCATACTCCGCAGGCGCACGTGGTGCTGACAACGCAGCAACAACACAAACAGCAGCCCAAGGCTACGCTGGTTCACCCACAGCAACACTTGAAGGCAATGGCGGACGTCAGATCTCCGTGCAGATCCTCAAGCAAGCAGTGGAAGCCAAAACACGTAAGCTGCAAGCTCGCTGGACGTTTGAAGCAGCCCAAGACGCACAAGCCATGCATGGCATTGACGTCGAAGCTGAGATCATGGCAGCTCTCGCACAAGAGATCACTGCTGAGATCGACCAAGAGATCCTCTTGTCACTGCGCAGCTTGGCACAGACAGAGTTCACTTACAACCAGGCCACAGTGTCAGGTACAGCCACATTCGTTGGTGACGAGCACGCTGCTCTTGCTGTTCTCATCAACCGTGTTGCCAACCTGATCGCACAGCGCACACGTCGCGGTGCTGGTAACTGGGCAGTGGTTTCGCCTGCTTCGTTGACTGTGCTCCAGAGTGCAACAACTTCCGCGTTTGCTCGCACCACGGAAGGCACCTTTGAAGCACCCACAAACACCAAGTTTGTTGGCACACTCAACGGCGCTATGCGTGTGTTTGTTGACTCGTATGCTTCAGATTCAACACCAGTCCTGGTTGGATACAAAGGTTCTAGCGAGGCAGATGCTGCCGCGTTCTATTGCCCTTATATCCCTCTCATGAGCTCTGGTGTTGTGCTGGATCCGTCAACATTCGAACCAGTCGTGTCTTTTATGACGAGATATGGCTACATAGAATTGACCAACACTGCCAGTTCGTTTGGCAATGCTGGCGACTACGTGGGCGAGATAGCTGTGCAAAACTTGTCATTCTCCTAAACCGAGAAGTTGTTCGACAAAATCAAAAAACCCACTTCGGTGGGTTTTTTGTTGGGTAAAATATTTTTATTATGTTGGCGAAATTGCGGTACAGGCATAAATAGGAGTATGAAACCATATACCTATCTAATCAAACATCGTCCAACTAATCGTGTGTATTATGGCATGCGTGCCGCTAACCGAGTAGATCCCAAGGAAGACCTCTGGCAGCATTATTTCACCAGTAGCCCAAAGGTACAGCAGTTGATTGAAGAAACAGGTGCAGACAGTTTTGATATTGAGATTCGCCGTGTGTTTGAAACCAAAGAGCAAGCAGTGGCCTGGGAGACTAGAGTGCTACGCCGCTGTAAAGTGTTGCACGATGACCGGTGGATCAATCAAAATGTAGCAGGATACATTGTGCCCACAGAAGAAAGCCGCAAGAAGATCAGTGAATTTCACAAAGGCAAAGCCAAAAGCGAAGAACACAAAGAAAAAATTCGCCAAGGAAACATAGGAAAGAAAAAACCTCCCAGAACAGATGAATATCGAGCTTTAATGTCTAAATTAAAATCTGGCAAAAACAATCCAATGTATGGTAAAGGTTGTACTCCTGAACGTGCAGCAAAAATTGGTAAAGCCAACAAAGGAAAAACACCTGCTAACAAAGGTGTGCCCATGAGCGAAGAACAAAAAGCAATTTTACGTGAAACCAAACAGCGTAATAAAGTCGAGATGACTTGTGAAGTATGCGGTAAAACGATGCGAGCAAGTCATTTTAAAATGTATGGACACGGCCCAAACTGTCAACAAGCCCCAGGTAAATACCCTTATACCCCGAGGATATCACCATGACCTGGAGCGCCCAACTCACCATCACCAACCACACAGCCTACAACATCACTGCGACCCGCAACAATTCAGGTGACCTCACCACCATCGCCCCCACTGACTCATGGACCTGGAGCACTGCGGAAGTCAACAACACTCTAGCCCTGAAATTCTGGCAAACCCCCGACGTCTGGTACATGCAAGGATCCGTGGCGTTTGGTCCTGAAGCCGGTGTTTACATGGATCGTGGCTGGCAGGCAGCTGCGGATCAAAGCATCCGCCTCGACGCCACTGTGAACAACACAGCATATCACCAGGTCACCAACGGCGGTGCCACTGTAGTGCCGTGGAATGGATTTGAGTCAGGTGGCACCATTGAGATGACATTTTCTCCCCAGTGATCAGTTAAATACAACATGCCTGAATTCATCACTCCCCCGGAATTTTCTGGTGTTGCTGCACTCACAGCATCAACTGGTCTTGAGGTGGTGGAATCCGGTGCCTGGCAGTTTAGCCAAGCCGGCTACAACGACGGTGCAACATTTGGTGCGAGCCTGAGCTGGCCCAATCAGGCCTATCCTGGACAGTTCTCCTATGGTGCACCACCGCCTCCGGGACATCCCATATCAGCTGGCACTCTACGTTTACAAGCACAGGCCTGGTCAATACCCGGTGGATCTGAGCTCACTGCATACACAGATCCCAGCACTCATGTTGTGTACCCCCGCAGACGCCTGTCAGATCATTATCACCGGTGCCTGGGTGGTGGTTCGCCAGGAAAACTCCAACAGCTTCAACAGTTTTGGTGTAGAGCGCACAGGACGCACTGAAACAGATCTGGGCGCACGTGACATGGATCCTTGGCTGCTAAACTATACATCACCCCAGGCCACTTATGTGATCCAGGGATCTGCGGTTGAACGGTGGTGCCCGAGGTATACCTTTTCTGATCTATGTGTTTTTCTGCGTAGACTCACCGAAACCGCTACCACTGACAACTCCAACTACATGTTCCAGTCAAACACTGTTGCGACACCGACATGGGTATATTGGTATCAGCGCCAGTGGCAGATACCCGACGACTCCCTGGATCTCCTGCAGCGTGTGGCACAGTTCCGCAACACTAGATCTTGAACAGCTTTAAATTGCGTTCAATCTCTTGTGTGACCGAGATCCAGTCGTCTTGTTGGGGCTGCCGGAACAGTCGGGCCGTGGGATACCAAGGAGAATCAGCCCGATCCAGCAGCCATCGCCAGTCCACGGCGTATTGATTCAGCATGATCCATGTGGCCTGCCCCAGGGCTCCTGAAAGATGGCTCACAGCAGTGTCTACTGATACTACCACATCCATGAGAGAGATCAGGGCCGCGGTGTCGGCCATGCATTGTATAGCACCGGGCCAGGCTTCACAGCCTAGCTCTGCTAATCTTTGTTGTTCTTCTGGGGTGCAGTCTACCTGTAGATTCACCCACTGATACTGGGGACAGCGCTGTATCAAGCTAGCGATCTCCCCAAACGGCACAGACTTGTGCTGATTGATCCAAGAATCTCTACGACCACTCCAGGAAAATCCCACTCTCACCCGGCGTTTGTGGCCCAGGCGAACCTGCCAGATCTGCTGCAGATCTCTGCTGGGCTGTATGTAGCCCAAGGGTGCTGGCAGATTCGCCAAGGTCACGTTTAGATGTTGCGGTATGCTCATGATAGGCACCCAGTAGTCATAGTCAGGTGGGGCGTCACCTAGACAGCTTACGTGTTCTATGGCATCGCCGCCCAGCAAGCTCATGATCTGTCCGGGTACCTGCATGCGCACACGAGCTCCCCGGGCTCGCAGCGCCAGGCAGAATCTCAGGAACTGGATGTTGTCTCCCAGGCCCTGTTCACCCCATACCAATACGGTTTTGTCCTGTATGTCTTCCCCGTGCCAGAGTCGGGGCCACACAGGAAACGATCCCTGGAGATGCTCGTACTGCCAGCGTGCTTCATAGGCAGGCCAACCGCGTTCGTAGTCGCCCATCAGGAGATAGCTCACGGCCAGATTAAATCTAGCAGTGACATTGGTGGGATCTATCAATGCAGCTTGTTGCAAGAAAGGCACAGCACGATCGGGGTAGCCCATCTCACGTATCACATTGCCGTAGTTGTTCCAGGCATGTGGATTGTGGTGTTCCTGACCAATGGCCTGGATGTAACAGGCCAGGGCTGATTCGGGTTTCCTGAGCTCGCGATACTGATTGCCCAAGGCTATGAGTTCTTGTATGTTCATGGCCATATTTAAACTGCAGATATTACATTGCGAAATTTTGCTAAATACTCTTACACAACGCAATCCTGCGTTTTATGCGGTGCTAACCCCCCGCGTAGCAGCTAGAACCTGCATCGGACTTCTTTATAGGAGAAATAAAATGGGTCGTCCCTTGAAAATCAAAAAAACCCTGACCAAGGATATTGGTTTCAATTCGTTCAATGCCGTAGAAGTACCTGTGTTTCCCAACACCATGACAGCGTCAGAATTCTTTGGCGTGGTGGGTGGCAACGACAGCGCCGGCACCCTGGCCACTGCTGCTTATCCCACGGTAAAGATCCGTGTGAAGATTGGTGCCAACGCCGAAGCTGACGGATCTATCATCCGCCAGAAAGGTTCAATCAAATATCTCGTCACAGACGGCACCAACACCGGTATCTGCACCCTGGCTGATCTAGCTGATGGTGCGCTTACTGCCAACACCATGACCATCACTCTGGACGAAGGTGATTCAACACCCAAGCGTGTTTCCAAACTCACCAACAAGTATGCTCTGGACTATACCGGTGGCTCTACTTACTCGGCCGCTGCCGTGGTACAACGCATACGCTATGTGTCCAACTTCTTTGATGGTGGATCAACTACACAGAAATCCGGTACACGCAATCAGGCCAACACCGCGGGACAACAGAATATCGTTACCCTGGGCTTGATCGAAAACAACACCTAAGCATAGATTGTTTCCCTCTGTGATCCTCTCGGCTAACTACTGAGAGGATTTTTTTATGGCAGCATTTGTTCTAGGCAATGGTGTGAGCAGGCAAGAGATATCAGTGGATCTCATGATCTCTCGCGGCGCTGTGTACGGTTGCAATGCCCTGTATCGCACGCATCAGCCCTTGGCGTTGGTGGCTACGGACACCAAGATCGCCGAAGAGATACAGGAATCAGGTTATGCGCTGACCAATAGATTTTACACGCGACGTCCTTTGCCTGGATCTGGCGCCCAGATGATCGATCAGACCTATCGTGGATTCAGTTCGGGTCCCGTGGCTCTCAGTATCGCCGCACAAGACGGTAATCAGCGCATGTATCTCCTGGGATTTGACATGGGGCCAGTGAACCATAGATTCAACAACATCTATGCTGACACCCCGCACTACAAGCCCAGTGTGGCCGAACCCACCTATACCGGTAACTGGATACGCCAGATCTGCCAGATCTGCCAGGCATTTGGGGATCGTCAGTTCATCAGGGTCCACGGAGATACCACGGCCCCAATACCAGAATTTGCAAACATACGCAATCTCGCACAGATGGCCATCGCAGACTTTGTGCTACGGCTAAATACAGGTGAGGATCTATAGATGGCCACCTACAAAAACATCAACGATGACTGGTATATTACCGTAGACGACGGATTTGGCGTGATATACATCAACGGCAGCTTGGACGTGTCGGGCAATATCACTTATGTCAGCGAGATCGCGGTCAATGATGCTTTTATCGCTGTGGCTGCCAACAACAACGGCACTGTGACCAGCATGGGTTTGCTGGCTACCAAGATAGCCAACACCAGCTATGCTGGACTGAGATTCAACACTGTCACAAACGAGTGGGAGATCAGCACCAGTGTCTATGCTAATGGTGCGGCCAACACAGCCTCTTATACAGCCATCGCTACCACGGCTTCTATCGTGTCACCGGGTGCTCCAGGCAATTCAGTACAGTTCAACAGTGGCAATGTGTTTACCGGTAATGCTAACTTTTTGTTTGATTCTGCCAACGCAGTGCTGTCACTCACAGGCACACAAGTTTTGGGCAACATAGGCAGTCCTGCCACAGCAGTGGCCAATTCAGTGGCCTTGTATCACAACAGCGTAGGTGGCGGCGGTACCGGAGTCTATGCCAAAACCTTGGCCACGGATGGTGAGCTGGTGAATAAATCCAAAGCCATAGTCTTTGGCCTCATACTTTAAGGATTTGATATGGCGATAACGTCAACAGAATTAACTTCAACCAACCCTACAACAGTTTTCACTGCTGGATCACAGACCGTGATATCCACGGTGTATCTCTGCAACTACACAGCAGGCAATGTCACGGTTGACATGCATGCCATAGCCGGAAACTCCACAGCAGCTGGCAACAGCAATGCGCTGTACAGCGGCTATCTGATAGGTGCCAACGATACCTTGGTTCTGGACACAGAAAAAATCATCTTGGACAGCACCGATGTCTTGGTAGTGGCCTGCAGCAACTCCAGCGCAGTCACTGTGACTGTCAGCTCCTACAGCATCTGATCTTGCAATGGCCAGACTAGCCAAAAACACCGCGATCACCACTGGCAGCACTGCTATACGTGTGCCTTTTGGCTCCAGTGCCCAGAGGCCCGAAGCTCCGGTGTTTGGTCAGTTCCGCTACAACGTAGATATCGGCTTGCTGGAATTTTTCAATGGTACTGTGTTCCAGTCGGTCAGTGCCGGGGGCAGCTTGACCTATACCGTGGACAGCTTTACCGGGGATGGCAGCACCACTGATTTCAACATGAGCGAAATTGAGTCAGATCCCCAGCAGATCATAGTTTTTGTGGGATCAATATACCAGGATCCCAGCACTGCCTACACGGTCAACGGCACCATCACCATAACTTTCACCTCACCACCACCTGCAGGCGAACCCATCTCGGTGATACACAGCACTACCTAGCCATAAATATCCCTAAGGGATACATCAATGGCCATTAATTTCATACGTGGAAACATACTTTCGGGCAACTTGGTCCGGGGATCTAATCTATCTTTCCAAAGCAGCACCCTCTCAAGCGATGTGCTTTTTGTTGATGTCATCAACGGCAACGTGGCTATCAACACCGCTGTGGCCACGCACACACTCACAGTCAACGGCAATTGCAACATAGCCAACACTCTAGAAGCAGGTAACCTTGAAACCGCAGGAGATATTTCGGCTCTAGGCAATATCGCAGGAAATGTTGGTAATTTTGAAGACATTGTGGTGGGCAACATTGACATCGGTAATCTCATTGGTGGGGGGTAATCTCCAGGTAGAAACGCCTTACCGCCAACACATATGTCAGTGCTGTGGGCAATGTGATAGGTGGAAATCTATTCACCGAGCGGAGAAATGTCGGCTGGGGGCAACATCACAGGTGGAAATCTAGAAGTCAGCGGCGATGTGTCGGCCACGGGCAACGTTGATTCAGAAAATCTCAATACCGGAAATATATTTTCCAACACAGCATCAATAACTTTTACAGCCAATGTTGGTAATCTCGGCACCAACGGTACAGTTTCGGCTACCGGCAATGTCACAGGTGGCAACTTAACCACAGCAGGACAAGTCACCGCCACGGGCAACGTCACAGGTGGTAACCTAACCACTGGGGGAGTTGTCACAGCTACCGGCAATGTCACAGGTGGTAACATCAATACCAGTGGAGATATTTCTGCTACAGGGAATGTCACGGGCGGAAATGTGATTTCCCAAGATCTAGTACAAGGTGTTACGTTATCAGCCACAGGCAATGTTATAGGTGGTAATGTAACCACAACAGGTGTTGTTACAGCCACAGGCAACGTCACGGGTGGTAACATCAACACCGCAGGCCAGATCACAGCCACAGGCAATGTCACGGGTGGTAACATCAACACAGTAGGTGTGGTTTCTGCTACAGGTAATGTCACAGGTGGCAACCTAACCACAGCCGGTGCGGTCACAGCAACAGGCAACGTCACGGGTGGCAATCTAGTCACACTGGGCAATGTTGAGGGCAATATTGGGGTGTTCAACGATATTGTTGTGGGTAATATTGATCTTGGCAATCTGATATCTGGTGGAAATCTCCAGGTAGAAAGTCTAACAGCAAATTTATTTGTGAGTGCAACCGGCAATGTCACAGGTGGTAATCTAACCACAGCAGGACAAGTTACAGCAACGGGTAATATCACAGGTGGCAACATCAATACCGGTGGAGATATCTCTGCCGCAGGTAACATCACAGCAGCTAATTTTTCCAGCGCAGGCAACGTAAGCCTGGGCAATTTAACAGTGGCCAACACCACGATATCTACGGTTCTCACCGACGGTAATATCACTTTAGATCCCACGGGATTGGGACTGGCAGTGATAGACACCGTGACTGGATTGGTACTGCCCGTGGGCAACACCAGTCAGAGGCCCAGCCCGGCCACCACCGGAACCGTGAGATTCAACGTTGATTCTGTGCGATTAGAGATCTATGATGGCACAGGATGGGAAGACATAGCGGCCAATGTCACAAATCAAGTGATAACAGGTGACGGCAGCACTGCGATATTTGCCCTGGATCGCGCCAGCACCGCGGCTGCTACTCTGGTGATCATCAACGGTGTGGTGCAGATACCCAACATAGCTTATACCATAACAGGCAATGTACTGACCTTGGCTCAAGCTCCAGAAACCACAGACGTGTTAGACATACGATTCCTTTGAGATAACCGCAGCTAGTTAAGATCTATCAATCCGCTAAATAGTGCTATTAGCCTTGGGGCAGGAGAATAGCAATGGCCGTGACACGGATCAAGAACAATCAGATCACTGATTTAACAGTAAATGCAGCGTCAAAACTGCAGGATTACTCGATCACTTCGGGTAAAATTGCCAATAATCTCACATACGGATCCAGCCTTACAGTGGCTGGAAATCTCACAGTACAAGGTGACACCACAACGATCGACACGGTAAACTTGACCGTTGAAGATCCTCTGATACTCCTGGCCAAAGATCAAACCGGAAGCCCCACTCTGGACATTGGTTTTATCGGCAAACGCGGTACCGAAGACAATATCGCTTTTGTCTGGGACGAAAGCGCCCAGCAGTTCGTGGCAATTTTCACCACGTCTGAAGTCACAAACACCACGGTCACTATCAATTCTTATGCCAGCCTCCGTGTGGCCAATCTCACAGCAGCCGCAGCCAATGTTGGTAATCTTGACATTGGAAACATCAGTTTTACAGGCAATGTGTTGGGAAATCTCAATATTACCGGCAACGTTGCTGCCAGTAACTTTTTGACCACGGGACTGGTTTCTGCCACAGGCAATGTCACAGGTGGTAACGTCAACACAGCCGGGCAAGTCAGCGCAACTGGCAACGTTGCGGGTGGCAACGTCAGCACCGCAGGTAATGTCACAGGTGGTAACATCAATACCGCAGGTGTTGTTTCAGCAACTGGCAACATCCAAGGTGGTAATCTACGCACTGTAGGCCTGGTAAGTGCTACTGGCAATGTCACAGGTGGTAATGTAACCACAGCAGGACAAGTAAGTGCTACAGGCAATTTAACTTCGGCCAATGTTAATACCACGGGAGTTTTCAGCACCACGGTCAGCGCATCAGGTAATGTCACGGGCGGAAATGTCAACACAGGTGGTGTTGTTTCAGCCACAGGTACAGGTACATTTGGCAACGTAGCCACAGCCGGCACAGTATCAGCTGGGGGAAATGTCACAGGTGGTAATGTCAACACAGCTGGGTTAGTGAGTGCAACAGGCAATGTCACGGGTGGTAATTTAACCACAGCAGGTGTGGTTACAGCCACAGGTAATGTCACAGGTGGCAATGTCAATACTGCAGGTGCAGTCAGTGCCACAGGCACAGGTACATTTGGTAATGTAGCCACTGCTGGCACAGTTTCTGCCACTGGCAACGTCACAGGTGGTAATGTAATATCACAGGCTCTGGTGCAAGGTGTTACATTATCAGCCACAGGCAATGTCACAGGCGGTAATCTGACCACAGCAGGTGTGGTCACAGCCACAGGCAACATCACAGGTGGCAATGTCAACACCGCAGGTTTAGTCAGTGCTACTGGTAACGTCACAGGCGGCAATGTCAACACCGCAGGTTCGATCAGTGCCACAGGCAACGTAAATTCGGGTAATGTTAATACTACTGGGGTGTTTGGTACTACCGTCAGCGCATCTGGTAATGTAACAGGTGGTAATCTAGCCACAGGTGGCACCGTAAGCGCCACAGGAACAGGTACGTTTGGTAATGTGGCCACAGGTGGCACCGTAAGCGCCACAGGAACAGGTACGTTTGGTAATGTGACCACTGCTGGCACGGTTTCTGCTACTGGCAACGTCACAGGTGGCAATGTCAACACAGCCGGTGCGGTCAGCGCCACAGGCAACGTCACAGGTGGCAATCTCAGTGTAGGCATTGGTAATATTGCTGCAGGAAACATATCAGTGTCGGGCACGATCACTGCAGGATCATTTGCAGGAAACATTGATGCTGCTGGAAATATCAATGAAATACAATTCAATGGTACCGGTGACGTACTTGCTGCCAGTGCTAATCTAACATTTAATCCTGCAACTAGTTTGTTTAGTGTGACAGGTAACGTTGAAGGTGGAAATCTTCGCACCAATGGACAGGTATCTGCTGCAGGCAACGTCCAAGGTGGTAATTTGCGCACTACTGGGTTAATTTCTGCCACAGGCAATGTTACAGGTGGTAATGTTACCACAGTAGGAGTTGTCACAGCTACCGGCAATGTCACAGGTGGTAATGTGATATCACAAGCTCTGGTACAAGGCGTTACTGTGAGTGCAAGTGGTAATCTAGTAGGTGGCAACGCTAATATTACCAACGCAGTTAATTCTGCTACTGTGAGTGCGTCTGGCAATGTCACAGGTGGCAATGTCAGCACAGCAGGTGTAGTCACAGCCACAGGTAATGTCACAGGTGGTAACTTAACCACAGCAGGACAAGTTACTGCTACAGGCAATGTCACAGGTGGTAACTTAACCACAGCCGGCGTAGTCACTGCCACCGGCAATGTTACAGGTGGAAACATCAATACCGCAGGTGCGGTCACTGCCACCGGCAATGTCACAGGTGGTAACGTAATATCACTGGCTCTGGTACAAGGTGTTACTTTGTCAGCAAGTGGTAACCTAGTAGGTGGCAATGCCAACATCACCAATGCGGTCAATTCTGCTACTGTGAGTGCTTCTGGCAACGTCACAGGTGGTAACATCAATACAGCAGGTGTAGTTTCTGCTACAGGTAACGTCCAAGGTGGTAATTTAAGAACCACTGGTCTTGTTTCTGCTACAGGCAACGTCACAGGCGGTAATCTAACCACAGCCGGAGTAGTAACTGCTACAGGCAACGTCACAGGTGGTAACGTAATATCACTGGCTCTGGTACAAGGCGTTACTGTGAGTGCAAGTGGTAATTTGGTTGGCGGAAATGCCAACATCACCAATGCGGTCAATTCCGCTACTGTGTCAGCAACAGGTAATGTCACGGGTGGCAATATAACTACTGGTGGAGTAGTTACTGCTACCGGCAACGTCACAGGTGGCAATGTCAACACAGCTGGTCAAGTAAGTGCTACTGGCAACGTTATTGGTGGGAATGTCAGCACCGCAGGCAATGTCACAGGTGGTAATGTGATATCACAAGCGCTAGTACAAGGCGTTACTGTGAGTGCAAGTGGTAATCTAGTAGGTGGCAATGCCAACATCACCAATGCAGTTAATTCTGCTACGGTGAGTGCTTCTGGTAACGTCACAGGTGGTAACATCAACACCGCAGGTGTGGTAAGTGCAACTGGCAACGTCCAAGGTGGTAATTTACGCACCGCTGGTGTAGTTTCTGCCACAGGCAATGTCACAGGTGGTAATGTAACCACAGCAGGACAAATATCAGCCACAGGTAATATTACCACAGCAGCTCGGATTGTTACTCCGGAAGTTACCACAGCCGCTGGCGATTTAATATTGACTTCTGCGGGTGGGAATCTGCAGTGGGATGGAGCTGGCAACATTGTGATGAATGGTCAATGGATCAACAATCTGTCTGATCCAGTACAAGCACAAGATGCAGCCACCAAAGAATATGTTGACAACGCTGTAAGCGCTGGACTCACGATCCATGCTCCAGTACGATACGAAGCTAATTCAGCAGTTAACGGTACCTACACACAAGGTGGTACCACTGCTACAGTGACCAATACCATAGCTGGCAATACCGTGGTATTTTCCTCAGCGATCAATCCCCAGGTCAACGACCAGTATTGGTTTACAAATTCATTTAATGGTGTTTTGGGTAACACACCTTACTTTGTGGTATCAGCACCCAACACTTCGGCTGCTGTGCTGAGTCGTACCTGGAGCGGTGCTCCTGTCACTGATATAACAACAGGCGGCAGCCTTACACAGCCGGTGCGTATCAATTCTGGCCAAGGTGCCACGCTGACCAACGCCGGAGCCAATGCCACACTGGTGATTGATGGTGCCACAGTAGCCAACAGTGATCGGATATTGATCTATTCACAGGCCAATGCAGCGCACAACGGTGTTTATGTGGTCACAGAAGCAGGTAATGCCACTACAGCCTGGCAGCTCACACGTAGCTCGGATATGGATACCTATAAGCCTGATGATACCAACGGACTTGATGCAGGTGATTACTTTTATGTGATCGCAGGCGATTCAGGCGCAGGTGAAAGTTATGTGATGACCGAACCCATTGGTCCCACAATCATTGGCTATGACAATCTTATTTTTACACAGTTTTCGGCTAGCCAGGTCTATACAGCCAACACCGCGGCTGGTCTAGTATTGAATGGTACGGTATTTTCAGCCAAAGTTGATAATGATACCACGGCCTTTGATGGCAGTGGCAACATCGTGGTCAAGGCCGGTGCGAACCTTACCACACCCAACATTGGTGCTGCCACAGGTACCAGTCTTTCTGTCACAGGTACTGTCACTGGTGCCAACGTTTCGGCTACCGGTAACCTAGTGGGTGGCAACGCCAACATCACCAACGCAGTCAATTCTGCTACAGTAAGTGCGTCTGGTAACATCCAGGGTGGTAATCTACGTACCGTGGGCTTGGTAAGTGCCACAGGCAACGTCACAGGTGGAAATGTAACCACAGCAGGTCAGGTCAGTGCCACAGGCACAGGTACATTTGGTAATGTGGCCACAGGCGGTACTGTAAGCGCTACAGGCACAGGTACATTTGGTAATGTGGCCACAGGAGGTACTGTGAGTTCCACAGGCAACGTCACAGGTGGCAACTTGACTACTGGGGGAGTTGTTACTGCCACAGGCAATGTCACAGGTGGTAACTTAACCACAGCAGGTCAGGTCAGTGCTACGGGAACAGGCACATTCGGTAATGTCAACACCGCAGGTGTGGTCAGTGCAACTGGTAACGTCACCGGCGGCAATGTAATATCACTGGCTCTAGTGCAAGGCGTTACTGTGAGTGCAAGTGGTAATTTGGTTGGCGGAAATGCCAACATTACCAATGCAGTCAATTCCTCTACCGTGAGTGCTTCTGGTAACATCACAGGCGGTAATATTAACACAGCAGGTGTAGTCACAGCCACAGGTAATGTCACAGGTGGTAACTTAACCACAGCAGGACAAGTTACTGCTACAGGCAACGTCACAGGTGGCAACTTAACCACAGCAGGACAAGTCACAGCCACTGGCAATGTCACAGGTGGTAATGTAATATCACTGGCTCTGGTGCAAGGCGTTACTGTGAGTGCAAGTGGTAATTTGGTTGGCGGAAATGCCAACATTGCCAATGCAGTCAATTCCTCTACCGTGAGTGCTTCAGGCAACATCCAAGGTGGTAATCTACGCACTGTAGGTCTAGTAAGTGCCACAGGCAACGTCACAGGTGGAAATGTAACCACAGCAGGTGTGGTCACAGCCACAGGCAACGTCACAGGTGGCAACTTAACCACAGCAGGACAAGTTACTGCTACTGGTAACATCACGGGCGGTAACGTCAATACAGCTGGAGTAGTAAGTGCAACAGGCAACGTACAAGCCGGTAATATACTCACAGTAGGTTTGATATCGTCAACTGGTAACATCACTGGTGGAAATCTCAACACAGCCGGTAATGTTACTGGTGAATATTTGATTGCCAACAGTGCTGTAATTGGTAACGTTGAAATTGGAAATCTTGATGTCACTGGTAATATTTTAGTCAATAGTCTGACATCTAATACATTTGTTTCGGCAGTTGGCAATGTTATCGGCGGCAATGTATCAACCACAGGATTTGTCACAGCTACTGGTAATGTCACTGGTGGTAACTTTAATACTACAGGAATAGTAAGTGCGTCAGGTAATGTTAATTCTGCCAACGTAAACACCACAGGTGTATATGCTACTATTGTATCAGCATCTGGCAATGTTACCGGTGGAAATCTCATAACATCTGGATTTGCCACAGTCACAGGCAATGTTACAGGTGGCAACATCAATACCGCAGGTGCGATCAGTGCTACAGGCAATGTTAATTCAGGCAATGTCAATACCACTGGAGTATTTGGCACCACTATTAGTGCTACAGGCAATGTGCAAGCAGGTAATCTGAGAACTACCGGTCTTGTTTCCGCTACCGGCAACGTCACAGGTGGTAATGTTACCACATCAGGAGTGGTCACAGCCACAGGCAATGTCACAGGTGGTAATGTTACTACAGCAGGTGTGGTCACAGCCACAGGCAACGTCACAGGTGGCAACTTGACCACTGGGGGAGTTGTCACAGCTACAGGCAACGTCACAGGTGGCAACTTGACCACTGGGGGAGTTGTCACAGCTACAGGCAACGTCACAGGTGGCAACATCAACACCGCAGGTGTGGTCAGTGTCACAGGCAACGTAAATTCAGGTAATGTCAATACTACTGGGGTGTTTGGCACCACATTGTCAGCAACAGGCAATGTCACAGGTGGTAACGTAAACACAGCCGGTCAGATCAGTGCTACTGGAAACATTACTGGAGGAAACCTAGGAGTTGGTTCTGGTAATATCACTGGTGGAAATGTTTCAGTATCTGGTAATGTTACTGCTGCAAACTTTATTGGTAATATTTTTGGTAATATTGATGCCGCTGGAGCCAACACACAGGTGCAGTTTAACAATAATGATCTCCTGGGTGCCAGTGCAAACTTCACATTTAATTCGGCCACAAACACGCTGACTGTATCAAATGGAAATGTTGTTGGTGGTAACTTAACCACAGCAGGTGTGGTCACAGCCACAGGCAACGTCACAGGTGGTAATGTTACCACAGCAGGTGTGGTCACAGCCACAGGCAACGTCACAGGTGGTAATCTTGTTACCGGAGGTCTAGCCACAGTTACTGGTAACGTTCAGGGTGGCAATTTAAGAACAGCCGGTGTGGTATCGGCCACAGGTAATATCACATCTGATGCTAATGTGGTAGCAACTGGTAATGTCATAGGTGGTAATGTATCTACTGTTGGATTAGTCACAGCAACAGGCAACGTCACAGGCGGCAATGTCAACACCGCAGGTCAGGTCACAGCAACAGGCAACGTCCAAGGCGGCAATTTAAGAACAGCCGGCGTGGTCACAGCCACCGGTAACATCACAGGTGCCAATCTAATACTAACATCAGGAACCATTGATGGTCCGGCTGCTGGGCGTATCACTATAAATGGATCTGACATTGATACAGATTTTGCAGTAGATGGTGACACCGTAGCCAATGTATTCTATGTAGATGCAGGATTGGGAACAGCAGCATTTGGTAATTCTGGTGCTATAACCAACGCGATAGTAAGTTTCAACACCACAAATTCTATCAAGATGCCCGTGGGCAATATCGCACAGCGTCCAGATCCTGCTACTATAGGTATGATGCGATTCAGCAGCACATCAGACGGGCTTGAGATTTATACATCAACCGGTTGGGAACCAGTGGGTGTGCCAGAATTTACAGTTATTACCGCTGATGAGTTTGTGGGCGATGGATCCACGCTGGTGTTCACACTCAGCGAAGACTCAACTACGGCTGCTACTATAGTGTCGATCAACGGTGTGGTACAACAACCTGTCACTGCTTATGCGGTAACCGGAAATGTACTGACATTTACAGAAGCGCCCGAAACTACGGACGTGATAGATACTCGTATATTGACTACTACCAGTACAGTGACTCAGATCACCAACTCTCCAGCCAATGCTGTGGTAGCTGTGAGTGAGACCACAAATGATGTGCTGATCACCGGTGACTTGTTGCCGGTGTCTAATCTCAGTGGCAATCTTGGTTCCAGCACCCAGCGATGGGACGACTTGTACTTGTCTGGCAATACCATATTCTTGGGAGGACTGCAGCTCAAAGAGATCAACTCGACTACGTTTGGTGTGTTTACCAGCGATGGAGTCACTGCAGCTGACATAGACGTTGGCAACATTGATGTTGCTGCACTGACTCAAGGCACTAGCACGATTGGTATCGCTGGATTGAACGGCAATGGCTATATCACAGTAAACGGCACAGCCAATGTCTTGGTGGTTGGACAAACACAGACCACTCTCACCGGAAACCTCAGTGTCACCGGCAATGTCACAGCACAAGATGTTAACTCTCTGTCAGATGCCACACTCAAGACCAACATCAATCCGATCTCGGGTGTGGAATCAGTGATCAACCAGTTGACCGGAGTTGAATATGACTGGCGCAATGGATCCGGGCACAGCTATGGATTCCTGGCCCAGGATGTAGAAAAAATACTGCCCAATGCAGTGAAAACTGGATCTGATGGATTGAAATCTATCAATTATATGATGATCATACCGTTCATGGTAGAGACCATCAAGCAACTGGGCGCAGAAATTGCCGAGCTGAAAAAGAAACTAGATTAAGCCGAGTTCATAGACAAGGAGAACGAAGATGGCGATAAAGATTAATGGCATAACCGTAATTGACGACAGCAGAGTAGGCAACCTAGCAGCAGCAACAGCCGTGGGCAATGTCCAGGCCGGAAATGTGCTGACAGCTGGATTGATTTCAGCCACAGGTGGTATAACAGGTGCTGCTCTGACAGGCACAAGTTTAACAGTATCTACCGGTAATATCACGGGTGGTAACCTGCTGATTTCAGGTGCTATCATTGATTCTGCACAGTTAGACATTCAGACATCGGCTGCTAATGCCAACATCGTGATTACGCCAAACGGCACAGGCAATGTTAACATGCCTCGACTGAGTGTAAGCGGTAATGTTACTGCTGGCAACGTAGCAGCTACTAATTTAACTGGCACACTGCTCACAGCAGCACAAACAAACATCACGTCAGTGGGTACACTGACATCTTTAAATTCAGGTGCGATATCCAGCAGTGGCAACGTCACAGGTGCCAATCTGATCACAGGTGGATTGATCACAGCCACTGGCAACGTCACAGGTGGTAACATCAACACAGCAGGTGCGGTATCAGCCACGGGCAACGTCACAGGTGGTGGCATCACACTCAGCGGCAATACTATCATCAGCACAGGTTCTACCCTGACCATAGATCCCAGTACTTCTGGCATAGAAGGCAACGTGGTAATTGCTGGTAACCTATCAGTGCAAGGTAATGTAACCTACATTGATTCTACCACTATCACTACCAATGAAAAAGACATCGTCTTGGCCAACAACGTAAACACACAGAGTGCTGTAAACGGTGCTGGTTTGCTGTTGGGCAACAATTCAGTAGTGACCTGGATCTACAACAACACAGCCAATGCCTGGACAGCCAACGTAGGTATCAGTGCAGCTGGCAATGTTACAGCAGCCAACGTTTCAGGCACAAATCTCACAGGTACATTGCTCACAGCAGCACAGACCAATATCACATCAGTTGGCACGCTAGGTTCGTTAGCAGTAACTGGTAACATCACGTCTGGCAACATAAGTGGTACACGTGGTGCGTTTACCAACATAGCCGGTACTTTAGAAACAGCAGCACAGACCAATATCACATCAGTTGGTACCTTGGGATCCTTGAGTGTGACCGGCAATGTGCAAGGTGGCAACTTACGTACAGCTGGTCTTGTCTCGGCCACTGGTGCTATTACCGGTGCAGCAATTACCGGATCAAGCCTTACAGTCTCAACTGGTAACGTGGCCTGCGGTAACATCACCAACAACAATGCCAACGGTGTGGGCAATATTGGAAATGCCACTACCTACTTTAACACTGTTTTTGCCAAAGCAACGTCAGCACAGTACGCTGACTTGGCCGAGATGTATGCAGCAGATGCTCCGTATTCTCCGGGCACGTTGCTGGATTTTGGTGGTAACCAGGAAGTCACAGCGACCTCGGTATCTCATTCTATCAAAATAGCCGGTGTGGTATCTACCAATCCCAGCTACTTGATGAATGCCGGACAGCCCGGTGAGTATCCCGTGGCTATTGCGTTGCAAGGACGTGTACCGGCCAGGGTCAAAGGACCAGTAGCCAAAGGGGATCGCCTGGTTGCCAGCAGCATAGCCGGCGTTTGCCAAAGACTTGATCCCAATAAATACGAACCCGGTTGTATCGTGGGCAAGAGTCTGGAGGATCATCCCGGGGATAATATTGTTACCATGGAAGTGGCAGTGGGAAGACTATGAACATCTCAGGTGTTGGCATCTCAGGGGTTACTGTAATAGATAACTTGGACCCCCAATACTCAATATCTCCAAATATCACCGAAATGACCGAAGGTGAAACTGTGACCTACACAGTTTCCACCATCAATGTGCCCGATGGTACCTATTACTGGACCAATTCAGGCACCACAGTGGCTGCAGATTTTACTGATAATGCTAATTCGGGATCTTTTACTCTTACCAGCGGTGCAGGTACCATCACACGTACTTTGGTCAACGATCTCATTACTGAAGGTTCTGAAACTATCATACTAGAACTGCGTACTGGCAGCACCGGTGGTACTATAGTAGCCACGGCAGCCACGGTCACGGTACTGGATACCAGTGTTACCCCCGTGGGACAAGAACAGTATCTAACACCTGGTACCTTTACTTGGACAGCACCAGCAGGTGTGACTTCGGTGTGCGTGGTGTGTGTGGGCGGCGGTGGTGGTCCTGCAGCCAATACCAGCGGTGCATCGGGTGGCGGTGGCGGCGGTCTAGGATGGAAAAACAACATTGCAGTAACTCCAACCACCGGCTATACCGTGGTGGTTGGTGCGGGTGGCACGAGAACAACTTCGGGCACAGCCGGTGCCGGGGGCAACAGCTATTTTATCAGCACCGCTACCGTGGCAGGATTTGGTGGTGGCGGTGGTGTCACAGCCAGCAACACCGGTGGAGCCGGTGGCGGTACTGCAGGCGATGGCGGCGGCAGCGGTGGAGCAGGGGGAGGTCGTAACTCATCTACCGCCCAAGCAGGTGGCGGCGGCGGAGCAGGCGGCTATTCCGGCGCAGGTGGTGCTGGCAGCAACGGAACAAACAATGCTACCGGCAGTGCAGGATCTGGTGGCGGTGGTGGAGGTGGTGGTGGTTGCGGCGACGGTGATACTGCCGGATCGGGCGGCGGCGTAGGACTCCTGGGCGAAGGCACCTCGGGTGCCAAAGGTGCTTCAACCACTGCAGACGGCCGTGGTGGATTTGGCGGCTCCAGTGGAGGCAATGCTACTTTCGCGTCAACCTCTACCACGGCTCAAAACGTATATGGTACTGGTAGTCCCTCTACTCCGGGTGCTCGTGGCGGTGGTGGAGCCGGCGCAGATACCACCAACGGCGAGCAATCCATTGGTGCTGCTGGTGGAGTCCGGATCATCTGGGGGCCTGGCCGGGCATTCCCATCAACCAACACAGGTGATCTATGATAGAACTAGTGATCCGGATCGTCAACGGCGAACCTTTCCAGCATCCTATCACCAGATCAAATTTTGAACAGGTCTGGCCCGACCTTGACTTTGACGATCCTCCTCCAGAATTTGCTAGATTCCTCAGAGTTCCAGCACCCACTCCGGGAGTGTATGAAGTAGTAGTGGGGTGTGAATATCGGTGGAATGATGACCAAGTAGAAGACTATTGGATCATGAGATCCATGACCCAAGAAGAAAAAACCGCCAAACAAGATGCGATAAAACGCAATTGGACGGATTTCCTTTCCTGGACCTTTAACGAAGAAACCTGCGAGTTTGAACCACCTGTTCCGTATCCCACGGACGGTAATCGATATTCCTGGAATGAATCTGAGTTGGTCTGGCAGCCGGTGGGATCATGATCCACGCACGTTATCGCCGGGACTATGACGGCGAATTTGTGATAGCAGATACCATCGTCGCCAACAATACCACGATACAGCGTCGCGAATGGATACCCAATGTGATAGAAAATCATCATACATCCCGGCGTGCAGCTGCCATCGCCACTGATCGTGACAGCAAATATTTCAAACATCAGCGCCTGGCTCGCCATCGTGGCGGTCTCTTGGCCCAAAAACGATTGCAGACCTATGGCACTGGTTCCATGTGGCAGGACATGCGATTTGATTTTTTTGTAGCAACACAACCTGATTTGATACAAAAATTAGCAGATTCGGAGTATGACCACGATACCACGGTCTACACCAACGCACGCCACTGTTTGCAATATCCCGGCAGATTTTATCCGGTACCATATCTTCCCAATGTGCATCAGATCGCGCTGCCGATATATCTAGCCGCATTTGATCAGCACGAGGAAGTGTTCATGCTGGGTTATAATGCCGATATTGATGTGGGTGATCCCGGATGGATCACCGATGTCAACGATGTTTTCCAGACCTATGCCACTACAAAATTCTTTTTGGTCACGAGACAAAACACTCCAGGCGTCTGGTTAGACAATGCCAATGTCAAAATGATGGACTATCGTAGATTCGTCACTTACTGTGACATTTGATTTTTGATCGTGTCGATCTTGCCACGGATCTCTTCGATGTTGATGATGTTCCATAGACCCGGATGCATGGGCCGTGGCCAAGTCAGGCTGTTGATCCAGGCATAGCCCAGATGTTCTTCGTTGAGCGTGGGCACGAATTCCTGATCCACACAACAGAAAAATGTATGATAACTGAATCCACCATCAGCACTGGTGAATTTTTCCAAGGGCACCATGCGCAGATGCTGGGGGAAAAATCCAATTTCTTCTTCACACTCTCTGCGTATGGCATCTAAGAGGCTTTCGCCAGGCTCGACCTTGCCACCGGGCAAGCCCCATGATGCAGGATGCTTAACATCATCACGCATGAGATAGAGATAGCGATCTGTGGACAGGCTGTAAAACCAAACTCCTGCTGCTATCATAAAACCAAGCTCCATTCTCCGGCAGGGTATAACCCTTCATAGCTCTTGACCCACTCCGCGCCGGTCCAACGATATTGTAGGCTCGTGGTGATGTTGGTGACAAATTGTGTGTTGGGAGAATCAGCAGATCTAAAGCTCACCAGCCAATTGGTGCCATCAAATTCAATGATGTCGTTGGCTGCGGCCACTAACGGCCCCCAGGCTTCGGCCGGGTCGGTGTTTTCAAACGATCCAATGTTGTTTAATATCAGATATCGTGTTCCTGCGGCAGGGACAGGTAATCCTGCACCTGGTCCACTCACCAGCGGATCGACGATGGCAGTGATGGGAGCCAGGGTGTTTTGTGGGATGGTATCTTGATCTATGTCTATCAGCAAAAATCTATCATCAGTGGGATCATAGCTCACTGTACCGATGATCTGTGGACCTTCATCTTGCCAAGAGTTATCAAATCGGATCTGGCTGATGCCAGGCCTTAGCACACCATACATGCCCACTACAGCCTGCCACATTTCGTTGCTGGGCGGTGATTCCGGACTGATCACAGAGGAATTAGCAGTGTTGATCACCGCACTGTATTTCAGGGCCTGTACTTTGTTTCCAATCAGCAGAGTCTGATAATTGTAGGGCGTGAATTTCTGTCGGGTACCCAGCAAGAGATCGCTGTTGCGTATGGCATCGATGGCATCGCCCTGGCTGTCATACACAGAAGCGATGATCTTTTCTACCACACCCAGTTTCTTGACCTTGGCCGGTGATGATATCCATATGGGTATGTTAAACGTCATAGTAAGGATGTCTATGGGGTTTTCAGTGCCCACGGGTATGGTACGGCTGGTCCAGTTGGTTCTTTCTAGCTCCACCACTGAGAGACTGGTCCAGTCGAGATAGTTGTCTGTGCTTTGTATTTCCAGGGCAGGATTGAACAGCGGCGAGATCTGCTCAAAGATCTGTTGTTTCTGGTTTTCGTTGGAAGTCCAGATATCTAGATTCACGGTCATCTTGTACGGCACTGGCATCAGTCGTTCAATCGTAAACGCATTGCCTTGCGTGGTTTCATAACTTTCAGAATCTGCATCCCAGGTGCGCTGCCGCACCTGCATCTTGTTTACATGATAGGGTTCTTGTATGCGCGGACGATCGTACTCCATGCCAGTGATATAAAAAGTCATCAGCGGTGTAGACGGCATGCTGGAAGCAGAATTTTCTTGCAGTATGGTCTGTGCTTGTCGGCTGGCATCTCCGTATCGTACCGGCACACGTAACAGAGCCACGTTGTTGCTTTCGTCGCGACCGTAAGTGACCTGGAAGTTGGAAAATATCCTGGCAAACTGCAGCAGGAATCGTCTTATCTGTTCGTCGAAAAAGAATTGCTGTGCCATGGGTCACTCATCAAAAGGTGGATATTTTACGTTGGGCTGCCCGGGCTGTGTGGGAGGCCTGCGATTGGCGGGTTTGTCACCACCATCATTGCCGTTGTCGGCGCGGGGTTTCAGTAGCTCGCTGAGACTCTGGCGGCTGGGGATGTCACCCTGATCCGTGGTTGCCACGGTATAGGTGTTGTTGACAAAACTGGATCGCAGCGTGTTATTGGCAGGACCGTTGGTGAGGTCAGTACGCACTGAATCTTCAATCCTGATCCAAGTGCGACCATTGAAACGGAACAGTCGATTAGGGAAATAATCTAATCGCAATGCATACTCACCTTCCTGGGGATTCACAGGGAATGTCACGCCCGGAGTCACAGGCAAGCCATTGGGAGCGATGCCATCACCGGTGAGATAGCCCATGGTGTAACCATTGGATCTAGGTGATTGTGGTGCGTCAGCAGAATTCACACCCGTTTCATCTATGGTGATGTTGCTGTTGTCTGCGGTGATGCCTTGTGGATCGGCAGGTGTGCCATCGGGGTTGGTGGGGAAGATATAAAACTTCACAGTGTCATAACCACTCAGTGGCACTTCGGCTTCGGCCTGGGCCAGGATAGCATCATTGATCTGCAGGTCTTTGGCACGAGTAGAAGCGGTCTCGCCAATGGTTTCAACACCGTCCGGTGCGGCGATGATCTGCCAGTAGTCTCCTTCTTCCAAGGGCGTGCCAGGAGGAACATCCTGCAGAGCCTGATAATATTGGCCTTCGAATATCACCACGGTACCTTCGGGGTAACCGGTGTTGAATTCCCAAGGCGTGTTGATCAACAGCGGCCGCCACGAATCAGTGTCGGTGATGGGAGTACCTGGCGGAACATTACCGATGGCCTCGTAGTAATTGTCGCCATCGTTGACGATGGTGCCCGAGGGCCAGAGCTGCCCAGGATCCCAGATGTTTTCAGTAACAAATGGTTTATTGAGTATGTCCTGATACTCTTGGGAGTTGACCATGGGTGTGGCTTTCACACGCCACAGATGTGGTAACCAAGTCTGGCTGAATCCTTCTGCAGGAAATGATGCGTCTTGTATCACATAGTATTTGGGCAGGCCCTTGGGTATGGCGGGATTGAGAGGATTCATGTCCCGGAGATTGGGTACTTCCAGAACATCACCTGACATCAGTTTGCGACCGATAGTGTCGATCATGTCGTTGTAGTGGAAGGTGATGAATAGCGTGTCGTTCTGCAGGAACAAGCCAAATTGCGTGAGATCAAAGTCTATGTCTTGCACGTTGTATACACCACGCATGCGATAGATATCGGGATCATATGCCCGATCTCGATTTTCCAGCAAGAACAAGTCCTGTATAAACAACGGGTCTGTGGTATCGTATTTGGGCTGTGTGGCATCGTTGTTGCCCTCGTCGCCTAGGACCTTGGGCCCTAAGTACTTGTGTATGTAGAGATCCAATCCGCCGACGGTGTACATTTCGGATATGGTACGATCAAAAAAACGATAATCGTTGGATTTTTGGGGTCTCCAAAGGCTTAATCTGGGCATAGTCAAGTATTTATGTACAGGTTGACCCAAAAATAGCATTCTGCTATAATTACAAAATGGACCTGGATACACTGCTCAAACGTCATAGAACGTGCTGTGTCACGATCCGAAATCTGCCGCCCAGCCAGATGCACAAGGACTGCGTAAAAATGTCCCGGGCCACCGAACGCTGGTTGTCCGAAGTCAGCACAGCAGAAGTGGAATGCAGGAGGTTACACAAAACCACTCCGGCTTATCAAGAAGCACTTGCCCGAGCAGAAGAATCCGTACATAATCTAGAACGCTATGTAATGATGGCCCAGTTAATGATCTAAGGAGAACGCATGATCGCCGCAAAAATCAAACCCATGAATCCCCGCAGTCCAGATGTCAAGTACACTGGGTCTGAGCCGGAGTGGCACACACAGCCCACAGCAGATAATCGCATCAGCAGATTGGGGCAGGCCTTTTACTGGTATGGTTATCACTACGGTAAAAAAGAAGTCAAAGAATTCATCACGGATTGGCTTGCCCGAAACGATCGCACCAAAGAAGCCAAGGAGTTTGCTCGCGTGCCAGAATCCAGCATCACCAATGTATATGGATGGTTGTGTCGCATGAATGTGATGGGTCTGGCGCTTCTTGATTCTGAAATAGTAACCCTGAACACAGCGATCCGTCGGCACGTGGAATCAGTGCGAGCCGTCAAGGAAGTCACAAAGGTCGCAGAAGAAGTAGTAGTTCGTCCCAACATCCAAGATCGGTTGCGGGACAAAATGATCGAAGCAGCCGGTGAGATCGAAGCCATGTATGACGACATGATAAGATCTGGCGCCAAAATGTCAGCAGACTATAAACCCATGTTGGTTCTTCGTGGCATCAATGTAGCACCGCAGATGGTGGGGGAAATCGCCCAAGACTGGCAGCGACGCATCGCCGAACTGGAAGAAACAGCTCAAGGCAAAGATGCTCAGCTGGTAGAAGGCTACAGCAACTTTGGAAAACTACAGATCCGGAATCTCATCAAGTTTGCCGAAACAGTGGTTGCAGACTGTGGCAGCTATGTGCAGATCAAGAAAACCGAGCGTGCGCCACGCAAGAAAAAACCCGTGAGTCCAGAAAAACTCACGGCTCGATTCAAATACATGAAAGAATTTGAGGAACTCAAACTCCGAAGCGAACCGGTTACCAAACTGGTAAATGCCCAGGAAGCCTGGTTGTATGATACCAAGAAAAGAAAGCTCATCTATGTTGTAGCGGATACTCATGCAGGATCATTCACTGTAAAAGGGTCAGCTATCATTGGGTTTGATCCCGCTAACTCTATACAAAAAACACTCCGCAAGCCCCAGGAACAGATCAAAGGGTTGCTGCAGGGCGGCGTGGCACAGCATAGAAAGTACTTCAAAGACATCAAGGCCACAGAAGTGAAATTCAACGGTCGTGGCAGTGAGAACCTGATCCTGTTGAAAGTTCGCTAAATATAGGGGCAAGGAGCCCCTTATGGCAGATCAAACGCTAGACCCTCTTAAAAAACAGCTCATCGAATATGTGCAACTGCAGTTGGCAGATCAGATCATAGACATCGAGCTGGATCCTGCGCATTATGAATCTGCATATCAGCGCACCCTGGGCATATATCGCCAGCGGGCACAGAATGCCTATGAAGAATCATACAGCTTCATGCAACTCCAGGATGGAGTCAATGAATACTATCTGCCCCAGGAAGTGCAGACCGTTCGGCAGATCTTCCGGAGAACCATTGGGCTAGGCACTGGCGGCAGTGGCTCCAGTTTTGATCCTTTTGGTGCGGCCACGCTCAACGTGTATTTGCTGAACTGGAATCAAGCATCGGGTGGCCTGGCCACTTATGATTTTTATCAGCAGTATGTGGAACTGGCAGCTCGTATGTTTGGTGGGTATATCAACTATACCTGGAACCCTGTGACCAAGCGCTTGCAGTTAATCCGCGACCCACGAGGATCTGGCGAAGTGGTGCTGTTGTGGACCTACAATCTCAAACCCGAGATCACTCTGCTGGCCGACTATCAGATCGTTCAATGGTTCCGGGATTGCATGACCGGTGCGGCCAAGATCATCATCGGTGAAGCTCGTGAAAAATTCGCTTCGATCGCCGGTCCCCAGGGCGGATCAGTACTGAATGGTGCTGCCATGAAAGCCGAAGGCCAGGCAGCCATAGATCGATGTATCGAAGATTTAAAGCTCTATGTAGACGGTTCACAACCTTTGACTTTTGTGATTGGCTGACATGCGAGCATACGAATTCGTCACCGAGACTCGGATGGTTTTTAAAAGGAATCCCCGCACAGGAAAAGTCTCCTTGAAATGGCGCTGTACTTCTGGTCCCAGAGCCAACCGTACAGTGGCACACCCCAAAGATTGTGCTGCTGCCCCTGATGTTGGTAAAAGAGAGCAGATGAAACGCACCCGGGCCAATACCAAAGTACGTCAAGCACGGCGTACTAAAAGAACCAAAAAGGTAAATCCCCAGGCTAAATTGGCTGCACGCCTCAACGCTCTGCGTAAAATGCGCTAGACATCTTCCAAAATTCCTGTTACAATTCTATCATGGATATCATGGTAGACATTGAAACCGCGGGCACAGGCCCAGATGCTTGTATACTGACCATTGCCGCACAATGCTTTGATCCTTTGAATCGTCATGACTTCGATGGCTGGCGTAGTTTCTATGCCCGCATAGATGCAGACAGCCAACCCGATCGCAGCATACAGCAAAGTACCATAGACTGGTGGGCTACTCAGCCCAAAGACATGCAAGAAGAAGCATTTGGCACAGAAAATCGCATAGATCTCAAACTAGCACTGGAAGATCTTGGGCGACTGATATGGCAAAGCAAACGTTTCTGGGCAAATGGTCCCACGTTCGATGCCAACATCTTGGAACATGCTTACAAGAGTTATGGGCGAGCTCTGCCCTGGCAATTCTATGTTGTGCGAGATGCGAGAACTGTTTACAGTCTTGTTCCCGAACTCAACAAATATCCCGCCAGCCATCATGCCTTGGAAGACTGCCGGAGGCAGATCACGCTGTTATGGGATAGTTTGGAATACTTAAAAATCAAGGAGTTGAAATGATCATTGGTGTGTGCGGATTGATAGGGGCAGGCAAAGATACCATAGCGGATTATCTAGTAAACATTCACGAGTTTCGCCGCGATAGTTTTGCTGCCACGCTGAAAGATGCTTGTGCTGCGGTGTTTGGCTGGGATCGAGACATGCTGGAAGGACGCACCCGCAGCAGCCGGGAATGGCGAGAACAGCCCGATGCTTGGTGGAGCCAACGCCTGGGCCGTGACATCACTCCCCGTTATATACTACAGCAGTGGGGCACCGAAGTGTGCCGCCAGGGTTTCCATGACGATATCTGGATCGCTAGCCTGGAAAACAAACTACGAACCACCCAGGATGATGTGGTGATCTCTGACTGCAGATTTCCCAACGAGATTTCTGCCATACGCTCACAAGGTGGACACGTGGTGCGTGTGGTTCGCGGCGCAGATCCCCAGTGGTTCGCGCCAGTGCGTGACTATTTCCGAGGTCAAGGATTGTTACCCGCAGATCTACCGCACGCCAGTGAGTGGTCCTGGGCTGGTACAGAGTTTGATTCAATCATCGACAACAATGGCTCCCTGGACGAGCTCTACTCACAGGTCACAGATCTGGTGACAGATCTCCGGCTCGCCAGGGTAGATCAAGCCGCTTGATCTCTTCGATACAGTTCAAACACACAGTTTTGAGATTGCGCAGTTCGCAATCATTTAAGTCACCGTTGACATGAAACACCAAGAGTTGGGCAGTGTGTCTGGCATGGAATCCGCATCGATCGCATGCGGATTTTTTCTTGTATCCCGAGCTTTTCCATCTTGGAGTTTGTTTGGGCAACTGTCGATCTCTACGGATACAGGCATTGCACCTCTTGCGATAGTAAATTTTTTCCCGATGATACCCATTGATAGCAGCGGGATTTTTACAGCAGACTTGGCATAAAGGACGCATAACGGTATTTATAGACGCAGACCTTAATCAAGGTACCGGTAAACCGCCATCTTTTGAGGATATCCATAAATATTGGTAACTCTTTTAAAAGGATGCAACCATGGCATTAATCAGTCCGGGCGTAGAAGTCACAGTTATAGATGAATCGAATTATATTCCAGCAGCCACCAATTCAGTACCGTATATCTTGGTGGCCACGGCGCAGAACAAAATCTCCGGTACCGGCATAGGTGTAGCCCCTGGTACACTGGCTGCCAACGCAGGCAGAGTATACTTGGTCACCAGCCAACGAGATCTTGCTGCCACATTCGGTAACCCATTTTTCTACAAAACATCCGCTGGCACACCCATCAATGGATATGAGCTCAATGAATATGGCTTGCTGGCAGCATATTCAGCTCTGGGCATTTCGAATCGTGCTTATGTGCAGCGTGCTGACATCGATCTTGCCGAGTTAACAGCTACTCTTATCCGTCCTACCGGTGAGCCCAACGACGGCACCTGGTGGTTGGACACTGCCAACACAGCCTGGGGTATCTTTCAGTGGAATCGTACCACCGGCGCATTTTCTGTGCAGACACCTATTGTCATAACAGATACCACACAACTCACCAGCGGCGTGCCTAGCCAAGATGTTGGTAGCATTGGGCAATACGCTGTGGTCGCCACCAATGCCAACAATCCTGTGTTTTACAAAACCCCGGGAAATGCTGAAGCTGGTGTTTTGGCCAATACCTGGGTGCTGGTAGGCACAGATGACTGGAAGAATTCCTGGCCCGCAGCCCAAGGCACCAATTCGGTGATTGGTAATGCACTGACCGCGGGCAATGTTATCGTTATCAATGGCAGCACTATCACGCTGACTGGACAAACACTGGCCAGCCTAGTGGACGATATCAATGCAGCAGGCATCTCCGGTGTCACTGCCGCAGGTGACAGCAGCAATCGACTGAATATCTATGCCGACAGCACTTCCGAAGGTGATGGCAGCACAACAAACAGTGGTATAGTGATCGGCACAGGCAGCACTGCTGGCCTGCTGGCAACTCTGGGCATTTCTGCAGGTAACTATGCTACCCCGGCCCTGCAGCAGAGTCCTAACTTTACTGTTCCGGCCTGGCGCACCACAGATGCTCGTCCCACAGGATCCATCTGGAACGTCACTACTCCCATCAATCAAGGCACAGATCTCATAGTCAAGCGATATGATGCTGCTCTGGGATTGTTCGTGGCCAAAGATGCTCCTGTGTACGCCAATGATCAAACTGCCAACAAGGCCCTGGACCCTGCTGGCGGTGGTCGCAATATCCCTGCAGGAACGCTGTATGTACAATACAATACCGATCCTGAAAGCGCCGACAACAACACTTTCACTTTGAAAATATTTGAGAGACTCACAGCTGGTGCTACAGTAATCACCGGGGACAATACTTCTCCAACATTTATCAACAACACTCAGTTTACCATCCAGTACAGTACTGCCAACAGTGATGCGTTGACTGCGGCTGTGACTGCTACTGTTTCTGGTACCACACCTGCTGCGTTTGTCACAGCGGTATCAGCAGCTCTGCCTTCGGGCGCGCCAGTATCTGCTACAATAACATCAGACGGAGCTATAGCATTTACCCATAGCCTGGGTGGCGTGATCGCACTGGCTGATGTTACAGGAACACCGGTCGCAGATGCAGGATTCAACACTTCGGTTGAAGGCGTGCGTGACAATGTATCAGGTACAGGACTCTTGCTCAGTGACTGGGTGGTATTGGAGTACACAGCCAGCGCTGTAGAACCAGATCAAGATCCTGCAACAGGAAGACTCTGGTACTATTCAGCAACAAATCAAGCAGACATCATGGTCAACACCGGATCTGCCTGGGTAGGGTATCGTACCTTGAATCCCGACATCCGCGGATTTAATCTCACACAAACAGATCCCAATGGTCCCATCGTTTCGGCTTCTGCTCCTACGCAGCAGAGCGATGAAACTCCATTGGTACAAGGAGATCTTTGGATCGATGTCAGCAATCTAGAACTGTACCCTGTGCTGCGCCGCTGGCAAGAAGTCAATGGTGTGTTGCAGTGGGTAACTATCAACAACACCGATCAGAGCACAGAAAACGGTATATTGTTTGCTGATGCACGCTGGGCACCTAATGGAACCACAGATCCCATCACCGACAACATTCCTACTATACAGAGCTTGTTGAGCAGCAGCTATCTGGATCTTGATGCACCCGATGCTACTTTGTATCCCGCAGGAACTTTGTTGTGGAACACTCGGAGATCCGGTTTCAATGTCAAGAAGTTTGAAGCCAACTGGTTCTCAGCACAGACATTCCCTGTGGATCAGTACTCTGCCACAACGTCATATGTGGTAGGCAACAAGGTATTGTTCAATGCCGTGATCTATGTTTGCGTGCAAAACTCCACCGGCAACGCACCTACCAACACTTCATTCTGGAGTGTGCTGGAAACCAATGCCTGGGTCAATGCATCAGGCAATCGCAACGACGGATCGCCTTACATGGGACGCCAAGCAGTGCGACAGCTGGTTGTGGCAGCGATGAAACAAGCAATCGATACCCAGGACACCCTGAGAGAAGAACAAGTTGAGTTCAATCTCTTGGCATGCCCCCAGTATCCTGAACTGATCATCAACATGGTAGCACTCAACAACGAGCGCAGCAACACTGGATTCGTTGTAGGCGATACTCCGCTGAGATTGCCACCTGTGGGACAGGACATCAATGCCTGGGCCACCAACTCATTTGGCACAGGTACAGATTCTGAGTCTGGCTTGGTCACTGCTGATCCTTATCTGGCTACGTTCTATCCTAGTTGCCAGACCACGGATCTGTCAGGATCGCCCGTGGTACAGCCTGCCAGCCACATGATGATACGCACGATCATACGGTCAGACGAAGTCAGCTTCCCATGGTTGGCACCAGCAGGTGTACGACGTGGTGTGGTGGACAACGCCGAGCGTATCGGATACGTCAACGCCCAGACCGGAGAGTTTGAAACTATTGCCACAGGTCAAGGGCTGCGAGATGTATTATACACCAATCGTATCAATCCTATCACGTTTATCCCGGGAGTGGGCATCACCAACTACGGTAACAAAACCGAGGCCGCCTCACCCAGTGCTCTGGATCGCATCAACGTGGCACGTTTGGTGGCATTTATTCGTGGACGCCTGGAAGAAATCGGCAAGACCTTTGTGTTTGAGCCCAACGATCAGATCACTCGTAACGAGATCACCAATGCAATTGATGGTCTCATGATTGACTTGATCGCCAAGCGTGGTATCTATGACTACCTGGTGGTTTGCGATCTTTCCAACAACACACCAGCACGTATCGACCGCAATGAACTTTGGGTAGATATAGCGATCGAACCCGTGAAAGCAGTTGAATTTATCTACATTCCTCTGCGGATCAAGAACACAGGTGAGATTGCCAGTGGTCAGGTCGCCAGCTCGGCCACTGTTTAACGGTATCGCTAGACTAGAAAATGGGGGCCTTGACCCCCATTTTTTTTGACCACACACGCCATAAATAATTGCATATAGGAGATTCATACTATGGCCGTTTCATCGTTAACCAGAATGACAGTGCCCCTGGCAAGTGACCAGAGCAATCCAAATCAGGGCCTACTCATGCCCAAACTCAAATACCGCTTCCGCGCGATATTTGAAAACTTTGGTGTTTCAACACCGCGCACCGAGCTCACCAAGCAAGTCATGGATTTTACACGTCCTTCAGTGAGTTTTGATGACATCACCATCGACGTCTACAACTCCAAGCTCAAGCTGGCAGGCAAGCACTCATGGGAAGACATCACTGTCAATCTCCGTGATGATGCGTCTGGACAGATCGCACGCTTGGTAGGCGAGCAACTGCAAAAGCAAATGGACTTCATGGAGCAGGCTTCAGCAGCTTCGGGCATCGACTACAAGTTCCTCACACGCTGCGAGATCCTGGACGGTGGCAACGGCACAGCCGAGCCTGTGGTCCTAGAGACTTGGGAAATGTATGGTTGCTATCTCACTTCTGTGAACTACAATGATCTCAACTACGGTGAGTCGGCTCCGGTCACCATCGCTATGACCATACGCTTTGACAACGCCTTGCAGACTCCTCTGGGTTCTGGTGTTGGCGCTGCTGTGGGAAGAACAGTCAACGACGTGATCACGGGATAATCCTGTCATGGCCTTTGGGCAGGATTTCCTCAAAACATTCTTTGGGAGTGATTATCTCAAAGATTATACTCATGCGAGCAAAACTTTTCGTACCAACGGGTACGAAAATGCTCCGCGTCTCAAGTTCCTGTTCCATGTGTACTTTAATCTCAATACCACGCAGATAAAATCGCTGGACAACATATTCAACTCTACTGATACCAGTACCGTGGGCATGTTGGTCAAAACCATAGATCTACCCAAGTATCAGTTAGACGTAGAAGTAATGAATCAGTACAATCGCAAACGTCTGATCCAGAAGAAAATAAATTATCAGCCAGTTCGTTGTACGTTCCATGATGACGGCGGCGATCTCATACGCAATCTCTGGTACAATTACTATGCTTATTACTACAAAGATCCCAATCAGCCTTATCGTGGACAAACCTCTACCAACGGCAGCATAGGTTCTATACAAACACAGGCCACAGGATTTGGTTACAACACACGGGACATTTACGAAGGCAATCGAGTAGTAAATGACTGGGGATATGTTGGTGAGACCTATCAGGATTCTACACAGAATCCCCAGGCACCAGGTGGCAAGCCGGCTTTTTTCCGTGATATCTCCATATACGGTTTCAATCAGCACAAGTTCGTTGAATATGTGCTGATCAATCCCATGATATCAGAGTGGAATCATGATACCTATGACTACAGCCAAGGCGATGGCATCATGGAAAACAATCTTACCATACAGTACGAAACAGTGAAATACTATTCGGGTGCGATAGGCGCTTCCAGGCCCGATACCAATGTACAAGGTTTTGCTAATCCGCAGTACTACGATCAGGTACGCAGTCCTATTGGCAGACCTGGTGGCACATCGTCTGTGCTGGGGCAAGGTGGATTGCTAGACACCGGCATTGGTATCATACAAGATCTCCAGGCCGGATCCGTGGCCGGAGTGATCGGTGCTATACAAAAAGCCGGCACTGCTTACAACACTTACAAACGCACAGATGTCAAATCAGCTGTGAAAGAAGAGCTGATTGGCGCCACTAAAGATGTGCTGCGCAACACCATACCTGGTGCAGTGAGGGCACAACCAGTGCAGCAGTTTTTGAATGCTCCAATATTTCCTGTACCGCCTAGGAGCACTGAATAATGGCATCGGTTAACAACGTCAATCCCCGAGTTGATCAAACTGTGAGAGTATTTGATGGATTCTACGAGTTTGAACAGCAGGTCAATGCCAGCGATTACGATGCGGTCAACAGTTATTTTGAATCGGTATTCCGTGATCGTTCAGCAGCTCAAAATTTCACTACCACGCTGTTTCGTATTTCTGCTGAAACTGCCACACCGGTCTTGACTTTGCTGGATCAGATACGTGATCAGGATACCATACAGCTCACGGCGACCATGGCCTATTATCTTAACGGCCTCCGCAGTCCTGCCACACTGTTGGGTGTGAATTCCACAGTGACTCCCAACTATTATACCGCACGCAATGTCTTACCGTAATGGCTAATTTTGCACAAGGCATATATCACGTCGTCAACAAAAACAAATATGTAGGGCGAGGCGAGCCCAGATATCGATCAGGCTGGGAACATGCATTTTTTTCTTTTTGTGACAACAACGAGCACATATTAGAATGGGCCAGCGAAGCCATTGTGGTCAAGTATCGCCATCCCATAACAGGCAAGATCACCAACTATGTACCGGATGTGTTCTTGAGATATCGCACCAAGAACAACAAGATCTGCACAGAGATTATTGAAATCAAACCCCGCAAACAGACCATGATCGAAGGAAAAATGAGCGAGAGAGATCGCATGGTGGTTGCGATCAACCATGCCAAGTGGGCTGCAGCCACGGCCTGGTGCAAACGTGCTGGTATTGTTTTCCGGGTGCTGGATGAAACCCAGTTGTTCCATAATGGTGGTCGCAAAAAGCGGTAAATATCCGCATGACCTTGCCCACGAACCGAAAACTTGAAGAACTCTTCAACCTCCCCGACTCCGACAACTCAGAAGACAGCGACCCTGCTGAGCCGGGTAACGACATTGAGACAAACCTGCCCATCCTGCCAGAGACTCTGGCAGCTATTGACAAGATCGAAGCCGCCCTCCCAGCAGTAAAAGGGCTGGAAGCGTCGGATCAAGAAATGGACGACCTTGCTGGCAAAGCCCAGGAGAGTTTTGACGATCTCATGAATCTGGGTATGCAGGTAGACTCGAGATACGCCAGTGAAATCTTTTCTGTGGCCAGCACCATGCTGGGACACGCCATCACAGCCAAAACAGCCAAGATGAACAAAAAACTCAAGATGATCGATCTCCAGATGAAAAAGCTCAAGCTGGATCGTGACAGCGGCGAAGACAACAACGCATCGCTGCCCACGGCCCAAGGGCATGTATTGGATCGCAATGAATTGCTGAGACATCTACTGTCGGGCGACTCCAATTCGCCTGACAAACACTAAATATAGCACAGGATACCAACTATGAAAAACTTTCGAGATTATTTGATTGAGTCTGAAAAAACCTTTGATTATCGCATAAAAATTGTGGGTGATGTAGACTCAGAACTTATGAAAACTTTCCGGGAGAAACTCAAAAAGTTTGATCCCGTGAAGGTCGGTGAAGTCAAAAAAACACCCATCTTGAGTCAGCCCGCAGACTTTCCGGCTTTCTCCAATGAGTCAGTGAACATCATGGATGTCACATTCCGGTATCCCGCCACTCCTCCTCAGATCACGCAAATGGCCGAGCTGTGCGGACTTGATCCCGATCGTTTATGCATGAATGATCTGAGCTGGTCAGAAGGCATGGATCGTGAGCTCTTGGGCATCGAAGAACAAAATCAAGATCTACTCAACACACCTTATCCGGCCAATTCACGAGAACAGAACGATCTCAAGAAAGATTACTCAGCGGTGGGTGTGGACAAACAAGTAGTAAAAAATTCAGCTGCTGATGCGGTATGGACCGTGGCCGGCGGCAAAACTCCATCAGCAGAAACCACAAACGACTTGCCCATGGGGGTAAAAAGCCCCATGACCGCTGTCAAGCGGCCACCACGACCAGCCACTGGCTTCAAGAAATAAGGACAACCAAATGAACAACATGTATGATATACTCGCTCGAATGACACTGCTGGAAGGCAAAGGCAAACCCGACTTCCTGGATCTTGACAAAGATGGTGATCGCAAAGAGCCTATGAAAAAAGCCGCCAAAGAAGTCGATGAGAGCATGGAAGAAGCATCTTATTCGGCCAAGGCCGCACGTGCTGGCAAAGATATTGGCAAGCCCGGCAAAAACTTTGAGAAGATTGCCAAGTCAGCTGCTGAGCGTTATGGGTCAAAAGAGCGCGGCGAGAAAGTGGCCGGCGCTGTGCTGGCCAAGCTGCGTGCCAAGGAAAGTGTGGAAGAAGGCGAAATGGAAGAAGGCAACGACTTCACAGGCGCACGCATGGCAGCTATCAAAGCTGGCAAACCTACGTTTCGAGTGGACGGTAAAGTCTACAAAGTCACTGGTGACACTTCTGATGAGAAGGTCATGGAACGTGAGATGAAGGACAAGGATGAATTCGATCGCTGGGCTGAAAAAGGCGATACTTTACGCACTTCCAAAGGTACTGTAACCAAAACAGACACCGGCATAAAGCACACACGTCGTGCCGATGATGATGACACAGGCAGTGATGATGACTACGATCAGTGGGGCAATCCCAAGGCCGGTGCTAAAAAAACTGCCGATGGCGAAAAGCGCGGACGCGGACGTCCCAAGAAGTACACAGCCGACAAGCCGCGCCAAGAACGTGTGACTGCAAAAAGCCGCAAGGCAGATCGCACTGCCTGGAGCAAAAAATCAGTTAAAGAAGGCGAGCTTGAAGAAGACTACGACCGGGATGAGTACGACGAGGAAGGCGAGATGGCCCTGAGCCAACTGCGCACCATCGAAGACGCTGCCGAAGAACTGCAGAGCATACTTGATGCAGATGAGAATCTGCCAGAGTGGGCACAGAAGAAAATCACTCTAGCCAAAGAGTATATCGATTCTGCACGCGATTATCTAGCAGCCAATCGCCCCGAAGAACAACCCATGGTGGCGGAAAAGGCCGTGAGCAAAGCACAAAGAGCTGCTGCTGGCATCGCTTATGCTGCTAAGAAAGGCGACATCCCTAAGAGTGAACTGCGCGGTGCTTCCAAGGAGATGGCCCAGATGGCCACTGGTGAACTGAAAAAGTTTGCCAAGACCAAGGAAAAAGGTCTGCCTGAAAAGAAAAAAGAAGAGTCGGTGGAAGAAACCACGGTTGCTGGATCAGTAGCCACAGCACCTGCTGATGCCCCCAAAAGCAAAAAGAACATGCAGTTTGGCAAAGGTGTATACGAGAGTCAACTCGCCGAGAGCTTTGATAACAAACTCAAGTCAGTGTTGACAGAAGGCATGAACATTTCAATCAACGCCACAGACGAAGGACAAAACAGCGTGAGTGTCACGGCCACTGACGAAGACGCTGTAAAGCTCAGCGAGCTGCTGAAGATGGCAGGCTTGTTTTCTTCCGGTGGTTACTCGGATGTTGCTGCAGCTGATTCGGGCGACTGCGAAGTATGTGGCGGCCACGAAGGCATGCACGAAGCCGGATGCTCCGGACGCGACATGGTGGAAGAAGAGCTGGCCAACTCACCAGACGAGACCTATGCTGACATGGATACCATACTCAACAAGCTCTCAGGTGGACTCAATGGTCCCAAGCGACAGATCAACCCCAACAATCCAGGCGACAATCCCTTGGCCATGTCTAAACTAGGCAAGGGGTCTGCGGCCCTGAATCTGGGCGAGACCATGCAGCAGGTCCAGGAAGACACTGAACAACGCTTGGCTGATCTTTATAAGAATTACAAAGGCTGATCATGACACGGAGCCTGCGAGATTACATAAACGAAGCCGAACAACATATCTCTGGTCCCGTGGAAGGTGACGAGTTTGACATCGAGATCTCCCCCGACGAGCTGGTGGAAGGTCGAGTAACGGACAGCGTTGATGGATCTGTCACTGTGGAAGTTTCAGAATCTGCTTATCAAGCCCTGGCATCACGCGGCATGCTGCGTGAGCGTATCGCACGCTATGGAGCAGTGGCATCAAATCGTGGCCAAGGATTTACCATGGCCGAACAACAGGCATCTGTGGACATCGACGAAGAAAACAACGATCTAAAAGAGTTCGCACGTGTGTTAGAATTAGCCGGCGTCCGTGAAACCGAAGCCAACACCACAGATCCCTTAGCAGACAAAGCCGCTGCATTGGCACCTGTTGGCGCACAAGGCGATCAAGATCCAGTTGATACCATAGATGAAGGTGTGATGAAAAGCATTGCTGTTGAGCTTGGTGAGATCGCTGACAATCAAGACTACGATGCCCTCTATGATCTTATGACATCAACCACACCTTCTGGCAAAATAGTACAAGAACTAGCAGACGAGATCTCCATTAATAATCAACTCTACGATGACGATCACGAAGAATTGTTAGAACTAGTAATGGATCGTTTGATCGATGAGTTTGGTGGTCAGGACATAGACGAAGCCAAATACCAAGGTCGCGAAGTCAAGCTCAACAAGCCCATGGCCGGTGATGTGGCCAAATCCAAGGTCTATGTGAAAGATCCCAAGACCGGCAATGTGAAAAAAGTCAACTTTGGTGACCCCAACATGAAGATCAAAAAATCTAATCCTGCTCGTCGTAAAAGTTTCCGTGCTCGACACAACTGCGACAATCCAGGACCCAAGACCAAGGCCAGATATTGGTCATGTCGGGCTTGGTAGAACACAAGGAAAAATAAATGGCACAAGCAAACGTTTACACATCAGTATCTGCACAATCCTGGTATACAGATAAATGCCGTATCAGTACTGGGAATACTGCAGTCACATTCCAGGTCAACATGATCACTGGTACTCCTAACACCGGAAATCTCTACAGCAATGCTGCATCGATCCCGGCCGATACCAGCAGCGAAATCTGGGTAGGAGTAGGCAATCAACTCACTATCACAGGTTCTAACTACACAGCACAAGAGATAGGCACGGCAAGCTCAGGTTCAAGATCTGTCCGCCAGGTATAAAATGAGAGCAAGTGAATTCGTCATTGAACAAAAAGGTCGGATCACCAAGCGCCAGCAATGGGGCACAGCTGGCCTGCATACTTTCAAGGATGCCAGTCGAGTAAGCAGCAATTACAAACTCAATCGTCTCATGATGGCTGCTGCTGCTACTGATGGTACATTCAAACCCGATATTGACGAGGAAAGCTGGGTTGGTAATAGCAAAACTGCACATCCTTACACTCAAGAAGAAGCAGACATGCTCAAAATGGCTTATCGAGCCGTGGGTGCTTCCTACCAAGACCTCAACAAAGGTGATATGGAAAGCCAAGAACCACCCGGCGGCAACGCCAAAAGTCCTATCAAGGCATTCAAAGGATATCCAAGATGAAAATAGCAGACCTATTGCGCAGAGTCGCAGACGCTGTAGAGCAAGAACAAAATCCTGCTCGTCCTGACGACCAGATACAGAATCCAGCTGAACTTAGTCCCACAGCAGCCGGTGCTCCCGTGGATCCACCTCACAATCAAGATGCTGGTGCAGGCGATGCTGTGATGATCCCGCCCCTGCAGCTCAAAACCGAGCTCTTGAAAAAAGCCGTGGGAGTAGACAGTGTTTACGATCCCGGTGAAGCTCGTGCTGATCAAGCACACGACAACTCAGAAGATGAGCTTGACATCATCCGACGCCATGCTGGCGTGCCCGTAGTAGCTATTTCTGAACTCAGCGACGACGAACCGCTGGAGTCCTAAGGAACTCCCGTGGCCATACAAAATTTCTATACCAGCCGCGACAACAAACTAGACGGCAATACCTATGTGGGTCAGTTGGGCCGGCTGTGGTACGATCCCAACACCAATTCAATCTACGCTTCCGATGGAGTAACAGTAGGTGGCATTCCTGTAGATTTAGCCACTGGCGCCAACATCACTGCCAACACCATCACAGTCAACACCATAACATCCGCGTCGGGCAATATTGCCATCACCGGCAATCTAGTGATCTCTGGCAACATTTCTCCTGCTGCTGTGGGCAAAATAGGCGGCATCGTGCCTGGACCAGGTGTGGTGATTTCCAATGAAGGTGAGCTCACCATAGACACCGCAGGCCTGCCCCTGAGCTTTGGTAACTTTACCGCCGACAACAACATTCTCAGCATCATCAACATAAATGAGAATATGATCCTTGATACCCAAGGCAGCGCGGAAATACAGCTGGTGGGCAACATTGGATTCTACAAAAGCAACGGTGGGGCGTGCCTGATCCCGAAGATCAATATTTCTTTGGTCGAGAAGATGGACAACTTCGCATATTTGTGCCAGTTGAAGATCCCTTGGAAGGCGGCGTGGAGATCATAGGATCAGCTTCGGGCAACTTCGTAACTCCTGGTGCCCCTGGCGCCATGCTACAGCTCACAGGTAATCCTGGTACGCCTTGCAGATTCTACGTAGATGGCAACGATGCTTATGCCAGTATCGTGGGTCGTCGCTGGGGAGGCAATGTGGCCGCACCCACACAGGTGCTGGCCAATGAAGATGTCCTGCGTATCAACGCCACAGCCGCCACCGATGCTGGAGTAGGCAACGTGGCCCTAGGCCAGATCTCTATCACTGCCCTGGAAAATCAGACCACAACAGCACAGGGTTCTCAGATCACGTTCACTGTAACACCCATAGGCCAATCTGCTGCCAATCGAGTAGCAGTGGCCAACGTCACTGTGGCTAATGGTGTGTCAGCTACTCGATTTACCACCACCGGCAATATCTCGGCCAACACGGTCATCGCCACCGGCGCTGTGACATCAAATAGCAAGACCGCTGGTATAGGATATCGGGCAGGTGCTGGCAACGTGGCCACACAGCTCAACAGCAAATCTGATCCTGTAACTCTCGATGCTCTCACAGGAGAAATTACCACCAATGCAGCCACATTGTCCGGCGGCGCTTCTATAGCATTTACTCTCAACAATTCTGCCATTGCCAACACCGATGTGATGATAATTAACCAAGTCAGTGCCACCAATCTCACTGACTACATTTTTAGGCCCATATGCAACACGGGCAATGCCACTATAACCATCACCAATACCAGCAATCAAAATCGCAGTGATGCTATAGTCATACGTTTTGTTGTGATCCGAGGAGCCACGAATTGAAAAAAGTTTTTGCCACCGTTGTACTGATACTGACCATGATGGGATCTGCAGTAGCTCAAAAAACACCACCAGGTGAAACCTACGACGCCACAGTGATCCGCGTCAGCGACGGCGACACCGTAGTGATCGCGGCCACATATCTTCCACGGCCTCTCAAGCCCGAACTGGCAGTTCGTATCTTTGGCGTAGATACTCCAGAAAAAGGCCATCGTGCCCAGTGTGTACAAGAGAATGAAAAGGCACTAAAGGCCAGTGAATACACCACAAAACTCATCAAGAGCGGAAAGAAGATCCAGGTCACACTGTATCGCTGGGACAAGTTTGGTGGTCGAGTGCTGGGTGATATCATCGTGGATGGTCAGAGTATACGAGCGGGATTGATTAAAAATGGTCTGGCACGTGAATACTACGGCGAAGCCAAACAATCATGGTGTCCCTAGAAGAACTACAACGCCTGGCCGGTGTGCGCACACAGGGCTATGGTAACAGTGTGCGCCGCACTACCGAAGGCAGCAACATCAGTCTCACAGGCACGGAAAAAGCTCAACTACAGAAAAAACATGATATCCAACCCGGAACTCCTGAATGGTTCCAGCTGTGGTTTAGCCTGCCTTATCTCACGGGCGAAAAGCCCATCGGCCGATCCCGTTCCAAGTAAATAGCAGCATATTCAAGGCTGCCAATGAACACACAACTCAAACTAAAATTTTATTATGACTTTGTCCTGGGGCAAGTCTATGACGAAGGCCACAGTGATTTCCACCAAGACATCACTCGTGATGTGGTTGAAAAGTTTATCGATCCCTTGAACTTGCCTAAAACTGCCGGTATCCTGGATCTTGGATGTGGCCCCGGTTACTTCCTGGATGCGATGAAAGATCGGGGGTACACCAACACCATTGGGGTCACACTTAGTGCCGGTGATATCCAGATATGTCAAGATAAAAATCACTCAGTGATCAAAAGCGACATGAATTTTTTATTGCAAGCCAACGAAAGTCAGTCACTGCTGTTTTGCCGACACAGCCTGGAACATTCGCCTTTTCCCTACATCACATTGTTGGAATACAATCGAGTGTTAAAACCGGGCGGATATCTCTACATCGAAGTACCACAGCCCAACTGCGACCAGCCACATGAAAACAACAGGAATCATTACAGCATCATGGATCGTACCATGTGGTTGAGCCTGTTACAGAGAACCGGATTTGATATCGAGTGGCATGAGTACTCGTTTCCAGTGACTTTTCTGGACGATCGTGGCACGGTCACTGAGCGATACTATATATTTGTTTGCCGGCGACAGAGATCGGTAGACGTCAAATAATCATGGGAAAAAACACAGAGATCAACTTGGTCAAGACTCCTTATCAGAGTCTTCCTTATACGCAATCGCAGATTGACGAGTTTAAAAAATGCGCTGATCCTGTCACAGGCCCCATGTACTTCATGGATAATTTTTTCTACATCCAGCATCCAACCAAGGGTCGCATGGTGTACCATCCTTTTGATTATCAAAAGAGACTGATCGAGACATATCACAATTATCGTTTTTCGATCTCCATGATGCCTCGACAAACAGGCAAATCTACATCGGCTGCTGGATATCTTTTATGGTATGCAATGTTTGTGCCCGACTCTACTATCTTGGTAGCTGCTCACAAATACACAGGTAGCCAAGAGATCATGCAGCGTATCAGATATGCATACGAATCAGTACCGGATCACATACGGGCTGGCGCTGTGGACTATAACAAAGGCAGCTTAACCTTTGACAACGGATCACGTATCGTGAGTGCTACCACCACAGAAAACACCGGCCGGGGCATGAGTATCTCCTTGCTGTATGCAGACGAATTTGCGTTCGTACGACCCACCATAGCCACGGAATTCTGGACTTCGATATCTCCTACCTTGGCCACTGGTGGTAAAGCCATCATTACTTCCACTCCCAACTCTGACGAAGATCAGTTTGCTTTGTTGTGGAAGGGCGCCAACAGATGTATTGATGAATATGGCAATCCCACCGAAGTGGGGCAGAATGGATTTAGAGCCTATCGTAGTTTCTGGCATGAGCATCCAGATCGTGATGATGTCTGGGCACAGCAACAACGTGCGGCCTTGGGTGTGGATCGTTTCCGACGGGAGATGGATTGTGAATTCATCATCGCTGATGAGACCTTGATCGCGCCGGCCAAACTGATAGATCTCGAAGCTCGCGAACCCATCAAGAAAACCGGTGAAGTGCGCTGGTATAAGATTCCCGAACCCGGAAAGATTTACTGTGTGAGTCTGGATCCTAGTTTAGGCACCGGAGGAGATCCCGCGGCCATACAAGTGTTTGAGGCCAACTCCACAGAACAGGTAGCAGAATGGCGACACAACCGCACAGATATACCCACGCAGATCAGGATACTCAATAACATCATACAGCACATTTTTGACGTGGTCAAGGATGAAAAAAGCATTTACTATTCTATAGAAAACAACAGCATCGGCGAAGCGTCATTGATATCCATCACTGAGTTTGGTGAAGAAAACATCCCGGGATATTTCCTCTCGGAACCCGGAAAATCTCGCCGAGGATTCAACACCACTCCCAAATCCAAGCTGGCGGCTTGTGCTAAACTCAAACATTTGATTGAAAGCGGAAGGATGCGCATACACAGCGCACCGCTAATCTCGGAACTGAAAAATTTCGTAGCATCGGGCACTGGATACGCAGCCAAGCCCGGGGAAACAGATGATCTTGTGATGGCCACAGTGTTGATCGTGCGCATGTTGCAGGTCTTGCAGACTTATCACAGAGAATTGGATGAGCAGATGCGCGATCACCGGGACAACCTGATCGAACCCTTGCCTTTTGTGATGACCATAGCATAAATATCCTTATGCAAAATACTCCTGCCTCTTCGCTTTATGAACTCTTGGTCACACGTGATTTTGAGCCTGAAATCTTGGACACTGCCGGTAAACCCGTGACCAATCCCGAAGAAGCAGAGATCTTTAGTTTTGACTGGAAAACCTCAAACAAAAACTACGGCACTGTAGTGATACTGCTGGGCGCAGACAATGATCTGGAAGTGTACTTTGGAGACAATCTTGGTCGCACCATGGAAGGTGATGACAAAGGTGAATGGTACGATTTCCTCAAACAGATCAAAGATTTTGCCGTGCGTAACTTGATGAATTTCAACACACAGAATCTCAATCGTCTCAAATACACCATGCAAGGCATGGCAGCCATCAAAGAAGGCCTGTTCGAAGGCTACTATGGTACACGTCGTACAAGCTATGCTGATCAACCGCAAAAAACACGCATAGTGATACAGCACAGCAGACCCTTGGGCGAAGGTGAAGCCCGATATCGAAACATTGACGCTGTGTTCGTGGAAAATCACGCCGGCGAGCGCTTCCGGATGCGTACTCGCAAAATGGTGGAAGCACGTGCCCAGGCACGTCATGTGGCCCAGGGTGGCAATCCTTATGACGCATTTGGCCAGCACATCTCCACCATGGTGGAAGAGATGATGGTACTGAGTCGTTTCCGTAGAGCCAACCATTCCCGTATATTTGAAGGTGCCACACATGGCCTGGTAGAGCAGGCCAACCAATATTATGAAAGCCTCCGCCGTGACATACGAGCACTGAGCACCCAGCGCGGCTATCAAAAAATCCGAGAATCCTGGGATCCTGCTCGTATCACCGAGCAAGAAACCGCGGTAGATGAGATCAAACAACTGTTTATCGAAAATACCTTGGATTCACGCATCGAAGCTGCGTTACCTATATTGGCCAGATTGAAAGACAACAACATGAGAGAAATACAAGAATTTGAACAGTGGACCAACACCATCACCGAAGGCACCTGGGCCATGCCTACCACCCCAGAACAGCAGAGACAGCTACAGGAACTCATGGCACAAGAACTGCCCGTGGGTCCAGATGCTACCAATGCCACCGAACAGCTCTATGATATATTTGGTGATGATCAGCTGTTTGATCAATTGGATGAGTTGTCCATCACTGATCCAGATGCAGATGCACGCCCCTTGATCGCTCAGCGAGCACAAGAGCTGGGTATCGATTTAGAGTTCAATCCAGAAGTACAAGAAGGTCGTTATCCCAAGAACAACGAGATCGACAATCGTGATGACGGTCTACCCAGGATCGGCACGGTCGTGAAAACCTCAACTGGATTAAAGCACCATGCCAGGCCCGAACGTGGCGGCAGCATTCCAGAACCAGATCCCTTGGAGAAGCTGGACAAACAATTGACATCTCGCCTGGATCGAGCATTCGATGTGCGATACAAAAGCGGTGGATCCAAAGGCGTGCAGTTAGACGAAGAATCAGTGACATTTGAACCAGTTACTCCGGAAGGATTGCCTTCTGAAGGCAAGATACATTCAGGATTTGATCTCAACACCCGACTGCTGCCAGGATTCCGGGACAACAGCACCGGTGATGATTATTCCGACACTTTCTACTATCGCGATCCCATATCCGGTGGCATTTTTTCTGTGTACACACACAGCGGCTCCCCACGCATACGCGGCACCGATGGCATGCCCGAATCACGTGTAGAGGAGATCGTGCAGACTCTGAGTGTCAGCGTGGCAGAAGATTTAGATACGGATGGAATCATGATGACCCGTCCTTCTAACATGAGCTCAGAAAGCACAGAACGCTCTGACATCAACCGACTGATCGAACTAGCACGCATTTAGGCAAATAAAATCGCAAAGTTTCGTTGACTTTGCTAAATAAACAAAATGCATGTAGTGGCATGCAGTAGGCAAAAAATAGGCAATTAATACATCATGAAACCGTACACTTATCTTATTGGATGGCCCGAATTCGATCGTTGGTATTATGGCGTCCGATATGCACGAAATTGCGACCCCAGCGATTTCTGGAATCCCTACCAAACTTCAAGCCAATCTGTAAAATCATTTATACAGGAACACGGCGATCCCTCCATTAAACTAATTCGAAAAACTTTTGATAATGCAAAATCTGCACGGCTCTGGGAAAATCGTGTGCTAAAGCGGATGAAAGTTGTTGATGATGGTAGATGGTTAAACAAGACTGATAACGTGGCAATTGCTCCTTTGTATGGCAGTGATCATCCACACTTTGGGAAAAAAGGTCCGGAACATCATTCCTATGGTAAGAAAAATAAGTTGGCCGCCGATGCACAAAAAAGAAGATGGGCCAATCCAGACAATAAAAATCCAATGAGAGATCCGGATATTGTAGCAAAAAAAGTAGCAAAAACAAGTGGCAACAAACATCATATGAAACGACCAGAGGTAGCAGAAAAAGTATCCGGTAAAAACAATTGGATATATCAGAAACCGGGTGCATTAGAAGAAAGAAAAAAACAATTTATTGAAATGAATAAAGCTCGCAAAGGCACACATTATCGTAGGCTATGCTGTGCGTACTGCGGCAACGATTATGCATCCGTCCAGATTAAACAACATGAACACCGGTGTGAAATGAATTTATCCAGTTCCATAGGAAACACAGACAAGGCTGTGTATAATAACCTTGTAGGCAAACATTTAAGGCAATCTTAAATTTCTCTTTTAATTGAAAGGCAAAACAAAATGGCTTCACTCTCAGAAATCCGAGCAAGACTCCAAGCAGCAGAATCCAACAAAGGCGGTGTAGGTACTCCCGGGGATAATCAGATTTACCCCCACTGGAACATGGCCGAAGGATCCAGCGCAACACTGCGCTTCCTACCAGATGGTGACTCAAAGAACACTTTCTTCTGGGCAGAACGTGCAATGATCAAACTTCCATTCGCCGGTATCAAAGGTGAAATGGACTCCAAACAAGTACAGGTAAATGTTCCCTGCGTGGAAATGTGGGGCGAAGCCTGTCCGATCCTGGCAGAAGTGCGTACCTGGTTCAAGGACAAGAGCCTGGAAGACATGGGTCGCAAGTACTGGAAGAAACGTTCATACATCATGCAGGGATTTGTGCGTGAAAATCCCTTGGGCGACGACAAGACCCCGGAGAATCCCATCCGGCGTTTCATCATCGGTCCACAGATCTTTACCTTGATCAAATCCGCGCTGATGGATCCTGAACTGGAAGAACTGCCCACGGACTTGATGCGTGGCCTGGACTTCCGTATCACCAAAACATCCAAGGGTGGATATGCTGACTACAATACTTCCAAGTGGAGCCGCAAAGAAACTGCGCTTACAGAAGCGGAACAAGCAGCACTGGCCGCACATGGCTTGTTTACCCTGAGTGACTTCCTGCCCAAGAAGCCAACTGATGTTGAGTTGAAAGTAATGAAAGAGATGTTTGAAGCATCCGTGGATGGCAAAGCCTACGATGCCGAGCGTTGGGGTCAGTACTTCCGACCAGCTGGTGTGGCAGCTCCTGCTGCTGGATCAGCAGCATTATCCGCGGTGGAAGAGGAATCCGTGGCAGCTCCTGCAGCAGCGGCCAAGCCTGCGCCTGCGGCAAGCTCATTTGATGAAGATGAGCCTGCATCAGAACCTGTGGCCAAACCAGCTGCTGGCGGACAGAATGCTCAGGACATCCTGGCCATGATCCGGGCTCGTCAGAACAAGGGCTAATGCTGACCAATCTGGATCAAGAGCTGTTTCCAGATGATTGTGAGGTGGTACTAGCGCCACCTCACAATCTACAGATTTATCTAATTCAGAAAAATGGCAGTTCTTCATTGCGAACAGAAGCCAAGAAGCAAAACTGGAAAATTGTATCCAATCTGGATTTAATGACTCTGGATTCAGTGGACATTTTTCTCAGGGATCCAGTAGACAGATATCTCAGTGGAGTCAATACTTTTGTGCAGCATCTATGTCGGGATCATCCCATGCTAGATCGAGATACCTGCACACACATGGCATTAAAATATTCTTTTCTCAATCGACACTATCTACCACAGTGGCATTGGATCTTGAATCTTGTTAGATTTTTAACCAAGGATTGTGTCATAAGATTGCACGATCTTTCGGAACTAGAAAATGTTACCCAGCTCCGTGATCGTGCCTGGATATTGCCTTATGATCAGGCCTGGGCAGATCTTGTGTTAGAACATACTAGATCTCTAGAACTTTGGTTTCTACTAGATCGTATACTGTTGGGATATAGAGGTGAATCGATGACCTGGCAAGAACTGTTAGCAATCTATCATAGACATCCGGCCTGCCCATTGAATATTATTTCCAAGAAATTCCAAAGCCTGACTCATGTATTGTCCAAGACTTGATCATTTTGTGAGATTCAATGCCGACGGAACCGTCGGTAAGTGTGGTCACATGATCGGAGCACCAGGATTTGAAAATTGGGAATCCATGCAATCTAGTCAATGGCTATTGGACATACGGGCAAAGATGGAAAAAGATATATGGCCCCAAGAATGCCAACGATGCAAAGATACCGAGCCTTCGCACAGCATCAGGCTTTTTTCTATCAAAAAACATGCTATGTTGAACAAGAACCCTGATTATCTCATATTAGGAGGAGTGCTAGATAACATCTGCAACAGTGCATGTCAGTCCTGCAACGCTGGTCTCAGTACCAAAATCGGCTCGCTACAATCTGCAAACTATCCACGAATAGACAATGGTTTTTTATTTGATCGTGTGCCCATGGAACGAGTGGTAGAGATAGATATCAATGGAGGAGAACCCACTGCCAGTCCCGGGTATCAGAAATTGTTAGAAAATTTGCCACCTAGTACCAAAATCCTGCGGGTAAATACCAATGGCAGCAGGATGTTACCTAACATTCAAAACATACTAGATCAAGATATCAAACTTATAGTCACTTTGAGTCTAGATGGTATTGGCCGTACTCATGATTATGTCAGATGGCCTGTGCGATGGGCTAATTATGAGCGAACCGTAAACAAATATCTTTTATTGCGGTCACAGCATACGAACTTAGAATTACAAACCTGGACCACACTACATGCATTAAATGTGGCAGATTTTTCCAACATAAAAAATTATTCTCAATCTCACGATATTAATCATAGCTGGGCTTACTTAGAAAATCCGTCGGCATTGAATTTGCGGTATCAAAATAGTTTTAGTCAACCGGCCAAGGACCTTGATCCAGGATTTATAGCCACGGAACAGAATAATCAACAAGACATTGATGATTTTATCGCTCGCCAGGACAAACTGAGAAACATCAACATACGGGATTATCTATGAAAATAGCGGTAACCGGACATACTGCCGGAATAGGAAAAGCCTTGTCAGAGTGTTACTCTCAGCAAGGGCATCAGATATTTGGATTCAGCAAGAGAGAAGGATGGAATATCCGTAATATTCCAAAGATCTCTGCTGCGATCGACCCCTGCGACATGTGGGTAAACAACGCACAAGAAGGGTTTGCACAGACCGAACTGCTTTTTGAAATGGCTCGGCGTTGGCAAGGAACAGGAAAGCATATTGTAGTAATTTCTACCATGATGACCCAACAACCGATCTCTTCGATACCGGGACTTGATATGCATCTTTATCGGGTACAAAAAATTGCTTTAGAAGAAGCAGTACGCCAGATACGTCATCAGAATTTACAGATTCGCCTCACCTTGGTAAGACCGGGCAATATAGCCACTAGCCCCGACAAAACAGTGCCTCCAGCAGCCGATGTCGATGAGTGGGCAGATACGTTGATTAAAATATTTGAAGTATCAAGTCCAAATTTATTGATATCGGACATTTCTCTTGGGCCACGTCCTCGATGACTCCCAAGGATGTATTGACCAATCCGTATTTTTGTCCCATGCCATGGACCGGGTTGATGTATAATTTCGATGGCACGGTCAAGAATTGTATACGCAGTGCTGCACCTATTGGTAATATACAACAACACTCTATCCAAGAGATACTACACGGAAAAGAAAATATCCAGACGCAGAACCAAATAATTGATCGGCAACCGGGAAAAAATTGCCATCCTTGCTATGATTTAGAGAGGGGCAAAAATAATCTAGACATGATCAGTGACCGTATATTTTACATACGAGAGCTCAAACATGTGCCACTTGAAACCTACCAGTCAAATAACCATGAGCTACATACCATAGATGTAAGATGGTCTAATCTTTGTAATTTTGGATGTGTGTATTGCGGCCCAACCTTTTCTAGCCGCTGGGCACAAGAACTCAGAACAGAAATCAATGAACCGTCCGAGGAACAAAAAAATTCGTTTAAGAGTTACATTTTTGATCATGCTGCTACTTTAAAACATGTTTATCTAGCCGGTGGTGAACCTTTGTTGATGAAACAAAATTTAGAGTTGTTGGATATCTTACAAAAGGTCAATCCAACAGTAAGTCTTCGAGTTAATACCAATCTTAGCAAAGCAGACACTGCTGTTTTTGATCGACTGTGTGATTTTCCCAATGTGCATTGGACTGTGAGTGTTGAAAGCCTAGAGGAAGAATTTGAATACATACGTTACGGTGGCAAGTGGAAAGATTTTTGTGAAAATCTCGGTATTATAAAAAAGTTGCCACATAAGATAACCTTTAATATGCTTCATTTCCTTTTGAATTTCAGATCTTTTTTTGATTGTGTTGCATTTTTGCAAAAATCCGGTTTTCATAACAACAGTTTCGTTGCCGGTGCCTTGCTCAATCCTGATTACCTAAATATTAGACATCTACCAGATTTTGTGCTAGAATCAATTAAGAAAACATTGGAAAACAAGATAGATGAACGCCCTGGGTACCTCTTAGAGGACAGTTATCGGAACATACGATCTTATCTAGATCAGCCCATGGAAAAAAATCTATCACGATCATTTGACGAACTCACTGAGATGGATCGACGTAGAAACCTCGACAGTAAAAAAACATTTTTAGAACTCTATTCATTGAAATAAGGAAAAATCATGGCAAAACCTTTTGATGTATCAAAATTCCGCAAGGAAATTACCAAATCTATTGACGGACTGTCCATAGGATTTAACGATCCTACAGACTGGATTTCCACAGGAAATTACGCTTTAAACTATTTGATTTCCGGTGACTTTAATCGAGGCATTCCCTTGGGCAAGGTCACTGTGTTTGCGGGCGAATCTGGAGCAGGCAAGAGTTATATCTGTTCTGGCAACATCGTAAAAAATGCACAGGAGCAAGGCATCTTTGTTGTGCTGGTTGATTCGGAAAATGCTCTAGACGAAGACTGGCTCAAGGCCTTGGGTGTGGATACTTCCGAAAACAAACTGCTTAAACTAAGCATGGCCATGATCGATGACGTGGCCAAGACCATCGCTACATTCATGGCAGACTACAAGACACTAAATCCTGAAGAGCGTCCCAAGATCCTGTTCGTGATTGACAGTCTGGGTATGTTGCTCACACCTACCGATGTGAACCAGTTTGAAGCAGGAGAAATGAAAGGTGACCTGGGTCGCAAACCCAAAGCACTTACATCACTTGTGCGTAACTGTGTCAACATGTTTGGCAGCTATAACGTGGGCATGGTGTGTACCAACCATACCTATGCTAGCCAGGACATGTTTGATCCTGATGACAAGATCTCAGGCGGACAAGGTTTTATCTATGCATCAAGTATTGTTGTTGCTATGAAGAAACTCAAGCTCAAAGAAGACGAGGACGGCAACAAGATCTCCGACGTCATGGGAATCCGTGCTGCTTGCAAGGTCATGAAAACACGCTATGCCAAACCCTTTGAAGGTGTGCAGATCAAAATTCCTTATGAAACAGGAATGAATCCTTATTCTGGCCTCACTGACCTGGCAGAGAAAAAAGGCCTGCTCAAGAAAGACGGCAATCGCTTGGCCTTCACTACCAGCGATGGTGAAATCATCAAACAGTTCCGCAAGGCCTGGGAATCAAACGAGGAGGGCTGTCTTGACAAAGTCATGTTGGACTTCCAAAATCAAAAGTCCGAGGTAAGTACTGCCGATATCATTTCTGAGGAGGAATAACAATGGCAGTAGATCTAGCATACGAAATCTGGTCGGGTTTGAAGCACACCTGGAATGCGTCGGATCGTGCGGATGCAGCCGAAAGTCTGGTCAGCGTCTTGATTGACAACGACTACGATGCCGAGCAGATTCGTGATGCATTCAAAGGTGACACAGACGTGCGTCGTGCTTTGCAAAGTTATCTGGACGACCATGATTCCGAAGACGTCGACGAAGAAGATGAAGATTCCTATGATGACGAGTACTAGTCGTGTGGTATAGCCGTGTTGTCGCCAGTCTGAGTAATATACCAGATTTTATCGCACACTACGAACGTGAGCTGGAAGACGCTAAAAAAGAATGCCGTATCGGTGGCTATGTTGAGATCAATATCAAGGAACTTCCGGGCATAACCGAGCATCGGTTTAATCAGCTACAGGAAATTGAAGCCATCCTCAACTATCTCAACATACAGTTGAGGAAGATACGTCGGCGTCATTTCCAGAAATATCTGGAAGCCTATGCGCGACAGCTCACTAGCCGTGATGCTGAAAAATATGTGGATGGTGAGGACGAAGTGATAGATTTTGAAACCATCATCAACGAAGTAGCCCTATTGCGCAATCGTTTCCTGGGTGTGATGAAAGGCATGGAGTCTAAAAACTTCATGCTGGGCCATATAACACGTCTGCGAACCGCTGGCATGGAAGATGCGCAGGTCTGATCGTGGGCATAGTGCATCAACCCTTTATCTCCTCTACTGACAGTCATCAGCACAGTTTAAAAACACTGGATCTGCTGTACGAATATGATGATTTCATGGAAAGCATTGGTACTCTAGCTGACATGGGCTGCGGGGAAGGACTAGACATCGAATGGTGGGCCACCCGCACGTCGCGGGATGAACAGCAACGTCCTCTTGATATCAAATGCACAGGATTTGATCAGATCCCTAGATTGTCTGCAGCGAGAAAATACAAAAACGTGCAGTATCAACGCCAGGACATCGAGCAGGAGCTTTTATCAAACAAGAAGTTTGATGTGATGTGGTGCCACGATGTATTCCAGTACGTGATAGATCCATTTGCCACTCTGCGTAATTGGCACTCGGCAATGAACGCCAACGGCATGCTGATCATCATAGTACCGCAGATGTGCGAGATGGAACATCGCGAACAGGCCTATGACCAGCGTGATTATTGCTATTGGTCATGGACCATGGTGAATCTCCTGCATGTGTTGGCAGTGTCAGGATTTGACTGTGCGGCTGGGCACTTCCTGAAACAGCCCGATGACAGTTGGTTGCATGCTGCCGTGTACAAGAGCGAGCACGCACCCATGGATCCTAAAGTCACTCGCTGGTACGATCTAATCGAAAAAGGATTACTGCCCGAATCTGCTGTGGACAGCATCACCCGACATGGATATCTCCGTCAGCGTGATCTAGTGCTGCCTTGGTTGGACAAGAGTCTCACTTGGCTGGGCCAGCACTGACATCGTCCTGATTGACTCCGGCTTGTTTTAATACATCTAACACTATCCTGGGAAGATTCTCCACACGATATCCGTGTTGATTCATGATACGTATCCATAATGGAGCACGCAATGGCATTATTTTGTCTTCGCTCCATTCATCTCCCAGATGGTGCCCCACTTTTTTCTGGTCAAATCTTTCGATGAATCCCCAGTCAGGATGAAATGTCACGGACTGCGGTTGGTCTATGTAGCACAACCTGGCTTCGGTTTCGCTGCGTATCTCGGGTTCATGGGCGAATCTTCCAGTCCAGTCGTTGACGATACACGCGATTTTCATGTTGTATTTCTGACAGATGTGCAGTCGACTTCCACCCACAGTGGTCTCCAGCAACAGCAATTGATCCGGCGATAGAGATCTCATCTCCGGTGGTAGATGCTGCATGGTGCGTTTGCGCGGGAGTCCGCAGGTGATAGTAACAGGATTGCGAACACCCTCGGCCAATATACTGGCTTCTAGTCGGCTGTAGTGTCCACAGATGGCGTCTAGTCCTTCTTCAAACTCTCGCATGATCAGTTCGCGTTTGTGTCGTCCTTGATCGCTCCAGTCAGTCCACTGGCTGTTATAACCGCCACCGCAGCGACCCACCATGCCAAATATGTCTCGAGCAGGCAAGACTACAAAACGTACACGATACTGATTCATTGATCTCTCCAGTGATCTAGCACCCACGGTTGCGGGGTCAACTTCCATCGCCAATCTCTACCGGTAAAAGTCACAGATTCCGGTATCCCTGGATTTCCATGATAACAGATTATGCGACTTCCTTGGGGTATGCCTTGTTGGCAATGCATCTTGAAGCTGACCACAGCATCGGGAAACAAATCTTGCCAATAATACCAAGCGTCAATCTGGGATTCCACCCAGTGCTGATCACCGTGTGGATACACCGACGCTATGGCTGCTTTGGGATTTTGGATAAACTCCCGCCAGACAGTGTCGTAATTGCCATGCCGCCAGGACATCAATCCTGATCCTATTTTTCCTGCGGTGCGAGCGATACCATGATAAAAATCTCTCAACACAATGATATCTGGTACAACGTCGGTCAGCAGCTGATCGATATTGTCAACTATAAGAGTATCCAGATCTACGTAAAAAATCTGTTCACCCAAGGGCAGCCCGTTATCGGAGTCAAACAAGGATATCTTGTTCCACCAGGACTCTAGTTGATCGGGGTACTGCAGAGGCAACGTTTTTACATGAACATCAATGCCATTGGTATCTTCAGTGAAGCACCAGAACTGAAAATCTTTTGTGGTATGACGTTCTACAGCATAGTAAAGACGGTTCACATAGGCTGCGCTGTATTTTGTTCCCCATTTCAAACAAACGATGTTGATCATGATAAATTCTCCAGGATCCAGTTCCAGTATTTCTGTGGAGAATAATATTCATCGTAGAACTGGCGGGCATTGTTGCCTACTTCTTTGCAACGTTCTGGAAATTTTTGCAATTCTGTTAATATTTCCAGGAGATCACTATAGTCATCCTGGCATTTTATGTAGTGCTTCCCAGGCACCAGCTGCTGATGATGCGGAAACACTGTATCCAGTCTGGGACTCACGGTGCACACCCCCAGCCCCATGAGCTCGATGTGTCCGCGATCCACCATGTTGTTGGTGGCACCAGGTACACAAACCGCAGCCAGACATGTTTCGTGCATTTTCCAAAAATCCATCTGATCACAATCTGCTGAAATATCACTGGCAGGAAAGGCTTTTCTCAATAGTGTATGTACCTGATTGCGTCGTTCCAGAGCTGCACCATTGGGCAACTGTTTACACAATATCTGTGTGCCAGGGCGATAATCGTAGTGATATTTTACATGATTATATTCGCGCATGGTAGCGCCCTTGGTACCTATCCGTTTGACTCCCACCATGGGAGGTCCCAAAGGGATATGATCACCAACATCTTTGATTTGGGTCTGAAACTTAAAATAAGGAACATCGGGATAATATTTTTTCCAGGACCTGGAACTATGATCAGCATAATCGACTATGACCTGCTGATCGTTGATCATGCAAGAAAACACTAATTGATCCTGGGGAATATATACATTTTTACTGGTTGGTGCTAGTTCAACCTCTACCCCGGCGATCTTGGCATACTGCAAGAAAAATCTAAAATGTATGAGATTGTACTTGTGCGATTCGCTGTCAGCGGGAAATTGCATTTTTGCCATGACGTTGGGCATCTTAGAAATCACCTTGTTCTAGAATATTGTGTATGTGAGAGTTATCAAACTCTGCTGAAACAAACCGTGGATCATCGATGCAACTAAGTTTTGCCAGCAGTCCTAGAGATTCATAATGATCATGGAATTTGGTATCATCTCCTGCTAATTTATCGCTGAATTTTACCCAGGCCGCTGGTATTCCATATGCATGCGCCGCGATGATACCGTGCAGACTGCTGGATATTATTTTTTCGCACTGAGTGATCTGGCCGATCACATTGGCAGGGTCAGCATCCAATAGATTTATCACTGGCAATGTTGGATAACGATCTCGTACTTCGGGATAATCAACATAATGCGGTACTATTCCTATCTTGTGTATTTTTTTCTTTGGCAGCTGAAACTATCCTAGGCAACAACATCGCCGGATCCCCATACACTTCTGGACATGTGCCACCATTTTTTATCACCGCTGCTCGTGTACGCGGCCCACGCACCCATCTCCATTTGGTTTGGGCACACAACACAGGGGTAGCAGTCATTGCTCCAGATCCAAGCACTGTGTGTCTTGCTGTGGCCATCTTGGCTATGCTACCCACCATCATGTAGTCTGCTTCCTCGGCCATAGCATGTTCTACAGTATATCCATAGTGCGACAATATCAAGGGAGTGAGTATATCGCCAAAATTTCCCGGTCTAGGTCTACGGAACCAAAATACCTTTAGGATTTTTTTCATTATGAATTCAATGAATTGCGTATCATCTCGATCTCGTCTGGTTGGAAGGTCCAGTATTCTACGGCTTTGAGATAATTCGTGTTTGCCAGCGCATCGTGATTGGGCAAAACAATCCCCGGCAAGTCGCGGTCCCACACGTAAAAGATATCCTTGACAAAATCAGTTCCGTATATGGTTTCTTCAAACATTACTGGTATGGCATGACAAAAAGCACTTTCAATAAACCTGTAAGTCCAGCGATTGGGATGCTTGGGCATGGCTGGATGCCCAGGACACAATCCAAAATTTGAGTTGCACATGATCTGATAATATTCTTTATCAAATTGATATTTTTTCTTGGGGTCTCTTCCATTACTGGAATGATGCATTTTAGAATTCAATACTTGGTATTTTTCTAATATCTCTTTTCTTCCCTTGTTATCAGTCCACGATCCAATGAAACAATAATCATAGATCTTTTTATGATTTAATAGTTGTATTTGATCCACATAGGATCGTGGATATTTGATACCAAATTGATGGCCGGCCACAAAGTTCCATCCATTTTTATGATCTAATTGGATGTCGCAATCAATACTGTGCTCTTTTAGTGCAGAACGTAGTAGGTATTCTTGTAGCAACATTATTTTTTCATTCTCTCAATGTCATCTTCTCGGCACTGATCACCATACTGTATTTCTACGATCTTCAACGGTTGATCTGTGAGGTTGGCCAGCTGGTGCCAGCAATTCCGGAAAATCATGATATTCTGATGCTCAGTCACTTCGGCTTGAAAAATGTTCTGACCGTTTGCATCCAGGGTAAACACTGTGGCGGTCCCTTTGGCAACAAACCACAATTCCTGGCGATGCTGATGTCGTTGCATGCTGAGCTGTTGTCCGGGATCGACAACGAGCTCTTTGACCTTGGTACTCGTATCATGTTCGTATAGAACTCGATAATGCCCCCAATCGCGATGAGTCTTTGGCGACTTCCACTCCTCCAAGATCCAGGAACTGGAATTGGCCTTGTCGGTACCGCCCACACCGAACCGGAATTCTAGTAGGTCATCATCAATATCCATTTCCGGAATATTCTTATCTGTGCGATCTCCGCCATTGGCAAAGATGATATGCGCTCCTGGATATTGATTGCGCACTGTTCTTATGGCGTGCCGGGCTGAATCATCCCAGTCGTCAAATTCTATCACTGAATCTACCATGCGAAGATTGCCGATAATATCTGCACGTTCGCTCCAGGGCATGAATGCACGCCCTTTTTTGCGGGTGAGCCAAGGATCAGAATTCACTCCCACGATCAAACGATCACCCAGTTTCTGTGCGGCAGAGAGATATTTTATATGTCCGGAGTGCAAGGGATCAAACCCTCCGGTCACAATCACGATGGTGTGCATGGAAATATTTATCTATGTATATTACGGTAAATATCTTCATGAGTGAAAATATCCGAGACGTCGTTTGCTTGACACATGGCAACAAGTATCCCTGGGAGTATGTGGAAAAATTGTATTCAATGGTAACCAGGCATAGTTCTGCACCCGTGAGATTTCATGTGATGACAGAAGAGCATCGGGCGGTACCTGCACACATGATCAAACATACATTGACGCATTGGCCGGATATTTCCGGTCCCAATTTGGCCTGGTGGTACAAAATGCAGCTATTTGATCTACGAAGATTTTCTAATCGGATGTTGTATCTAGATCTCGATCTGGTGATCGTGGGTGATCTTGACTGGGTATGGCAGCTTGATCCCCAATATTTCTGGAGCATACGGGATTTCCAGTATCTTTATCGGGGCAACATCCAGACCATTAACTCCAGTGTCATGATATGGGATCCGGCAAAATATTACTGGATCTGGGAAGATTTTGATCAGCTGGATAGACCCGCCATAACCCGGAGATACAAAGGCGATCAGAACTATCTCAGCGCGGTATTGCCCCAAAGTCACTTGAGATTCATTGACGCAGATCTTGTCAAGAGCTGGCGTTGGCAGATCGCCGGTGGTGGTTGGGATTTCAACAAAAGACGGGTTAAAAATCCCAACTCTGCTCCGGTGATCGATTCCAGCACTAAAATAATAGTGTTTCATGGCACGCCAAATCCACATGAAGTCAACGATAACATAGTCAAGACCAACTGGATCTGATCACGGTGATAAATAACAGCAACAGGAGATTGTAATGACTACGCGAACTTTTCGACAACATGCTCAGGGATTTGGTGCTGCAACCACCAACATAACTGTTAAATTAGACGGCCAGGAAATATTTTCAGGACCGGTGGTAACGGAAAACGCCCCGTTGCCAGTGTTGCCGAACCCGGCCTTTAGTGTCGCCAATGAAGCATTTACCTGGGAAAAAGACACTGCTTTTTCTGGGACTATGGCCTTGGAAATCTCAGTATCGGGAAGTCCTTTGCTGTTGGCCAATACTGTTGCTAATTATCCAACAGATGCACCAGAATTTGCGGGAGATTTTATGGGGTTTTATTCGTATCAAGATGGCGAAACTTTGATTTCGGACCCATTTTCAGACGAGCAGATTGATGGTATCTCGGTAAGTCGTAATGAGGACCCATCATTGAGCGGACAATGGTGGTGGACGATCATGCCCGGATCTACGTTTACCTGCACAGTCAGTGTCGCACCCAGTTTGATTCCTCCACCGCCCACTGAGTGATGCGTTATTATGATTCCAAAAACCCTGCTCAGAGCAGGGTTTTTTGTGATTGACCAATAAATCTTGTTCACCTAAAATGCAGTCTATAGCATGGTTACTCCGCCCCCGGTCTTGCCCAGGGTAGCGTCAGCATAAATCCTAAATCCGGGTCCATGGGCATTGGTTAGTGCCTACTAACTTAGCGGTTTGACAGCGGTTGACCATAAAATCTCATTTTCGTATAATAATAGAACAATAACACATATAGGAGCCTAGCAAATGACACAAGTATTCATACGCAACGGATCGTATCGCAAACAAGATGTATCAGGTCAGCAGTTCACGCTGGTGCGCGATTTCCAGACCGACGCCAAAGGTGGCAATGTTGTAGTAGCCAACAACGGAGCATTTCCCGGATATGCCAACAATATCCGCATCCGGGTGAGCTCAATCGAAGACATCGAATTTACAGGAGACCGTCCAGTGCCCAGTCAAGATCGTGTGGTAGAATTTAAAAAGCCTGAAGAAACCGATGAAGAGGTCATGGATCGTATTGAAAAACGATTCAACATCCTGGACGATATGACCAAAGCAGCCATCACTGGTGACATCCGGGCCATGATTGTGGTTGGTCCTCCGGGCGTGGGCAAATCCTACGGTGTTGAGTACCAGCTGGAAAAAGCCGGCATGTTCGATCAGATCTCTGGTCGCAAGATCAAGTATGAAGTGATCAAAGGTGCCATGACTCCCATTGGACTTTATTGCACACTTTATAAACACTCTGACCCCAAGAACGTGCTGGTGTTTGACGACTGTGATTCGATCCTCTTGGACGATGTGGCCTTGAACATCCTCAAAGCCGCGCTGGATTCGGGCAAGAAGCGCCGCATCCACTGGAACTCAGATTCAGCTATGTTGCGTCGTGAAGGCGTGCCAGATCAGTTCGACTTCAAAGGCTCGGTGATCTTCATCACCAACTTGAAGTTTGATCACCTCAAATCAAAGAAGCTCCAGGACCACTTGGAGGCTTTGCAAAGTCGATGCCACTTCCTGGATCTTACTCTCAACACTACACGCGACAAGATCCTGCGCATCCGACAGATCTTCCGCAAAGGTGACCTGTTCCAAGACTATGATTTCACTCCCGAGCAAGGCGAGGAGATCGTTCAGTTCATGCAAAACAATCATGCCAAACTCCGTGAGATCAGCTTGCGCATGGCGCTCAAGCTGGCAGACTTGACCAAGATTTCGCCCAATTGGCAAGCTCTTGCAGAATCCACCTGCATGAAGCACGGATAGATAAATTTTAGAGCAGTACCAGATCGTCACAAAGTCTAGCTCCTAGGCGATCTGTTTTAACACCGGTGCCCCATAATGGCACCGGTTTTTTTTGATTTTGTTAGATGAGGATTATATAATGCACAATGAAATTGATATTTTCGGACCAGCAAACTGTAGATTTGACAATAGATGATAACTGTCTTTTTGGAACCATGTATCGTCAAATCTACAAGCATCTTTCCCGATTGCCGATACCATGGAGACCTTGGGACAATCCTTTCTATAAAGAAAAATTTACCTACTCTGAAATGGTAGAGAATCTAGTAGACTATGCACGGAAAGTATCAATTGACATCGATCAACTGAAATGCCTAACCCAAGATCAAGAATATTTCAATCACATACACAACATCTACGAAAAAAATTACAATGGCGATCCAGGCTGGTTAGATTTTCATGAGCATCTTCATATGTGCGAAAGATATCATGACCCGCATAAAAATTTTGTTTGTATAGATTATCGGGAAAAAGCCGGACCATTAGAAAGGCCTATGTCCTCAGAATGGCTGGTTGGCACCCAAACAACAGTCTCTGCCGGTGATATATATGTGGAGTGGTCTGAATTGGGTAAAAGTCCTTATAGGTATTGGAAAAATCGGGAGCCTGACGATCTAACAAGAATGTGCGAATTGATCAAACCTTGGATAAAATTTTGCCCGAAAATTTACATTGCACTTGAAGATACAGACAGGTTACAGGGCATAGAACGCGATGCGTTTGAGTCTTGGTGGGAAAAGTATCATGCAGACTGGGCGAATCATTTGGGCATACCACAGTGGACCACGGAGAATATTTTTGGTGCCAGTGTATTTGGAAAAACAACCCAGATTGAATTGTTAAAAGACCAATTAAAAAACAACGTGGACCCGATAAGAATTTCATTGTAGTAACACTACAATGATGATCATGGATAACTCATTTGCAATTCGGCCGATAATTAAAATATAGTTGCAAAATTTCACAAAACAATATACAATAACGCAATGAGTATCTGTAAAATTACAATCACTGACGAAGTCAACATCAAAATATCCGGCCTAGAGCTTGATGCTCGACGTGCCTTGGTTAAAAAATTCAAATACGACGTGCCCAATGCTAGGTATCTCCCCGCAGTTCGGCTGGGACGCTGGGACGGCAAGGTATCATTCTTTGCCTTGGGAGGCAGCACTTATGTGAATCTCTTGCCGGAAATCATACCCATACTGGAAGAATACAACTACGATATCGAGCTAGATGATCAACGAGAGTATCGTACTACCTTTGAATTTGAATCAGTGAAAGAAGATACGTTTGCCCATGTGATATGGCCCAAAGGTCATCCTCAAGAAGGCTCACCTGTGATGATGCGCGACTATCAGGTAGAGATAGTCAATAACTTCCTGACCAATCCGCAGTGCTTGCAAGAAGTGGCCACGGGCGCAGGCAAGACCATCATGACCGCGGCTCTGAGCCATGCTGTCACTCCTTATGGTCGTAGCATCATCATCGTACCCAACAAGAGTCTCGTCACACAAACCGAGAAAGACTACATCAACATGGAACTAGATGTTGGTGTGTTTTTTGGTGATCGAAAGGAGTTTGGTCGCACACACACCATCTGTACCTGGCAAAGTCTGAACGTACTGTTGAAGAACACCAAGAATGACACTGCAGACATCACCATTGGCGAGTTCCTAGAAGGCGTGGTATGCGTGATTGTAGACGAGGTACATATGGCCAAAGCCGATGCGTTGAAAACCCTGCTCACCGGTGTGATGTCGCAAGTGCCGATCCGGTGGGGGTTGACTGGTACTATCCCAAAAGAGCAGTTTGAATTCCAGGCCTTACATGTGTCAATCGGTCCGGTAATAAATCGCTTGGCCGCTGCCGAACTTCAGGATCGGGGTGTATTGGCTCAGTGCCATGTGAACATCGTGCAGTTGGTGGATCACGTGGAGTACACAAACTATCAAAGCGAGCTTAAATACTTGCTGGAAGAATCCGGCAGACTTGATACTATCGCTGGCTTGATCACAGAAGTCAACAAAACCGGCAACACTTTGATCTTGGTGGATCGGGTAGCAGCTGGTCAAGAGCTGGTTCGACGCCTGGGAGATCGCGCAGTATTTGTTTCAGGTGCCACCAAGGGCACAGAAAGACAGGACCATTATGACCAAGTATCGGAGGCAACAGACAAGATCATTGTCGCTACTTACGGCGTTGCTGCCGTTGGTATTAACATTCCCCGTATTTTTAATCTGGTGCTTGTTGAGCCTGGTAAAAGTTTTGTTAGAGTCATTCAGTCTATTGGTCGTGGGATACGCAAAGCGGAAGACAAAGACCATGTTCAGATCTGGGACGTGACTTCTACCTGTAAGTTCGCCAAACGACATCTCACCAAACGCAAACAGTTTTACAAAGAAGCTCGCTATCCTTTTACACAAGAAAAACTTGAATGGATGACAATCAAATAAACTCTGTCAACGATGTATTTTTGTTGACAATACACAATAAATCTGTATAATAACACACATGAGAATACTTACACTTGACAACATCGGCTACGACTTAAATCATCTGCCTGAAGAAGTAGATGACATGAGATTTGCGATATTTGATAATTCAGATCCCAGTAATCCAGATTATCATTACATTCCTTTGATCTTTCTGGAAAGTTTTTCTGCACCGGCTCTGGTGTTGCAGGTAGGAGAACATACTATAAAAATGCCCATGGACTGGCAGGTGCTGATAGGTGAACCAGATCTCGGAGACCTAGAGATGTTGCCCTTGACATCCATAAATGATCGTGGATTCAAAGTGTTCCAGTTCAATCCCTTGACCAGTTTTCGACCCAGTTTCCTGGATATTGAGATCGTGGATGTGTATCATGAAGTTACTTGGTATGCCCCAAAACTCAAGAACGGTCAGATGTTGACAGTGCCGTTGAGCGACGAAGAAGATCCAGACTGTGTTTATTTCGTCAAGGACGTGAGTCGAAACTGCGAGGTAGTTGACTACAACAAGGCCTGGTAAAACAATATGACACAATATCATCACGAACGCCCAGCATCAACAGCAGTTGAGCCGGTTGTTCCCAAGAACAACAGCAAACCGTCCCAGGATATCGGTCGTTTGGAAGAAAAAATCCTGCAGCAAGATCGAGATATCACTAGTCTACGCCGTGCTGTGAAAAAACTACAGAATGAACTACGCACGGCGATCAATACATTCAATAGCACACGTGGATAAACTTTCTATACAAAATGAGATGGCGCAGTTTGATCTCAAGAATCGAGATTTTTACAGTGATCTCACGGATGAAGAACGCAAAAAATTCTCAAACTATCTCATGATACGCTGGGGCAGCGCAGTGCAAGGTCCCAGAGAGCTGCAAGAATTTTATGTGATCGCTGCCAATGAAAGATTGAACAAACATTTTTTTGCAGTGAATCGACATCCTGGATTACAGTGGCTCATGGCCACTTCGGTGTCGCCCGGCATGGGCACTCATCGCCATCCCTGGATCGCTCCCAAGAAAAAAGAAGCAGGGTCCAATGAAATTAAAAAAGCCTTGATGGCCTTGTACCCTAACATGAAGATCGCAGACATTGAATGCCTGGCCACCATGGTGGATAAAAAACAGTTGAGAGAACATTTGCGTGAGCACGGAACTCCGGACAAAGACTGACTACACCTGTAGATACTGTGAAAAATCTTTTCAAAGAGAAAGCAGCCTCGCGGTGCATCTTTGTGAACCCAAACGCAGACATCAGGAACGTGATGAAGTAGGGGTGCAGATCGGTCTGCAATCATATCTGCGCTTTTACGAAATCACACAAGGATCTGCTAAATTAAAGACCTTTGGTGATTTCGCAAAAAGTCCTTATTATCGAGCGTTCGTCAAATATGGTCGCTACTGTGTGGCTGTCCGGGCGATCAGTGTCCCGAGATTCACTGAGTGGTTGTTGAAAAATAATAAAAAAATAGATCACTGGTGTCGTGACAGTGTTTACACAGAATACATCGGATGGTACATACAGCAAGAAGCTGTTGCTGATGCACTGAGTCGGGCCTTGGAGGAATCCATCGCCTGGTCAGAAGAGACCGGAAATCCCGACCGGGACTATCTACGTTATGGAAATCCCAATCGGATATGTTATGCCATCAGCAATGGACGGGTGTCTCCCTGGGCGTTATACAACTGTGATTCGGGCATGGAATTTTTGAGCAATCTTAACCAAGAACAAGTGGCCATGACATGGAGCATGATCAACAGTGATTTCTGGCAAAAAAAATTCCGAGATTATCCAGCTGATACAGAGTATGCCCGGACGATGCTGGGAAAGGCTGGTTGGTAATGGCCGCAGACATTGACATTGATTTAGCACAACGTGAGGATATACTCAAACTGATCCATCACGTGCCCGCGAGACAAACACACGAGGGCAAACCCAGGCGACATAATTCTGGAGTGTACGTCACAGATATACCACATGATCCCGTGCATGGCTGTGCTGCTATAGACTACGCTGATGCTGAAGCCCGCGGGTATTTCAAGATTGATTTCCTCAATATGTCAGTGTATCAATTAATACAGGATCCGGATCATTATCAAGAAATGTTGACCCGAGCACCACCCTGGCAAAGATTATGGCAAGATCCTGCCTGGGCCAGCCAATTGGTACACGTGGGAAACTATACCCATTTGCTAGAGTCAATGCAGCCTGATTCTGTGCCTAGGATGGCCGCTTTTATATCTGTGATTCGACCAGGAAAAGCACATTTGCAAAACAAGCCCTGGAACGAAGTTTTTGATTCGGTATGGGATGGAGACGACAGCCGTGGATTTGTGTTCAAGCACAGTCATGCGATTTCCTACGCAGCCTTGGTAGCGTTGCATATGAATCTCTTGGATTCAGCCGATTTTTCTCACTAGAGTAATAGCTTTTCTCTTGGTTTTTTTGCGCACAATGTCGCTGAGACTGCATACCGGTCCGTGTATGACTTCCAAGTCTCGATTACTGAAAGTACGCAGATAATCTCGGAACTGATCCCACTCTCCTCGTAAGAAGATGTTGATGGGTATGCTGCGATTGCTTTCCCACCACCAGGTATTGGCCAACTCTAGGAATATCTTTTTGAGTTCGGGATCTTGTATGCTGCCAAAGTCATAGATGGTAGTGATGGTGTCATCGCGGTTTTGTATGATACCCACGTATTCAACCCCTGCATAGATGCACAAGGTTATGAAAGGGTAGTTTTCAGAGAGTTTGACGAATATATTATCACCCATAAATATCAGTGGAGATTACTATGTACGCAACCCCCGCCTATTTATATCAACAAATCCAATCAGTTTTAATGATAGACATATCAGGTGTGGGTGCGGTATTTGACCGGAGATGGCAACCAGTGTATGCAAAAAATTTAAAACTCAACCTTGGCGTGGACAACGTCATACTATTCCAGTTCCAGAACCAGGATCAGAAGCCTGTGAGCGTTTCTGGCAGCACTTTTGTTTTCCGCATCATCAGCGAAAACGGTGAGGATCTTTTGTATGCACGAGAGTTAGAAATCCTCAATGCTGCCACGGGAAGAGCCAAGATCACTATCCCTGCTGCTGACAACATTTATTTCCAACCGCAACCGGCATCCTGGAGCCTGGAACGTGTGTCAGGCAATTTAAATCAAGCAGTGTTTACTGACGACTACTCTGGTGCTCGTGGCGACATAGACATAGTTGATTCGGTGTTGCCGGCATTTGTGGCCAGCCAAGAACTCACTATTCCTGCACAAGCACCGCAAGGCAATGTTTACTATTCTAGCACCATTACCACAGACGGGTGGCGCCAGGTCACGTTCCAGATTGACGTAGCCAATCTCACTGGGAACCTCCAGGTAGAAGGTGCTTCAGATGCCATAGCCGAAACCGTGCAGTGGTATCAGGTACCCTTTGAAGATCTACGCACTGGTAACACAGTTGGCAATATCACCTTTGATCAGGCCACTACTAGACTGGGAATTAATGTTGAAGGTTATCATCCTTATCTACGCTTGGACTTTGGTATCAACTCCGGAAATGTTGACAATATACAATATCGATGAAGTTTGATAAAATTGTTGGATTTGGGGATTCGTGGATGTGGGGAGATGAGTTAGTAGATCCTGCTCTGATCCTTGAAGATCCCGACACACACCCAAGCTGGACGCAAAATATCCAATATCGAGAAAGTCATTGTTTTCTCGGATTGTTAGGTAACCACTTTGGTGTACCTACAGAAAATTTGGGCATACCCGGTGGTAGTTTACAAAGCACAATATGGAACTACCTGTGGTGGCTACAGAGAGAACCTTGTCCACAGCGATGCTTGATCCTGGTATTCCTGACCGAACCCGATCGTCATAGTTTTTATAATCCTGCCCCTCTGAGGAATAAATCAACACCAGACTGGGATTGCTATGTACACACCACGTGGATAGAATATGGCTCCAGTACGGTGCCAGAACCTTTTAGAGATCTGGGCAAGAGATTTATAACTCTCACCACCTGTCCGGAACAATCAAAGTTGAATTATCTACAGACTGTGTTGTTTTTTGATGGCCAGGCCTCGAGGATTGGTATGCCTTTGTTACAGTTTCATACTACCTGGCCTGAATCTCCAATTCCGGTATCAACCATTCCATGGCCGGATCACAATTGGATATTGTTTTTCCGTGATCATCCGGAAAATCAAAAAAGAGAACTTATACACAGCAATGGTCATCCCAACGAAAAAGGACACGAGATCATCCGAGACATGTTGATTCCTGTGATAGATCATGCTATACTTGTTGAGTGATCGACTTACTCAATTATCTACCTGCTAAGAAAAAGAAAACAGCATCGGGCTGGATATCTGTGAATGCGCCATGTTGCGTCCACAATGGCGAATCTGCAGATCGACGGCAACGCGGTGGCATCAAAGTCACGGACCAAGGATGGTCCTGGCATTGTTTCAACTGCGGGTTCACTGCCAGTTTCATCATGGGTCGCAATCTCTCATTCAAAGCAAGAAAATTGCTGTCGTGGTTGAACGTACCCCAAGAAGAGATTGAGCGGGTGAACCTCGAAAGCCTCCGTCATCGATCCGTGCAAGGAATCCTGGACGATCGGCAACGCACTGCCAATGTTTTACAAAACATACAGTTTGAAGACCGCGAGCTGCCCGAAGGATTTATCATAGTGGACGAAAATACTCCCGTACACTATCAATATCTCCGTGATAGGAACGTGCCCTTGGATTATCCCACCGGCATGGTAGGAAGCATCCCAGGAGAAAAGTGGACACCGCGATCCGGCATCATCATACCTTTTACCTATGACGGTCGTATAGTAGGGCATACCACCAGATATCTAGACGATAAGAATCCTCGATACATACATGACATGCAACCCGGGTATGTATTTGGCACAGATCTACAGCATTCCGATTGGCAACACGTGATCGTGGTAGAAGGTGTATTTGATGCCTTGTCTATCAGCGGATTGGCAGTGCTGCATGCTGAGATCAATGATGCACAAGCAAGATTAATACGCAGTCTAGAACGTGAAGTCACTGTGGTGCCGGATCAAGACCTAGCAGGTATGAAGTTGGTGGATCGTGCGCTGGAGCTGGGTTGGGCAGTAAGCATACCCGACTGGCCTGAGGATGTCAAAGATGCCAACGATGCGGTGAAGAAGTTTGGTCGATTAGCTACTCTGATAACTATCATGCAAGCTCGAGAAACCAGTAAAATCAAGATAGAACTGAGAAGGAAACAACTTGCTAAAAGATTACAACACTGAGGTCCAGAGATTGTTCCTGGAAATGATGTTGCAGGATGCATCATCCTATGTGCGTGTGCAGAACATCTACAATCCTGAGAACTTTGATCGCAGCCTTAGGCCTGCAGCCGAGTTTATACGGGAACATTGTGACTCACACAAGACCATGCCGGATCGTGCGCAGATCTCTGCAGCCACAGGGATTAAATTGCAAGAGATTCCCGATCTCTCAGAAGGTCACTTTGATTGGTTCATGGCAGAGTTTGAAGCATTCACCCGACGGCAGGAACTAGAGCGTGCGATCCTTAAAAGCGCAGACTTGTTAGAAAAAGGTGAGTTTGATCCGGTGGAAAAACTCATCAAGGATGCTGTGCAGATCTCTCTCACCAAGGACATGGGTACAGATTATTGGGACGATCCCCGAGCTCGTATCAACCGGTATTTTAACTCTGGCGGCCAGGTTTCAACAGGATGGCCGCAGCTAGACAAACTCTTGTATGGCGGATTTAGTCGTGGCGAACTCAACATTTTTGCCGGCGGATCCGGGTCGGGCAAGAGCTTGGTGATGATGAACATCGCGCTGAACTGGGTACAAGCAGGACTCAGTGGCGTGTACGTTACTCTGGAACTTTCAGAGGAACTCTGTAGCCTCCGTACAGATGCCATGCTCACGAACATGAGCACCAAAGACATACGTCGAGACATTGATACTGCTGAACTCAAGGTCAAGCTGGTAGCAAAAAAATCCGGGCACTATCAGGTCAAAGGATTTCCGGCACAATCAAACATCAATGATATCCGGGCATTTCTTAAAGAATATCAGATACAAACAGGCAAGAAAGTAGATTTCGTGATGATCGATTATCTAGATTTGTTGATGCCAGTAAGCGCCAAGGTATCGCCCAATGACTTGTTTGTCAAGGACAAATATGTGTCAGAAGAACTGCGGAATTTAGCCAAGGAACTGGGAGTGCTCATGGTCACTGCATCGCAGTTGAATAGATCAGCAGTAGAAGAGATTGAGTTTGATCACAGTCATATCTCCGGTGGCATCTCCAAGATCAACACAGCAGACAATGTGTTTGGTATTTTCACCAGCAGGGCAATGAAGGAGCGTGGCCGATATCAGATACAGTGTATGAAATCGCGTAGTTCTACAGGAGTGGGACAAAAGATCGATCTAGAATACAATATCGAAACCATGCGCATCACAGATCCAGGGGAAGATGCCAGTCAGCAAGGGGGATTTGCAGGATCCAAAATCTACGAATCAATCAAAGCCAAGAGCCAAATCACATCAGATTCTTTACCAGATGAAAGTACACCCAAGGTCGCTGCAGAAGTGCAAAGCAACAAACTCAAACAACTGCTGGGACAGATCAAGCAGGCATGATATCAAAAAGTTACTAAATAATTCGAAGGCCCAGAGAAATCATGCAAAAACGCACACGCAGCATTTTAGAAGAACTAGATGCGATATATACCGAACATAACAGCGATCGAGATCGTCGGTACATCATTGAAAGTCGTGCTTCAAATGTTATCGCGTCAGCGGTACGCCTGGTGGAAGAAATCGAGCGTAGTTATCCCGCTGATCAAGCCGAAAATCTTGTACGCAAGCTACTCAATGCCATACGAACCAAAGATGCTGGAAAATTCACTCGTTCAGTGAGGCGCACTGATGCAGATTAACGAAGGCGGCAACGTATTTAAAGATGAACAAGGACAACCACTCACCCAGCGGATCAATCTTGCTGATATAGCACCCACTGTAGGCTGGCTGGAAACGATCACTGGATTGTCTCTTGCTGATAACATGCTGGGCAGTACTGGACTCAAACCCTCGTCCGGAGATCTGGATCTAGCAGTGGATTCCAGTAAAGTTGACAAAGAAAATTTTTATCAAAAATTAGTCAGCATGGTCCAATCTCGTGGGCAAGATCCTCGTGGTTGGGTTCGGAAATCAGGTACTGCCGTGCATTTACTTACACCCATCGGCGGTAAGCCGGGACAAGGATTTGTACAGACTGATTTCATGTTCCTGCCCAAGCCCGAGTTTTCCAAGTGGATCTTGCGCGGAGATCCCACGAGCGATTTCAAAGGTGCCAGTCGAAATGTCTTGATCAACTCCATGGCCAAGACCATGGGCTACAAGCTGAATCAGATAGATGGCATCGCTGATCGCGTCACCAACAAATTGATCACCGACGACCCGGATGAAATCGCTCGCATGCTGCTGAATCCCCGGGCCACCCGAGCAGATCTCGCATCTGTGGAACGTATCATGGCCGCGCTGAAAACTGATCCCCAACGTGATGCTAAATTGGCAGACTTCCGGGATCATATGCAGCGTGCTGGGACGCCGCTGGATGAGAACGTTGAAATCTATCAAGAGTATAACGAAGTGTCTGTCATGGCGCGATTACGAGATCGTATCGTGAATCAAGGCATGCAGGTCATAGTAGAGGGTGTACGTATCGAACATCCAGAAGACATGATATTTGATCTAGGCAGCCGCGGGCTGACACAGGCCTTGACCGGCATCAAGGCCGCGGCCCAGGAACCCGGTGCTACCACCGTGAAATGGGACGGTAAGCCTGCTATCATATTTGGGCGCAAACCCACCGGAGAGTTCGTGCTCACTGACAAGTCAGGGTTCCTGGCCAAAGGTTATGATGGTCTAGCCACATCTCCCGAAATGATCCAGCAGATCATGAGCCAGCGTGGCGGAGAACGCAGCGAACTGATCAACAGTTTATCGTAAACTGTTTCCCATGCTGCGTCGTGCAGTACCTCAGGACTTCCGGGGATACATCCAAGGTGACTTGTTGTTTGTCAATACCCCGCCAGTGGTCAACGGTGCCTACGAGTTCACACCCAATACCGTGAAATATCGGGTGCCCGTGGATTCGGACCTGGGCGAAAAAATCGGAGCCAGTGAAGTGGGAGTCGTGATACACACTGCCCTGGATGCTCCGGGTGGCATAGTTACCCCTATACGTGCGGTCTCGCTTGAAAACAGTCCCGGCCTGCTGATACTTGATCCCAGCCTGCGGGAACCTAGACAGATCAAGTTAAACGACAAAGTCCTTAAAGACGTACAAAAGATCATCGCCCAGTATGGCAGTGACATAGATCAGCTGTTTAACCCGCAAGAACTGCGTGCTCGAAAAATCACCAATCTACCTGCTTTGATGAAGACCTATATCAACAGCCGTGTGAGATCCGGTAGCTTTGACAATCTCATCTCGGGATTCGGCTCTTGGGTACAACAACGTGAGCCTGCCAAGACCCCGCGCATATTTGAATGGGCTACCCAAAACAAACAGGCCGTGGCCGCGGTATTCCAAGCGTTCCTGGACATATCTTCCTTAAAAAATGATCTGGTGCGCCAGTTGGACAGCCAGGCACAGGATGTACAGGCGTCTGTGAACGATGAACCCGGTCACGAAGGCTACGTGGGACAGGGCATGAAGTTTGTAGATCGCATGAGATTTTCAGCGGCCAATTTCGCCCGCAACAACCCAGAATTAGCTGAATCGGATAAATAAAAGTAGGCCCAACAAGGCCACTTACAAGGAGATTTAAAATGGCTTATTTTCCACCTTTTAACGGTGATGCGCAACCAGTATTCGCGCTTGACGTAAACAACGGTTCACAAACTGGCAACATCGGTTCTACTGATGCGCTGGTGCAGATGCAAGGTCCCAAGCTGAACTTTTTCAAAGTTCTAGTGAACGGTGACCAAGGTTCCGGCAATGCCGCAGTTGATCTGCGCACAGAGCTGGGTTCCTACACAGCTGGTGTATTCTATCCTGGTCTCGTTCAGGCCATCAACCAGAACATCCAGCAGACCACAACCATCGCGATCTATCAGGTAGAAGGTGATGCATCCGGTCAGATCTCTTATGCGATCTACAACAACGATGCTTTTGATGCAACCAGCCTCCAGACACAGATCCGTGCCATGGGCAACGTGCAGATCACCAGCTCCGACGGTACAGTAACTGGTATCAACATCGCAAACTCTGCTGTTACAGAGCCTGGCTTCAAGCTGGCTTAATAGCTGCGGTAGATACTTAGTATCAGAAAAAACCCTGGTTTTGTACCAGGGTTTTTTTTGGCCGTTAAATACTGCTATCATGCGCATCAAATGCATCACCACTTTTGATATCACAGCCACCGGAGTACGCAGTAACTTCAATGCCAATCGTATACCTTTTCATGATTCAGCCGGCAACGCAATCACAGACATTGAACAATGGACACGATCTCGCAAATCAACAACGCAACTGGGAAACTATCAATCAACTGATATCCTTGAGATGCTTGCCTACTGGCATCACTACCCCGGTAAAAAGCACACACGATGGTATACAGACTTGGCAGTTTGAGTTTGACATAGATGATGCTACCATGATAGCTGACTCTAATTCAGAACTAGGTAGTCTTCGTTCTGATTGTCAAGGGATACCCATGATCATGGGACTGGACGAGACCACGAATCAAACGTCATGTCTGGAACCGGATCACAACATAGTTTTTGAAATACAATCACGCTAAATATTCGATAAGAAAAACATAAAGGATATTTGTTGTCATGAGTGATACTACCGAGATTGAAAAGAAAAGCCTAGAAGCACACGTGGAGCTGTGTGCGGAACGCTATCGTTTCCTTGAAGACAAGCTGGAAACAGTGGAAGAAAAGATCACAGGATTGTCTGCAGTGATCCGAGAAGTTCATGACATGGTACATGATATGGCTGAAAAGCGCAACAATCAAGTCATGGCCTGGGGAACTGGGCTTGTTGCAACATTGTTTGCTATTATTGGATATCTCTTGATTACGCACGTGCTTAAATGACCAGACAACAACGGGCAATGGCCCGGTTAGAAAAGATCGTGGCCCAGGATTTGCCTGATCTAGAAAAAATGTGTATCCTCCCCAATGATACAGGATATACAGTATTTGGTATCTACAATATACAATCTAGTGATGGGGTATATCGTATCACACGGCGCAACAATGAGTTAGGGATTTTTGGATCTCTGCGCACGGCTTTGAGCTGGTGCATCTTTGATAAAAATCATCAGATCGATCGAGCTATGATTCTAGCCCAGCTGGACCACAAAAAAACCATGCTAGACAACGATATCGCTGTGAGACGTGGTCTAGCCAATCGTATCACCAACCCAGAACGACAGCAAGCAGCAGACATCAAGGTACGCCACAGAGTCGACCAGTTAAACTCAGTGAAAACGAACCTAGACAAATACGTAGATCTGGCTAAATACTGGCAAACACGAGGATTCAACAATGAAACTGCACGAACTGGGCGCCCAACGCCCCACAGAACAAGTCGCTAAAGTATTTGAAAGCCATCTCGGTGGCAGGATCGATGTTGATCGCATCACAGCCGCCCAGGCCAGGAAAATGCTGGATCGAGTACGAGGCCTAATTCGAGAGCACAGAGCTTCTCCCAGCCGCCACTATAGTGAACGCAATCCAGACTATCTAAAACTGGTGATGATGGAACAGGCACTAACCGCCCGGATCCAGGAACAAGCCAGTGTTGGTGCTACTAGTTCCGGCGCTATGGCAACCTCTACTCCTGCACAAACCACAGCAGTGGTCGCGGATCCCAAGACCAAAACAGTCATGGACAAGGTCAAGCGTGGGCAAGCACTCACAGCTGACGAACAGCAGACCATGAACAAGATCGCCCTGGCCAAAGAAGCTAAAAAAGTCAAGCGCATGGTCCGCGAAAGCGAAATCCAAACAGCGCAGGTAGTGCTGGCAGCCAAGGACATGATTGATCGAGTGCAAGGCATGCTGGAAGATGTTTCTGAAATGCAGTTCAAAGATCTCCCGGCTCTCACAGATTCCATCAAGAATGACATGGGAGTGGAACAGAGCCAACAGTTTCAGACCCAAGCCGCCACGGCACTGACCACACTGTTACAGGCCATGCAGGCCGGCAAAACCGAACTAGAAGCAGCACAAGGCGTGCTCACAGGACAAGCACCTGTGGTGCCTGGCGGAGATACGATGGGTGACACCGGCGTGGATCCCATGGCCGCAGCTGGAGATACAGATGTGGCAGATCTAGATGTGGATGCTGAAATCGCAGCACCCAACGACGAAGAAGATGACGAGCTTGCTGCGGTGAGCCTGGGCAGGGAACGTCGATAAATGTTAATATATGAAGTAGCTGGTTCCAATTCGGATGCTGAACGTATTGCAGCCATGAGCCAGTTTCTCCTGGGCCGTGCTCTGGATACCGGTGCCCAAAAAACCATCAGCACTGATACGTTTATCAAACTGGCTCGGGACCAAGGCATCAGCCTGACTGCCGAGCAGCTCAAGAACATGATCCAACAACCTCCACTAAACAACATCATCGCTGATGTAACTGGCGACAACAACGGTGGTGGAGAAGTGGTATTCCGTGGTGCTGAAGTAGGGGCCGGAGAAGATGCCATGACACCGGATCAGGCACAGGCCACTGTGGACAACATGGCCAAACGAGCAGCGAAGAAAGGAATCTAACATGTTAGAAATCTTATTTTGGATAGCTATTGGTGCTTTTGTAGGTTGGAACTTCCCACAACCCTGGTGGGCAAAGACCATACAGGCTCGCGCTGTTGACTTTTTCAAAAAATCCAAGTAAACTAAACAATCATCAAGGAGTATTAAATCATGGCCTATAGTGATCGTGTCATTGAGCATTATGAAAATCCCCGCAATGTGGGATCATTTGATAAGACTGACAGTTCGGTGGGCACCGGCATGGTGGGTGCGCCTGCCTGCGGTGATGTCATGAAACTTCAAATCAAGGTCGACGAACAAGGTATTATCACTGACGCTCGTTTCAAAACATACGGCTGTGGCAGCGCCATCGCTAGTAGTTCTCTTGCTACAGAATGGCTCAAAGGTCGTACACTGGAGCAGGCAGGTGAGATCAAGAATACCCAGATCGCTCAAGAACTTGCTCTTCCACCAGTGAAAATCCACTGTTCGATCCTTGCGGAAGATGCAATCAAAGCAGCGATCGAAGACTATCAGAAAAAACATCATTTAGCAGCAGCATGATCACAGTCACAGACACAGCCGCAGAAAAAATCAAGCTCTCCATACAAAAGCGTGGTCGAGGGCTGGGCATCCAAGTAGGTGTGCGCACCACAGGATGTTCGGGCCTAGCCTACACCTTGGAGTATGTGGACAATCCCAACCTGCATTGTGTCACACACTATGACGACAAAGGTGTGAGAGTATTCGTGGATCCCAAACATCTAGCTTATCTCAACGGCATGACCATTGATTATCTCAAGCGTGGACTCAATGAAGGATTTGAATTCATCAACTCCAATGAAAAAGATCGCTGCGGCTGTGGAGAAAGTTTCCGAATTTAGATCGCGGGATCTGAAAAGGTATCAATGGTCAGACAAATCCGATTACATCCTGGCAGTGATCCCAACATTTTAGGAAATATTCAACCTGGGTTGAATATTTCACAGTGTGATATATCTCCAGAGCTTTGGATAGACATTAATTCAGTTTTTTCTATAAACTTCGATCATCCAATATTTCACGGCGTGAAAAAAGTTCTGTTTTATGATTTTTTTCATGCACCTTCAAGGTTTTCTCAACACACTATAGAAACAGTATACAAAACTTCAATAAGATATCCCACAGTCTGGCTGACTACCAATGCTAAACAAATACCTGGCATCATCTGCTATCGATATGATTACATCTGGAATGTGGTAAAGTCTGCTGTACTAGATAGTACTCCGGGATGGAAACAAGTGAGCGATTATCGATCCTATCTAAGATCGCCTATTCATTATACCCCACGGATTAAAAAATATCTGAGCCTTAATCGAAGCATTACCCCTTACAGAAAAAAACTTATCGAGTTTTTAGGATCATATGACGGATATCTCAGTAATGTCAGCTCCGGTAAAATTATCAGCAATGAATATGTACCAGATACCGTGGTGATTCAAGGCACCATGGTGCCACCTTCGCAAGTTTTTTTTAATAACAGCTATGTTAGTTGCCAGGTAGAATCTCAGCATCTGGGTATCGACTCGGTGATATTTACAGAAAAAACCTACGAACATCTTGTGCGTGGTAGGATAGTGTTGAATTTTGGTCCTCGAGATTTTTATCAATGCTTAGAAAATGATGGGTGGAAATTGCCACAAGGAGTTGATTTAACCTGGGATTGTGAAAAAGATGATGAAAAAAGATTCCAAGGATATCTAAACTGCTTGACATTGATCTTTGAAAAGACTCAGACAGATATACATGATTGGTTTATTGGAAATCAAGAAACCATTGATCATAATTATAACATGTTGGAAAATAAACCTTATGATATTTTGCAATGATCGTTGTTTATAGTGACAGTCCGATCATTGATCGAGAGTGGATTCCTGAGATAGATTTTGATGATACGATTCATGTCTGCCATTCTCTAAAAGAATATCAAAATCAATCAGCAGACCGTCGTATAGCATTCACAGCTCATCGACTACATGTAGAGCACGATGCCGACATGCAGTTTGAACACAAGATGCAGACGTTGTCTGACATCAGCGATCTTGTGTTCGTGATCGAAAGTGAGTTACATCAGTTCCACTGGAGCATCTGGGGGTTTTGTCACAAGCCCAATGTTCGTTGGTGCCAACCCGGTACTGTGAATGACCGAGATGATTTTAGGCCCTACATCATTCCCTGGCAAGACTGGTTAAAAACCACAGCCAATCTCTATCGCCAATTGCCGGACACTCTGTCAAGATTACGACCCTATGATACCAAACCACAATATTTTGATGCATTGTTGGGCAGTCCAAAACCACACAGGAGCTTTGTGAGAGATGCTGTGGAGGAACACGGATTACAAGAAAAATTCCAGCTGACCTATGGGGGGAAATGGGATAACCGGACATTCTATGCACAGGATTATTTTATATTTGAACCAGGCACTGAACTGATCGATCCGCTGATTGGTACCTGCGATTGGGTGCGGTATCAGGGTCACCAATGCCATCTCAGCCAGGTCATGCCCGTGGATGTTTACAATCAAACTGCCTACAGCATTGTTGCCGAAACAGATGCCGACAACAGCCTGAGTTTTTTCAGTGAAAAAACAGCCAAACCCTTGATCGCTCGGAGATTGTTTGTGGCATTCACGGGATATCGTTTCTTGAAGAATCTGCACGAGCTGGGATTCCAGACCTTTGGTTCTGTGATCGATGAAAGCTATGATGAGATCTTCAACAGCCGAGAACGATATCAATCAGCGTTTGATCAAGTGCGCTATCTCTGCGAACAGGATCAGCAAGATGTTTTAAAAAAGATACAGCCAGTGTTGGAACACAATCATGCCATGATCATGCAAGCAGACTGGACGAGACTCACTACAAACCGCATTTCTCAAGCGATCAAACAGGCAAGTGCTGACTGACTAGATTGGCCCAGACCGCGTGGGTTTTTTCGCCGGGATGGAACTTGTCACCGTGATAGTCTGTTACAGATTTGGCCATTTCGTAAATTCCATTTTTTTCGTCGTCGGAAAAGATCCACTGTGAGAAATCTATTTGCCTAATTAATGATCGCAGCTCGGGAAACGCCATGACACCAAAATCACCATTGGGACTCATGTATCCTTGACTGGTCCAGTAGTTTACATAGCTCATGAACCTATAAGGGATCTGTCGAGCTTTTAAAAACTCCTGGCATTTGATCATTTCGATGATGTTGTGGTGTGCTAGACTGAGATTGCTGCTGACTCGATAAAGTGAAGTAAAGACATCTCTAGCCGCCCCGGGATTTTGCAACCAAGGGCCCATCTGTCCTCCAGAGAAAATATATCCCAAGGTATTGGGGCAGGATTCTACACGACGATAAAACCCATATTCATCAAACATGCTGTTCCAGGCAGGATCTGACACATCAGTTAGAAAATCCAGTCGGCTCACTCCCGACCACATCACCAGCACTAGATCATAACGACCTGGATGATCGCAAACAGCTCGGACCACACTGTTGGTGATATATTGGTTACCTGCTGCTGGTTCGGCACGATTGTCTATGTCAAGATCGGGCCTGATTTTTTGCAGCTGAGCTGGCCAGCAGATGTTCCGATCACTGCCGGGTTCAGCAGGCCAATGGGTAAAACTACAACCCGATACCAATGTTTTCATTGACATTCCAGTATAAATTAGTGTAGTATTTAAAAACTTATGATAACTCCTAAATATTCTTATTCGCCTATAGATCGTGTGTCTGAAAACGGGCAACGACTATACAATACTCCTGATGGGAAGAAACTACCATCCGTGACCACGGTGCTGGATCGTACCAAGCCCGAGGAAAGTCGACTGGCTCTGGCTGCATGGAAAAAACGAGTAGGCACAGAAAAAGCCCAGCAGATCACCACGGAAGCCGCCAATCGTGGTACCCGTATGCATACCTATCTCGAACAGTATGTAAAAACTGGCAAAATCCCCGAGCGAGGTAGCAATCCGTTTTCCTGGGCCAGCCATGCCATGGCACAGGTAGTGATAGACCAGGGTTTAAAAAACGTCACAGAAGTCTGGGGCGTGGAAATGCCCTTGTATTTTCCCAGTCTTTATGCTGGTACCACAGATGGCGCGGGCATACACCTAGGGGAGGAATCTATCCTGGATTACAAGCAAACAAACCGGCCCAAGCGAGAAGAGTGGATAGCTGACTACAAGCTACAGCTGGTGGCCTATGCCCTGGCTCACAACGAGGTACACGGTACCCGCATACGCAAAGGGGTAATCTTGATGTGTGTGCGTCCTGAAATGGATGATCAACACAATATCACAAAACCCCCAGAATATCAAGAATTCCACTTGGCGCCCCAGGAGTTTGATCACTGGGAACAGCAGTGGTGGCAGCGACTTGAGCAGTACTACATGACCGCATAAATACTCGATCAAACAAGGATAGATCAAGTGGCCATAGTACAAGTATCCCGTATAACCAATCGCAAAGGTCTCACTGAGAATTTGCCCCAATTAGCTGGGGCAGAGCTGGGCTGGGCCACAGACAGTCGCAGGTTGTTCATTGGCAATGGCACCATAGAAGATGGTGCACCGGTGATAGGCAACACTGAAATACTCACTGAGTTTTCCGATGTCCTGGATGTGGCCACTTACACCTACGCGGATGTCGCGGTGGGCTATGCAGCGCAGACCGGTCCCACCCCATCAGAACCTGTGGTTCGCACCATCCAGGCCAAACTGGATGATTTCGCTTCAGTTAGAGATTTTGGCGCTGTTGGTAACGGCATCGCTGATGACACCGACGCCATTAATCGTGCTTTATTTCAGCTGTACTGTGTGCAGTCCAACCCACAGATACGCCGGGCCCTTTATTTTCCAGCAGGTGTGTATCGTGTGACAGATTCTGTACTGATACCGACCTATGCCAAGCTAGTGGGTGAAGGTGCTGACTGCTCGATCATATTGTTCTCTACCACAGACAGCTCGGCATCGGCTTATGTGGCACGCACCGCCGACAGCCTACAACAGATCGGCATCAACATCGGAAACAATGGTGCCACTGCACCACGCAATATCGAAATATCTTCCATGACTTTCCAGACCGCAGACCTCATTGATGTGATGCTGGTAGAAGATGCCACACAATTGTTACTTTGATTCGGTGTAATTTCCGTGGACCTTTAGACACAAAGCGATATCATATCAGACCTAGCCGCTGCGGACATCGCAGGTGTGAGATTTGACAGCACTGTGAGTTTGGTTTGCAATCAGATCACCTTTGATAAATGCCGTTTCACTGGTACCACCTACGGTATCAAAACCGATCAACAGATCCAAAGCACCACAGTCAGCAATGGCAATTTCAATACCCTGTATCAAGGAATAGTGCTAGGTACCGGCACACCGGTCAATGGTGGAGCCACAGGATTCCGTGCTGTGGGCAATATGTTTGATGATGTATATGCCGAAGGAATAATATACGACGAAGTCAGCCTCAATGCCACGGCCTATAATATTTTCTATAACGTAGGCAATGAATTTGATGTCAACAATCCCACGACACCTTGCGTGAGATTTGGCACAGACAACAATGTCAGTGCCAATGACATGTTTGAAAGATCTGATGCTTTTGCCAACCAAGTACCCAGGGTGCAGATAATAAATGCTGCTGCTGCCCAAGGCGGTACGCAGATACAGCTGGGACGATACGTCCGGGAAAACGGACGTACCTTGTCTCTCTCAAACAATGTATCCACGCAACCGGTTCTGACATTCAATTCTCTGCAAACTCGCGCGGTATCTGTGGATTATACCATTACTCGTGATGTGGCTGTTCGCACTGGCAGGATCGTGATAGTGCCCGGTACTGGCGATTCAACCTCTGATATACAGTACTCCGATGACTATACCGAATCAATCAATACCGGTATCACACTTGCAGCATCCGAATCGGGCGATATAGTGACATTATCATATTCTTCCACCGATACCGGTTCAACTGGAGTCATGACTTACTCACTTACGCATCTGGCTTGATGTGGTGCGCCAATTATCAGGATCGCCTGCTGCAGTGGGCGGATCTGCGTGAGCAATGCCGTGGTCAGGGAATCGAACAAGCTCTGATCTCTATCAATGATTGGTGGCTACAATCGCCTTGGCAGCCGTATTATCTACATTGGGACGATTCTCAAACCTGGCCTGACCCCTGGGATCTTTTGTCCGACAATGTTTTCTGTGGGCTTGCTCGCGCTCTGGGAATAGTGTATACTATTATGTTAATGGAGCATAAAAAAATACATGAAGTTTCCTTGATTCAAACCCAAGATGACAATTTAGTCCAGGTCAACTCGGGAAAATATATATTGAATTGGACGGCCGGGGAATTGTTAAATATTCGCTCTGCAAACATAACTATAAAAAAACGCATAGACAGTACAAAACTACAACATCTATTAGGGTAACGCATGACACAGATACAAGTTCAAAAACGCGATGGCCAGCGTGAGTCATTGGACATTGAAAAATTACATCGAGTTGTTTTTTGGGCCACAGAAGGCATCACAGGTGTAAGCGCAAGCGAAGTAGAAATCAAATCACACATACAGTTTTACAATGGAATCAAAACCGCAGACATTCAAGAGACTCTGATCAAATCTGCAGCAGATCTAATTTCAGAAGAAACACCCAACTATCAGTATGTGGCTGGCAGATTGATCTGCTATCACATACGCAAGCAGGTATACGGAGACTTCCAGCCTTGGCCAATCATTGATTTAATCAAGCAAAATGTACAATCAGGATTTTATGATCGAGACCTGCTGGTAGATTATTCGGAAGAAGAGTGGGATCGTATCAACTCATTTATACGGCACGAGCGTGATGAACAACTGACCTATGCTGCCATGGAACAGTTCCGTGGCAAGTATCTGGTACAAAATCGTGTGACAAAAGAACTATATGAAACTCCACAGATCACCTATGCATTGATCGCTGCTACTCTGTTTTCAAAGTATCCGCGGGATACACGATTGCAGTGGGTACGTGATTATTATGACGCTATCTCTACACATCAGATTTCCTTACCAACTCCTGTGATGGCGGGTGTGCGCACCCCCCAACGCCAATTCTCAAGTTGTGTGCTGATAGAAAGTGACGACAGCTTGGATTCTATCAATGCTACTGCAAGTTCTATCGTGAAATATGTGAGTCAAAAAGCCGGTATCGGCATTGGTGCTGGCCGCATCCGTGCCCTGGGGTCGCCTATCCGTAACGGTGATGCCTATCATACCGGCGTAGTGCCTTTCTATAAAATGTTCCAGGCCGCAACCCGCTCGTGCAGCCAAGGAGGCGTGCGCAATGGTGCTGCCACTCTTTATTATCCCTTGTGGCACTTAGAAGTCGAAGATCTCTTGGTTCTTAAAAACAACAAAGGCACCGAAGACAACCGTGTACGCCATATGGACTATGGCGTACAATTCAACAAAGTCATGTATGAAAGATTGCTGACCAACGGTGATATCACTCTGTTCTCACCGCATGACGTTCCTGAGATGTATGATGCTTTCTTTGTTGATGTGGATCGTTTCCGTGAGTTGTATGAACGTGCTGAACGCAACACCAAGCTTCGCAAGAAAACCATCAAGGCCGTGGAGTTGTTTAGTCGGTTCGTGGAGGAGCGTAAAAACACAGGACGTGTGTATCTCATGAACGTGGATCATGCCAACTCTCATGGATCATTCAAACCAGAATTAGCACCTATACGCATGAGCAACCTCTGTTGTGAGATTGACTTGCCCACCAAACCTTTGTCAGATGTCAACGATCCTGACGGTGAGATAGCGCTGTGTACACTCAGTGCTATCAACTGGGGCGTGTTCAAGGATCCCGAGGACATGGAAAAGGCCTGTACCTTGGCAGTGAGAGGATTGGATGCATTGCTTTCTTATCAAGACTACCCGATCCTAGCAGCTCGCAAAGCCACCGAAGCACGCAGACCCCTGGGCGTAGGCATCATCAATTTTGCCTACTGGTTGGCCAAAAACGACTTAACGTATTCGGATCCCGCGTCGCTTCCTGTGGTGGATGTCTGGGCCCAGCACTGGAGTTATTATTTGATCCGAGCATCAGCTGAGCTGGCCTTGGAACAAGGTGCCTGCCCCAAAAGCAACGAAACCCGGTATCATGATGGTGTATTGCCAGTCGATACCTACAAGGCAGAGGTGGATGAGTTGGTTCCACATCAGGATCACGTGAATTGGCAGGGCCTGAGAGAACTGCTACGAAACAGCGGCATCCGTAACAGCACCCTCATGGCTCTCATGCCAGCAGAAACATCGGCCCAGATCTCAAACTCAACCAATGGAGTAGAACCTCCCAGGAGTTATGTTTCAATCAAGCAATCAAAAGACGGTGCTCTCAAGCAAGTGGTGCCAGAATATCGTAGACTCAAAAACAAATATGAGCTGCTATGGGATCAGCGCAGTCCCGAAGGTTATCTAAAAATCATGGCAGTGCTGCAAAAATATATTGATCAAGGTATCTCTGTGAACACATCGTACAATCCTCAGTTCTATGAGGATGAAAAGATACCAATGTCTGAGATGTTGAAACATTTGATAATGTGTTACAAGTATGGCACCAAGCAGCTTTATTATTTTAATACCTACGACGGCCAGGGCGAGATTGACATAGATGCACTGGGTATCAAGCACGGACAGAAACTAGAAATCGAAACGGCCGCAGTAAGCGATGATGTTGACTGCGACAGTTGCAAGATCTAACAACAATAAAAAGAGACAGACATGACAGTTTTAAATCTATCAAAAAATCGCGATCATACCCAGAGCCTGGCCTTTCTCGATTCTGAAGGAGCCGTGGGCATGCAGCGGTATGACACGCTGAAGTATCGACAGTTTGATAAACTCACTGACAAACAATTGGGATTTTTTTGGCGTCCAGAAGAAGTAGATGTGCTGCGTGATGCCAAAGACTTCAAAGATCTCACCCCTCACGAGCAACACATTTTCAGCTCTAACCTAAAGCGGCAGATACTGCTTGATTCGGTGCAAGGGCGATCACCTAGCCTGGGGTTTCTTCCCCTGGCCACATTGCCTGAAGTGGAGACCTGGATCACTACCTGGACCTTTAGCGAAACCATTCATAGCCGTAGCTACACTCATATCATACGTAATGTATATTCGGATCCAGCACGAGTGTTTGATGAGATGCTGGACATCGAAGAGATCATGACCTGTGCTCGAGATATCACATGTTACTATGATGATCTTGTTGAGTATGGCAAATGGTATCAATTGTTGGGTGCAGGGCAGCACACTGTAAACGGAAAAACTATCGATGTCTCAGAACGTGAACTCAAGAAAAAGCTGTGGCTCGCCCTCGCATCGGTTAATGTTCTCGAGGGTATACGGTTTTATGTGTCTTTCGCCTGCTCATGGGCGTTTGCGGAGCTCAAGAAGATGGAGGGCAACGCAAAGATTATTAAATTCATCGCCCGAGATGAGAATGTGCATCTGGCATTTACTCAGCAGATGCTAAAGCTATTGCCACAAGATGATCCTGACTATGCCAAGATCCGTGAGGAGTGCATGCCCGAGTTAGTGGAGATGTACGAATCTGCGGTAGAGCAAGAAAAAGACTGGGCCAAGTATCTTTTCAAAGACGGATCAATGATCGGTCTCAACCAACAACTATTGTGCGACTATGTAGAGTGGATCGCGCACAAGCGTATGCAAGCTATCGGGGTACCAAACCGGTACCGTGGAGGATCAAATCCCTTGCCGTGGACAGCCAAGTGGATCGCCGGGGCTGATGTACAAGTGGCACCACAAGAAACTGAAATTTCTTCATATATCATTGGCGGTACCAAACAAGACGTAGACGCTAACACACTGTCAGGACTTTCGCTGTGATCACTATCTATTCTAAAAATCAATGCCCGCACTGTGACCAGGCCAAAGCATACTTGAAATCAAAAAATATCAGTTATCGGGAAATCAAGATTGATGAAGATCCTGAAGCACGGGAATTTATCGTCTCCCAAGGACATCGCACAGTGCCCCAGATCTACATGGATGGTAAGATATTTGTAGACGGCGGCTGGCAAGGTTTAAGTAAGATGACTGCAGAAGATATCATTTCGGAAATCGATCTGCGCAACTCACTAGCGGACCAATCACTATGACAATAACAGTAAAACCAGGCGAAATCTACACATTTAAATTGCTCTCCGGCGAAGAAATAGTCGCACGGATCTCAGCAGGTTCCGAAGATACCGGCTTTGAGATAGAACACCCGATACTTTGCGCACTGACCCCACAGGGACTGCAGATGATGCCCGGACTTTTCAGTTCAAATCAGGAGAAAACTGTGCTACTAAATAAGAACAGTTGGGCCATGATCGCAGAAACCCGCGAAGACATACGCAACAGTTGGATCCAAGCCACCACAGGTATCGCTCCTGTGACCAAACAGATCATAACTGGGTAGCATGCCTCATCGTTTCGTGATCAGGGCCGGGGGAAAAATCCTGGAGTTTGATCGCTATGAAGATATACCGTCAGAGTTTGATCACGTTATAGAGTTCTGTCCAGAAATACCTCCGGAACCCCATACCCATGAGCAGCACGAAGAAATTGAATCATGGATACCAAAATTCAAGAGATTGATGGAGATAGAACATGCCCGCAGCAGCAAGAGTAGGTGATCTAGGAGTACCACACTGCAGTCCTTATACCATTGCCACTGGTAGCCTGGATGTTTTGATCAACGGCAGGCCGGCAGCTCGTGTGGGAGATTTTTCCGTTCCACATCTTATACCAGCTGGTAGAAAATGTCGCCCGCACATCGCATCCATAGCCATTGGATCTACATCTGTGTTGATCAACGGAAAACCTGCAGCCTATGTGGGGTCTTATCTGGCTTTTTGTACTTTTGTGGCCACTGGTAGCCTTGACGTGATCGTGGGAGCCTAGTGTGAGTTGTGGAGGACCACTAAGTGCTGTAATGATGATAGCCGGTGCTGGGCTCGTGCCTGGCGCCAGCAGTATCACCGGACTCGGCAGCAGCCTTGGCGTGAGCTCTGCACTGACCAGTGCAGTAAGCAATTTTACCAGTTTACCCATAGTAAGCCAGTTCAGCAACATCGTCACACAGGCCACTGGTACTTTAAGCGGTGGTGTGCTGGACAGCTTGAGGACCATGGGGCAAGATTTTGCAGCGCTCACCAATGCCATACCCAGCTCCTTTACGTCGGCTCTTTCGGCTATCGCACCAGGTGGTGTAGCCAACGGCGGCCTCACCGGCCTCATCACCCAGACCGCGCAAGGTATCATGGGAGGTCCTTTGGGAGATCTTACTCAGTTCGGTCAGATCTATAATTCGGCTGCTGGATATCTTGGACAGGCAAATCAATTCATCAATTCCAATCTCAACATCGGCAGCTTGTCTTCCACATTTGGTTCAATCACCGGTGGCATGGACAATCTCATAACAGGTAGTCTGAGCCAGGTCACTGAAGCGTTCGGTGCATTTGGTTCAGATCTATCCAAACTCGGTAGTCTAGTCAACATGGATAATCTGACTAGTCTTGGAGACCCATACGCTTTGTTAAAGCAAGTGGCATCAGTGGGAGGTGTTACTCCCAGCATTGAATCTGCACTCAGATTGGCCGGTGTAGATTCTAATTCACTGATAAATCTGGCATCGGGAAATTTCTCCAGCATCACTGACACCGCAAATAAATTGCTTTATCAGGAACTGACAAAGATCGTGGAGCCAGAACTCCAGCAAGTAAAAAACATCTTGGGTGTGACCACCACCGGTATCAATACCATGGCAGATCTTTTAGATCCCGCAAAAATACTACCCACTAGTTATACCACGCTGACCATGCCCACTCCGGATGGTCTCAAAGGTATCTATGCCACAGCCACTGCTGTCAACACCAACATAGAAAAATTCTTACAAGATCCCACAGCACCGGCATACACCGGTGACGATCCTATCGTCCGTGCTCGATTGGGACTAGATCAAGATTCAGGAACAGCACTGATATGACCACTTACAATCAATTAAAAAAGATCATACCTCCAGACCAGGCTCTGGCCAACCAGGCTCTGAGTCGTAGCCTCCGACAAGTAAAAGATATATTTGAAACCGATCTGCCTGCCCTGGCCCAGGCAGCAAGTGTGTTGGAAAGCAACAAAGGGCTAGATCTCATCAATGCTCTAGAAACTCCTCTGCCACCCGCGGTATCCAACTACTGGGGCAATACTTTTGCCACCGGCACCGGTCCCGGCAATACTATCACGGTCAATGATGTGATAGGCATCGCAGCAGGAGCAACAGTAACCACAGCCCTACCCGAAGTGGCCAACATAGTAACAGAACTTTCTAGCATCGGTGCCCTAGATTCGTTGACCGGTAACGGTGGCACACCCGGTAATACACTCAACGGTGCATACACCGTGATGAGTTACTGTTTAGCCGGAGCATACACTTCATCATCGGGCACAGATCCAGACCCTATCGTGTATACCGTGACCATACCTACCACGGATTATTTCACTGGTGGAAGTTTTTCTGCTTCAACTGAATCCGGTGCTATAAATTCCGCATTTGCCGGATTGTTGATCCCTACCACTAACAGTCTAATCGCTAATATCGCCAACACCTATCCAGAACAAGCAACTCAAAGCAACGCTGACACAGATGCCATGGCCAACCAACTGGTTCTTAATGTGACGAATTCTCAACTGGCTGGCATAGACATCGCAAATGTGGTCAGCAACATAGCCAACGCCAATCTCGTGGCCAACTCAGTATCCACTGCACTGGGGTTGACTTCAAGATTACACGACATTGGATTAGACATTACCGAAGGTGGATCCGCGCAGTTTTTTGATGCTGTTGCTAATCTGTCTAACATAACAGGACAAGCCGTGGTCGCCAGCATGAGAGAAGGCAGGAATATCGCTGTGTTGAATGCTGTGGGCATACAATTAGACACACAGATTCCGGATCTCAATCCCAATCAAACCATAGCCAACAATCTCAGTGATGGGCAATATTCTGTGGCTCAAGCCCAGGCAAATATCAGCTTGTGATTTTTTATCGTCGCAAAATCCAGTACTAAGTAAAATCGAGAAGTATTTCTCAACCCTATCTAGAAAAGGAAAATCAATGAAGAAAATTTTTGCAGCACTTACCCTTGCGTTGACCACTGCAGTGGCACAAGCCGAGTTGAGTGGTAATTTCTCTATCACCAGTGAGTATCGTTTCCGTGGTATCAGCCAGAGTCAAGGTAACATGGCTATCCAGGGCGGTATTGACTATGTAAACAAAAATGGTTTTTATGTGGGTAACTGGAACAGTTCAGTGAGCTCAGATATCTATCTCCAGGGATCTGGTGTAGAAAGCGATATCTATGCTGGATTTACCAAGCAGTTGGGTCCTGTCACGGTTGATGTTGGTACCATTGCTTATTTTTATCCCAATGCCAAGACTGGCAGCAGTCCCAGCCGTTTCAACACACAAGAAGTATATGTGGGCGCCGGTGTAGGTCCTTTCTCTGCCAAGGTCAGCCAGAGCGTTTCCGATTACTTTGGCATCGCCAACAGCAAGAAAACCAACTACTATCAGGTTGGCGCTGACGTGCCGGTGTTTCAAGGATTCGTGGTCAACGCCCATTATGGTCGCACTGACGTCGCCAACAACACCGATGCTGATTATGATGATTATCGAGTAGGCGCTACTCTCACTCGCGGCGGATTTGATTGGGGTGTGCATTATTATGGCAACAAGCGAATCAACGACGCTTTCCGGGCTGCCAACACAGTCAACGGTGAGAAGAACTACGACACCGGGTTTGTTTTCGCAGTCAGCAAGTATTTCTAAAAGTTTCACAGCAGTAGTACCTTGGAAAACCCTGCCCTGTGCAGGGTTTTCTTTTGGCTAGTGCGCACTAACCTCCCGGTTGACCAAAAATGGCTATTTCGGTTACAATGTAGATATAATACTAAAAAAGGAGCTGATAAATGAACTATATTCTTTTGGTGTTCGACGCAAAAGGCAAAGAAGTGTTCCGCAAGATCTACCAAGGCGTATCCGGTACATTCATGCATGAAATCTACAGGGACTATGAACATCTGGGAGGTCCGGGAGGTCGTGCAGAATTCCTTCCCTACAGCGGTTGACCTGAAAATCCCATTTTCATATAATAGTAGGACAGTAAAAAACAAGGAGCCACAGCATGTCTAAGAAACACTTTGAACTGCTCGCCCAATACATCTCGGGCATCATTGATTTCAACTGCCGTCTCAATGCCGCGGTCGCGGTGGCATCGGCCTGCAAAGCCGCCAACAGCCGCTTTGACGAACAGAGATTTTTCGCAGCCTGCGGCATCGGCGCTCCTGAGCCCACTAGGTAAGTGCCTACTAACCTAGTGTTTTAGCCCGGTTGACCAGAAATTACCATTTCGGCTATAATATGGGTATAGTAAACAACAAGGAGCAGACGATGACACCAGCAAAATTCGAAAACCAGGTCCTGAAAATCGTGGCCCCGTATCTGGGCCAGGGTGGACGTGCCGAGTTCTACAACGGCACCTTGTTCGTGTCGGGCATCATGCCCAACGACGCCAAGGTAGTGCTGAGAGAACTACGGGACCAAAAGGAACAGGTACGGATGAGCTCGATGGGTTCGTACCAAAGCGACTACACTTTCACCTACGATTTCGTCTAAGGAACCGGTCATGGCATACGTGATTTTCAAACACGGATCAGAATACGGAGCCAGGCCTGGCCTGGAAGGACCGTTCCATTACCCCAATGGTCGTGTGGCCTATTACGATCCCCAGGCCGGTCGTTACTGGGATCCGCGTACAGATTTTTACCTAGAGGACGAAGAAGTCAACCAATTGCAGATGCAGATTTTTGAGAGGATATCATCATGAGCACCATACTCGACATGCACGTGAGACCCACGGTATTTTTTGACGCCAGCAACAAAGATCACCGCCGGCAGTATGCGAACTTCTTGACATATCGGGGTTGGAGCCGTTGCCCGGTGCAGTTCTATCTGGATCCCGATTATCCTGACGTGCTTACCATGGTGCAGACCAAGATCGCGGACTACTATGCAAGTGCCGAATTCCGCTCTGACACCAATCGCCGCCCCAAGAAACCCCCGGTAGCAGTCAGCGGTTGACCATAAAATCCCAATTTCGTATAATATGGGTATAGTAAATAAAAAGGAGCAGACGATGACCACAGCGATCTATCAAGAATTGAGCCCGCAAGAAAAGTGGCAGATTGGTGCGTTTGGTGCCACCGAAGCCCAAGTGCAAGAGTGCATCACTGAATATCTCGGCCGCAAAAGTTCCTGGCGTGTGGTGGTGGACATGCTGAACTCGGCCTGGGCGCGAGCCAACGAAGCCGACTTCGAAGAAGCTCGCCAGACCCTGAACCGCGTGAAGCTGGCCATCGATCGTTTTTACTGTGCAGACGAGCCGGACTTCTTTGGAACCCAACCAGGTCAGGCCTACTCCGTGTTGAGCGATGCCCAAGAGCTCTTGGCCATGGAAGACATCCGCGGTGCCCAGATGTGCATCGACGAAGCAGTCACACTGATCATGACCCACGAGAAGGTGCGATAATGGCCAATGAAGCCCGACAGATAACATCCAAGGTAATCGAGATGGCACAAGAAGGTGTGTTGAGCTGGGAGATGTTGGCTCGGGACTGCCTCAACTACATGAGCGAGGCCGAAGTGCAGGACATGACCGAATGCTATCACTATTTTGATTTTGACGAGGATGATGATGAGTAAAACCTATGTAGTGGCAAGGACCGTGATTTTCTATTTTGAAGTGGAGGCTGACAGTGCCGAGGAAGCCATGTCCGAAGTAGCGGGACTAGGCATCGGTGCCGCGGTAGAGGAAGATGAAGTGCGTGTGGAAGTGTGCGACGTGAGGGAGTTAGCATGAAGACCATGAATGATGTCATCGCCGAACTGATCCGTCTCTGCGAAGTGCGCGGCGAATTGGATCTTGAAACCAATGCTCGCAATGAGCGACGCATCGCCGAGCTCAATCAAGAATATCTACGTTTACAAGCCCTGGAGGAAAATCAATGAACTGCTCACCCACACTCACAGCAGAAGAATTCAAGGTCCTTCACAACACCCTTTGGGAGTTGGGACGCATCAATGATCCTCGTGTAGAGGTGTTGGTGGAGCGTATCCGCAAAGTGGCTCTCAAAGGTGCATACGAACAGGATAATCGTTCATTTGAACAAAAGCACGATCATTATAGTAACGTA